GGCTATAACCGGGATAATGAGCATACTCTCTAAAGCTCTTGGTAGCAGTTCTATTTTTACTGGGGTAGCGGCCCAGTTCTGGAAAATTGCTGGTGTCATGGTGGATATGCTATTGATGCCACTTCTTCCTTATATGATGAAATTTATTCAGTGGATGATGTCCTCTGTTATGCCACAGATTATGAAGATATCTAGTGCTATTGGTAAGGCTTTAGATGGAGATATAGGGCCATTACTGTCGGCACTTGGTAGTTGGTATAAATTCATTTTTATGGATATCTACGCTAGGATTTTAAATGGTTTTGGAAGATTTCTTTTGGATATAATCGTTGTAGCCTTTAAAAACGCAAATCCATTACAGAAAGACACGACACTTAAGGAATATAGGGCAGAGAGGAAACAGAAGGAAAAGAAAGCAAAAGAGGAAAGTATTACTGGTGAAACGGGAACCCATAAAGAGGCTTGGGCACAAACCAAGCATCAAGCTAAGACAGATCTGCAAAATCTTGCAAAACCTTTTGTTGCTATAGGCAGCAAAGTACGAGAATTTGTCTCAAATATGGAATCGGAGGCCGACAAAACTGAAACGGGTTTAACCAAGTTTGTGGATAAGGAGAAGAATACTGGTAAGTCTTTTTGGAGTAGATGGTCGAATATCATGTATAAGTTCAGTATTCTTCCCAATATTAAAAAAGATACTGAAGGATTTATGACAAATATATCCGATGAGTCGGGCGGTGTCAGAGATTTTCTTTTTGGTTGGATCGGGAAAATAAATTGGGGTATTTTTGGAGCCATTGGAGGTAAAATTAAGGACGCTGCTTCGGCAGTATGGGGGTCTATCTCTGGATTCTTTACAGGAACAGGTGCTGATGGAGAAGAAGTATCTCCTTCTATCCCCGGCATACTTTCTAAATTAAATCCTCTTAATTGGTTTCCCAAGTTGACGGATTTTGGTGCGGGAATTGCGAGCTTTATTTCAAATGCAGCTTCGTCAGCATGGGGAGCTATTACGGGGTTCTTTACTGGCACAGATTCGGAAGGCAAACAAGCATCTCCCTCCATCCCTGGCATACTTAGTAAGCTAAATCCCTTGAATTGGTTCCCAAAGTTACTTGATATAGATATTTTTGGCACGGTATGGGGCGCAGCCACGGGTGTGTGGAATGCCATTAAGGGATTCTTTACTGGTAAAGATGGGGACGGTAAAGCTGTATCTCCCTCTATAACTGGCATACTTCCAGATATTCCCAGTCTTGGTGACATAATAAGCGGTATGGGAGACATTGCTGGAATAATAAAGCAAAAAGCGGTAGACATATGGAATGGGGTTAAAAAATGGTTCACTGAGACTCTTCCTGGAATGATACCTGGTATGGGTAGTTTTTCAAAGGAAGTTGAATATGAGATGCCCGGTGGAAAGACAATCACAACTTTTACAAAGGGTTCAGGAATTCTGGGTGCTCTTGAGAAGGTATTTGGTGTTGCAATGGATATTGCAGGAAAGGTGAAAGAATTCGCTCAGAAAATTTGGGATGGGGTTAAAACATTCTTTACTGAGACGTTGCCCGGTAAGATTCCATCGTGGTCTGAGATTGTAGATAAAGTAAAAGAGGTCTGGGCAGCTACTACAGATTTTGCTGGAGATGTGGGTACGTCGGTAAAGGAATGGGCAAAGGGTCTCTGGGGTAGTTGGAGTGACAAGACGGGCATTGCTGGGATAATTCCCAACATGATAGACAAACTAAAAAGTATAGATGTTATGGGATCTATCGGAGATCTTTTTAAAATTCAGGTTGAAGGTACTTGGTCGGAGATGGGCAAGCTTCAGGACAAGTTTGGTGGGACTAAGTCGTATAAAGGTAAAGAGGACGGGAAATATATATATGAGTTGGAGCTAGGTGTAGGAGATATACTCAAATTAATGGGTTCAATGGTAAAAGATCAGGCCATGAGACCCATAAACTGGTTAAAGGAAAAATATAATGCTTTAAAGACCTTCATGGCTGGTATTTCGCTGCCCGATCTGTCGTGGAGTAGTATCAAAGACACATTGAAGGACATGGTTAATCTTCTTATTGGAGGAATAAATAAGGCTATACTGTGGCTTATAGAGAAATGGAATAATACTATCGGTCTAATAAAAATTCCATTCACAGATTGGGGGTTTAAAATAGACAATCCCGAATCTTATCAAATACCCACGTGGCATACGGGTGGTATTGTCCCTGGGGGGCCGGGTTCTCAAATTCCAGCTATGTTGCAGGGTGGTGAGCAAGTGATCCCCCGCAGTCAGAGGCAAAATCAGGGAAGTGGTGGGGGAACTAATCAAGTATTTAATATAAGTATCAGTAGTACTTTTTCTCCCGGAGACATAATTAAGAGCATTACTCAATCGGGGGCTACGGATGAGATAGCCTATCTTAATACAGTGGGTTAGACATGGCTGGTGAAACTAAAGTAATTTTACAGGCGGCTAGTGATGCATGGATGGGAGTACGTGCAGATATTACTGCTATTCATATCGCTAATGGATATGGGGCCACGTCTCAGATACCACTGATACAGCTTAGTAATGGTTTGTGCATACCGAATGGAACTCACATACAGATAGCCGATAGTTTAGAGCCTGGTTTAAACGGCAATGTTTATCGAGTATCGAATTACCCAGGACATCTCAGTACCAGCTATTTCAATGGGAGCGATTTTTATTTAAGGGCCACAACTGGACACCCAGAAACAAGTGCATCAGTAATTGGTTTTGATGCAAGTGCTAGAGGGGCGGGGGGTGAGGTGGTGTGGTTTTTTGACGATGATGACCCTCGTAAGATGTATGGTCTTCCCTACCATTATGTAACTCATAAGGGAACTCATCAGGCGGCCTGGACTACTGGATCTCAGGCGGCGAGAAGTCGTAAATTTGCAGTTGATAATGATTACGGGCCGGAATTGACTGGTCAAGAATTTATATACAGAACAAAATGGGATTGGATAGCCCCAGCTTCTGCATCTTCGGGTGGTGGAGCGATACCCGGATATGGATTTGCTGACAGATCGGACTCATTTAAGACAGGGGGAACTCTTGTCTCCAAGTGTGAGGCCGTTAGTGGAGAAAATTATGAGGCTATAATCCACACTAATGCGCCTCATGGGGCAGAATCTGGAGATCTCTTTACTACTAGAGATTTTAATGTGAATAAATTAGGTTCTTTAGTGGTCGATATTGGGAGCGGTAATGTAAATACTATTCCAGACGTTACTTCCGTATTCCAGGTGTACTCTGTTCTTGATAAGCTGAGATTTACTGCCCACAAAACTGCCAATCAGAATCTCAAGACTCATTTAGCTCTTGATTGCACTACTACGGGTACTGCTACTTTTGGTGCAAGTAGAGGAGCCAAAGTAGTGTTTCCAGGAAAATCAACTCATTCCGATGAGTATTACTCAACTCCTTCTAGGATGCCCACTACTACTAAATTTCAGTTGAATGTGACCGATATTTCTCATTCGTTTAATGACATGGTAACTGTAACCCCGATGATGAAAACTTCTTGGGATGGGAAGCTTCACGAACAGATTCAAACTCTTGGATATAGCATTGGAATGAGAAAAGAGACCATGAAGCTCAGTGGAACTATGAGAGATACTGGCAATATAAGTGCTACCAACCTTAGAAAACAGGTTTTGATGAATATTTGTCGTACTCAGTGGTTGAAGATATCCGGTTTTTGGGGAGGTAAACCAGGGGTTAATAAAGGTAACGGATATCTGCATTCTAGTCCAGACAACACGAATTTTAAGGGCAAGGGTAATTCGGGTCCAGTAAATCCCAGATCTTATCCCTGTCTAACTATATATGATCCGACTGATCAGAGTTCCAGCAATAATCTGTTGGTAGATTTAAACCCTGATTCGGGATACAACATATATCGAGGGATAATAAAAAGTCTGTCTTTTACTCAGGTGGGGGGAAAACCTGATATATGGGATTGGTCTATGGATTTTGTGATTATGAGTAATGAAAAACCAGCATCAGGAACTTTGGATTATGAGGCTCCAGAGGAGGGGGAAGGTTAATGGCTCCCGTCTCAAATGAAGGATTGAAAGGTTTAGAGTGGAAAGTTGTTCTTTCCACTATCAGTGACTGGGAAGATTGGGTTACTAATGATGGTGTACAGACGTTAGCCGTGCCCGCATTTGGTCTTGATGATCCCAAGGCCGAAGAATTTGGAGATTACATATTAGAAGAGGCCGATAATACTCAATATACAGTAGCCAATACCGATGATTTAGGAAAGTTACAGCAACCCAATCATTATCAAGATAGTCTCCACAGGTATGTCATAGACAAGACAGCTAGGGCTGCCCAGTCTGGTTATAGCGGGACTGCAGCGGATATTGAATTTGAACTCGATGTCTCAACTATTACTCATAGTTGGCAGGGACTTTCATCCCCTATGGATCTGATAGCTATAAACCCTTTTTGGAATCAAGAGGGTCAAGATATGGAAAAAATGGCTACTGTTGTCTATCAAATGAATCAATTAACTATGGATTTGGGGATGATGTCTGAAAGTATAACCCTAAGGGGTACTCTTATTGACAGGGACAATCCTCCCCATCAAACGGCTTCTGGAGCACCTCATGTTCGTAAGCAACAGTTGCTTGATATGGCTAGGGGTCAATGGATAGGTAATCAGGGTGTTGGTACTGATCCAGACGAAAAACAAACAAATATGATGACTCCGAATCGCTGGTTGTCTCTAACCATAGGACGTGCCCATAGCAGAACTCAAAAAGATGAAGAAAACAACTATGTTGAAAAGTTCTGGTATGGAGATGAACCTTCTAATGATTTTCGGGGGAAAGAGCGTTTGAGAACTGATAATGCTCCTACTAGTACAGCCAATAATGGCAATAGAAAAGCTTTGACATACGGTAATAACCGTTATCCCGCAGAGGATTCATGGGTAGATGATCATGTTCTGAGGGATTGGGACTATAAGATGCATTATGACGGGCGTAATCGGTATAGGGGGGCAATAAGATCTCTTCAATTGAGTTTGAAGGGAGGTAGGCCTGATATTTGGGATTTCAACATAACTTTTTCGGTAGTTAAGAATGAGACTATTATTAGAAATTTAGAGACCGAATAGGATTACTATTATAATTTTGGAGAAGTAGATTTATGGCTTTTTCAGGCACACGATTCCAACGGTCTGGGGGACGGATAGTAGACGGGACTGACACTGTTTACCCATCCAATCTGACTCTTAAAGGTTCAGAGGGGTGGATTACAGAAGATGCTCTTGTAACTGTCTCTATTTCAGATAGCCTTGGTTTGCGTGGTCGTGTATGCAGGGTCGCCATAAGTAACCCTCAGAATTTTAAAGACAATATCTATTCTGTGATGCACAGGGTACGAGTTTTAGATGAATTTGGGCTAGTTATTTTTTCTGGCAGGATAGTAGATATACGCCCAGAATTTGGTCGATCTGAATTACATATAACTTGCGTTGATTATCTGGGAGATATTTCTGATAGAACAGTTGTGGCTGATGGAGACGGTGGAAGCTATTCTGGGAAATCAAGAACTCATATTGTAAATCAGATTCTATATAACGAGACTTATCGAAACACGGCTCTTTCTTTTACTGTAAATTCGAACGTTTTTCTGGTTTATGTGGATCACATTAGAACTCTTTTATCCAGAGTAAAGACAGATCCATCTAACTATATAGAAAAATTAACCTCTAAGTATGCTACCAAGGATAACTGGACTGATGATAGTGTAAGCACGAGTGGCCCCGGTGCCCTTAATCCAGATACTCCCTTTAAGTACGACTATAGGGGAATAAAAACTGGATTAGAGGCTATCCAGGATCTGGCATCTGCTGATAATCAACAAGATTTGATGGTTCTGGGTACTGTTAGTGATACGTATGTGAGACCTGATTTAGGAATAAATCAGGCAACTACATTTACTCGTCATTGGAAAGATTTTACTGCCGACATAAACGAGGGTGAAGCGGCTTTCATACCCTTACATAATTCTGCTGCGTATAACATGTTGTACATAGGAAGTAATTCTAAATTCAATGGAGTTACTTATACGTTCCACCAACGTGGAAATTCTATGGAAGATAGTGATTATGGGTCAATGACCTGGCAGTATTGGGACGGAACTGCTTGGCACAATTTCACTCCCCATCATGATAATAATTTCGAGGCTATTGCTAATGATAACTATGGGTACACCGCTTGGGACCACACTCGTCTATATAACTGGCAACGACGGGATCTAGCAGCTACCAAAGATTTAGCTTTAAATTTTGGTGCGGGAACGAATTATGTATATGACACAAGTGCCAATACTGATAAGGCTACATCTAATATTAATAGTAGTGGTGTTTTGGTTAAGGGTGATGAGGTAGAGAGTGAGGGGTTTGATGAGGATATGGGGGTAAGTGCTGGAACCGCTCATGGTTTGGTAGACAGTACTTATAGATATTGGGTAAGAGTGGGAGTTGCTTCTATTACAACCCGGGGACGGATAGCAACATTAAAACTTTACACTGATCGATCAGATTCTACCGATTCCCGCAGGGGAATAAAGACTCTGGTCCGTGATTTTCGTAGTACGGATTCAGTATTCCCCGATGCTATTTGGAAATACACGACTCCTACAGATGCTGATATGGATGCTGGGGGGACGTGGAGTGATGAGGGGAGAAACACCTCAAATGTGAGAGTTTTGTGGAGTGATGGAAATTCCGAATCTTCTACTTTTTGTGCAAGTAGGCAAGAAAAGTGGTTCCTAGGTACTGAGGAGCCTCATAGTGGTTTTGAGCTTCATGCTACTCAAGGATCGAAACTCTCTATTTCTTTTATAGGAACCAGTACTGGCGACGACATTAAAATTTCAACCGATGATGTTCATGGATTGGCTACTGGAGATTATGTACTTATAGCGGGTTCCGATTGTGAACCTATAATTGATAATTTTTTGGGTAAAATCACCAACGATGCCGGAACTTCGGTTGATTCTAAGCCTTATGCGGTTACAGTTGTCAACACTACTACTTTCACCATAGACATAACGGCGAGTATAACTGGAGATTTGACGGTGACCGAGTCAGGTGAATCTGGTTTTGTTGTGACTGGAATACCTAATTATTCTCAATATTTGGGTTGGTATTATTGGGATGCTACTAATGGCGATTGGCAGAACTGGGATACTGGTAGTGCTGGTACGACTGCTACTATTAATGTTGATTCTTCTTCAGGTAATGGTCTAGATAGGGAACACTGGACATGGGATAGAGGCGCACCTGGGCCTATTCCGCATTGGTATGCTGAGGTTCGTTTTAATACTCGAACTATGGCTACTGGGGGTATGGCTGACAACATTAAAGAGGATTTCGGTATTAATACTCCAATGGCCCATTCTGGGCTGAATTTCGATCAGGATTACCGTGTTTCGCCCTTTGCTGGAGACTCTACGGAGTTTTTACCTTCAATCGCTGTAACCATTGCTAGTGTAGCTGATACTGGAGATACAACGAGGTTAACTACCTCCGCTGCCCATACTTTGAAGGTGGGTGATTGGGTAAAACTATCTAGTACAGGCACTACTCCTAAGATAGATGGTATTTATGAGATATCCGCTATAAATCAGGCCAGTGGCACTAATTTTGATATACGTGATTTAGCTGTAACTGGTACTGGAGCAGTGACATGTACTGGTTATACCTATCCTCCTAACGGTAAATCTTTATATTGGACAAAGATTCAATGGTTGACTCCTACGGCCCCTACTAATCCAGCAGAACTTGTCAGTATTCGTACTGCAGATCAGGCCCATTTGAAGTATTACGACAGGGGTAAAGAGCCTTGGAAGGTTAATAGGGGTACGGCAAGTACTTTTACTGCTACTGCTGCGGGTCGTTATGGGTGGGCTGGGACAGCTTCAAGCTGCCAAACACCACTAGATTTCTTTGCTATGCATGATGCAAGTACGAATCTGCTTGAGAGTAACTCTTTGAGCCTATCTGCGGTTTCTATGCTCAGTGGGAGTCATACTGATAGTGTAACTACTCTAACCTTAGAGTCGGGTAGTGCTTTTTATACTCAGGCTAATGCTGATTTCCCCACTACTGGCTCAGTAGAGCTATACGATCCAACAAATGGGACAAATGAAATAGTTTCTTACACTGGAGTAAGTAGCAATACTCTTACAGGGGTAGTACGGGGAAGGGATGGTACAACTGCAGTAGCTCATGCTGACAATACTATAGTCAGCAGCCATGTGAAGGGGAGAAATCAGCAGGTACGTTATTTTTCTGCTCACTCATTTACCGTCACAGATATAGCTATTTCCGATCCAGTCGATACTACGGCGACTATAACAGTTGGTCATAATATGGATCCTACTGGATCATATGCAGTAGAAACTTTTTCGTTACAGTCTGGGGATCAGGTAACGTTTACGGGTACTGATAGTACTCCAACAATTAATGCTCAATACACTATTACCAATGTTCTTACTCCGACAGAAGATAACACCTCTAAGTTCACCATAACTCATGGAGCAAATGTAACGGCGGTTGGTGGTGCAGGTACTTGTTTTGTGTTAAGTGGTTCTGGATTGGCTCTTTTCCCAACAGGTCAGGCTGCTGGGGATATGGCATTCTTTGGTGCTCACGAGCCATTCACCCAGCTTCGTTTCCATATATACAATGGAGCCAGTCTGACTTCTACCGCTGAGTTTGCTGTGACATGGGAATATTTTAATTATGCCTATGGTTGGAGTACCCTGCCGGACTTATTCGACGGAACTGATGGGTTTAAATGTGCCCCAGAGTCATTTGCAGAAGTCCATTGGAGCATGCCCAACAATTGGAGACCGGGGCAACCTGGAATGATAGACAACACCAGCAATACTGCTGGTGTTGATCATAGGGGAGATTGGGGGGCGGGTCAGACGGGATTTTATGTGAGGGCAAGAATATCCACTGATAGCGGTACTGTGGGAGTGGTATCTGCGAGACAGATTTTATATGGACCTAATAATTGGGACAATGTAACTAAGGATACTGGAACCATAACTGGGGTGACTGATACTAGGCATTCATCTCCTCAGAAGTACGGTCTGACTTTGTCTTCTGGTAGTTTGGCTGGAGACCATACTATTCAGATGCTTGGTTATTCGGTGGGTGATAGGCCGTCCGAGTTTGTGAATAAGGTAGTTGTACGTGGGCAGTCTGGTGCGTATGGGACTGCTGTAGATGATGAATCAGTCACTAATTTTCATGTAATAAGAGAGAAGAATTATTACGATACTACCATCACTAATTCTGTTCAGGCTGAACAACGTGCGAATAGGCTGTTAAATGCTCTTCGCCCTGGAGGGAGTATTGAGTCTATTAGAGAATGTCATGTTTCAACACAAAGTTGGCCTGTATATTCCTATAATGGTCATCCCCAGGCGGTTCAGGTTGGGGACCTTGTAAATATAGTGATTCCTATAAAAGGTATATATAACGAATCCTGGTTGCTTGCTTCTATAGCATATGATCCATTGGCTTCGGCGTGTCAGATGGTTCTTTATAGGGATTTAGATAGGGTCATAGAAGCGGGAGCAAGTGATAAGAAGGTTTTACGTGATCTCTCATCACGTACAAGAGAATTAGCCAGAGCATCTTTCACTACACTAGATACTGTAGTGGAACATGGCATGGATTTCCTCCCAGAGGGGCCGTCTAGGATAGTTGGACGTTTTTCATATGACCCTGTAGGAACATTTGGTAGTGTTGTTACCAGTGGGGGCGGTGCCAGAGAACAGGCCGACGACTACCGTTGGAATTTTAATGTTTATTCAGATTATGCGGCTGGAAAATCGGATCGAACTCAATTGAGAATTGATACTACCCAGGTTCGCCCAGATATTGTTGCTACTGGAACCAATGTTAGACAGGTTGATGGGGCTGGAATTACTCTATTGGGTAGGGAGCAGATAACGGGGGGCAGCAATGCTAATGATGCTGCACAGGAGGGATCTGGGTCTGGAGATAACATTGAGGGTGAGAATCTAAATGTTCCTTCTAATGCAGCAGAGCAGACTAGAAGGGATCATTTTTACCCAGAGGATAAAGAAGCGACCATATATCTCAGAACTCACGATCAAGCCGCAAATAGTGCGGGTTCTCAGCTTGGAAACGGTCTTTATGTAGCTCACAGGGGAATTTTTAACTACAGCGACTATGGGGATGATGACAATACTTCTACTTCGGCAGATGGGACGAGATTCCCAATTGACCTACATCATGAACTATTTGTAGGAGTTTCCGGGGTTGCTAGGGTTACCAACGGCAATAATGGAAAAGTTTCTCTATCTAAGATACTTCCTAATTTGAAATCTCGCCCCATGGTCTTTTTACAGGTTGAAACTAGCAGACATACGACCCAAGCTGGTTGTTATGCAGAGGTAGATAGCTGGGTCACAGCTACCGTAGATAGCAAGGTGGTATTCCAAGGTTTTAGGATAGCCGCTAAGACTGCCGATGGCACTGAGTATGATGAGACTGATGGATCTGGACTAAATATTATGTATCTAGTGGTATTTAACTCTTCTAGAGGTGGTAGGCATTACGATGGCGGACTTGCATAGAACGTTTCCTCAAAGGGTCAGTGGGGTTCGAAGGGTACGTCGCAAAGAGTACCCAATTGAGATGAGGGCGGCTAATTCTGCATCACAGTCCGCTGAGAAGGGTACGGAGTTATGGGACTCCCTGTATAAGGCAAAAATTCTGGAGTACAGGCTGGATAAAAAGATCTCAGTAATGAAGGATGCCGCAGATTCTATACGACTAAATGGATAAAAGAAGGTGCTTGACACGTGATCTAGCTTCAGGTATGATGCCCGTAACAAAACTTTAGAAATAGGCAAATTCGAGCACAACACATAATTGTGCTTCTATGCCGTAAATCAAAGAAAAGGCAACTATGCTAGAGCCATCTCAGGCTGAGAAGATACTACTCTCTTCGATTCAGACCCCTACCCACCTCTACTCTCTTCAGCAAAAGTATGGTATTACGTCTGAATCGTTTTTCTATTTCCAAGAACCAGCAAAATTTATTTTTGATTACATAATTGATCAGGGTTCTGCTCCCACTCCCACGCTAATCTCCTCGACTTTTGCGAATACGGCTACGCCGTTTGACCCCGCCCCCATAGATAATTTCGACTACATTGCACAGCAATATGCCACGATAAATACTCGTCAAAAAGCATACATGGCAATTGCAACTGCCCAAAAATGGCTCCAAGAGTCTCCTAATGACGGCGTGATGCTGCTCTCAAAGACTTTGGAGCGAATAGCAAAGCCAGATACCACCCATAGATCCTCTCTTGAACGTACTACTGAGAGTCGATGGCAGTCGTACTTGGCTAGAAGGGATGATGAAACGGTGAATCGGATAAAAACTGGAATACAACCGCTAGATGAGAACAACATCTGGCTACAGAAACAGCAATTAGTTGGCATTCAAGCTGACACTAAGATTGGTAAATCCTGGATAGCGTGGAAATGTGCTTCCCAAGCATTTGAAGAGGGGCATAAAGTTCTACTTATTAGCCCCGAATTATCGGCTTTGGAAATGGGCATACGCTCAGATGTAATTTTGTCTACGTTATTTGGATATACACTGTCGTATCAAGCTATACAGAGGGGTGATCCTTCGATTGGTGATGAGTATAAATCTTATCTAGAGTCTATTTCGGCAAACAAAGAAGACCGATGGATACAATACGACCAAGTTTTCAACCTGAAGCCATCTCCGTCAGAGTTGGACACGGTTATCACTCAAGAATCGCCTGATGTTGTAATTGTAGACGGTATATATCTATTGCGATCTGATGAGAAGTTAACTGCTGCGTGGGAACAAATTAGAAGCATTTCAATAAGTTTAAAATCTCTGGCGGTGAAACATAATGTACTCGTATATGCGACAAATCAAATTAATAGACATGGTGCTCAAAAAAGTCAGGACAATGATGGAGAACCGCCCCCGCCTACAGATACCGCATACGGTTTCGATTTTGCCCGGACTGTTGACATTCTCTTTGGAGTTGGGGCTAGATCGCTTGAGGACACAACTCGCAAAATTAATGTTCCACTTGCCCGGTCTGGGCCGAGCTTTAATGACAGCTTTGAGATCACCTTTGTACCCGATCAAGGCGACATTGGGCGTACAGTTTCAAGTGCTCCTCCGAATCTTATTGATAGTTCTGAGTGGTAGTCTTTATTTATCTATAGTTGGTTTTATTGTTTGGGGGTCATTTTGGATAGCGGGGGAGGAAAATATTTATTTGGGGATAATTGCAGGGACATTCTTTTTTAGTGTGTTAACACTAAGTGTGTCTCTTTTGATATTGGCAGTTTTGGGACGGGTGCAGAATGACAATACGTGAATTTCTCTCACAAATAGCTCAATTGAAAGTTGCTAAGTCAACTGGAGATGAGGTTCTGGCCTATTGCCCCTGGCATGATGATCAGAATGCGTCTCTAGCTATAAATCATGTCAAGGGCATGTTCCACTGTTTTTCGGGTTGCGTGAAGGGGTCTGGGGGGCTTCTTAGCCTGTTTGAGAAGTTGGATGAAACTGGAGTGGTGGCGAATAAGTATCTAACGCTGTTTGCAGCCGACATATCTAATTTCATGCCAGTAATTGATTTTGATCATGATGCTGATATTGAGTCCGATGACGGTTACGATGTGATGTCGTTGCCGTTAGCAGAGAAAAACGAGTATTTGATGGGACGAGGAATTACGGATGAGACTGTTCGTAGGTTTGACCTCCGATATCATGCCGATGATGACTGTATTGTTATACCGATTTGTATGAGAGGAGAGTTGATTGGTTATATTCGTCGCAATATAAGCTCTAATCCCAAATACCTAAATTCCAATAGTCTGCCAAGGGACATACTCATCTATCCGTTTGATTTGTTTGAACCTAACAGTAGCACGGTGTACGTTTGTGAGGGACCGTTTGATGCTATTAAGGCCCACCAATTAGGGCTTAGAAATACGGTCTGCACTCTGGGTGGAGTGATTTCTGACAATCAGTGTAGGTTGCTGGGAGAGTTAGGGAGTCACATAGTCCTATGTGTGGACAAGGATGATTCGGGTGTGCGTATCACCGAAACAAATACTAAAAAATTAGTAGGTAAATATGGGTTTTCTGTTGACTACACAACCGCTCCGGGACAGGCAAAAGATTTTGGAGATGCGGTTGATTTAAGTAATTTAAAAATCATAAGTCCATACGAATTAAAAGCAATAAACAGAGATCTGGAATACATAATAAGGAGCTAAAAATGCCATTGATGGATGAGTTTGAAAAAAGAGGATCTACTTCAAGAGGCGGCGGCGGTTCGAGTGCTAATCAGATGTGGATGCATGAGGTGCGCCCCAGAAATGTAGGGGAATTTGCGGTCATTAGATTTATTTCCCCATTTGGAAACCCAAAGGGGGGCGATACACCTAAAAATATACTGGCAGATGAATCATTTTATATGTACCACGCTGGTCAGAGTGCTGCAGGTAAGCGGTTCACGGATTATCTGTACTGCGGGGATCTGAACCAGGACTCCACGGGTCATGTGATTGAACCCAGTAAATGTCGCTGCCAGCTACTTGGGTATGATGAGCCGCCTTGTTATGTGGATGGAAAACCATCTAGGAATAGTAATGGTACTCCTGACGGATTTAACTCTGCGGTGAAACAGCGGTATCACTATTGGGTTCTGCACTACTATTCCTTCCATCTCTCTCAGAATCCAGCCGTAGATGAGAATAGTTCAGATTATAACGCTCCATGGGCAGTCTCTCGCAGAGAATCGGGGGAAGTGGATGTTTGGGACGAGATGCAGGTGGGCAGTAAAACATATTACAGAGAGACTGTCATGAAGCCGCAATTGTTGAAAATCGCCCGTCCTACAAGGGAGAGTCTACGTACTCATGCCGAGAGGTATGGAGATATAACTACCAAAGTCTACGAGTTCCACAAGCAACAGGATTCAAGTGGGCGGGGGTTTATTAACTATCCTGTGTTCCCAAGCGATATTGAGGTTCCTAAACTCGGCAAGGAACGTGTACAAGAGGCTATCAAAGATCTGCCTCGTTTAGACAGGATAGCCTCTGGTCAGATCCAGGGGCTAGATTTAGTAGCCTTTACGGTGGAAGACAAAGAGGCACACCAGGAAGCGATGGATAAGATTTCAGACTCTCTGCCTGATGTTTCAGAGGAAATTAAACAGCCAGATGAGTCGGAGGAATCTGATACGGGGACCGATCCGTTCTCAACAATGGGCAATACTGATACTGAAGTCCTTGAAGATTTTTAAAAAGGGAAATGAGGTAAAAATACTATGTCTAAAGTGAGTGTGACGTTAGGTTTGACGCTAAAGATGAACAGCGGCGGGGGTTACAACTTCTTCCGCCCGGAGATAACTATCTCAGATATTGAAACTGAGACGGATATCGCTCCTCAGATTGAGAGGAGTTTGGCTGCTATCAAGGAGGTGTGGGCAGCTATTGAAGAGAACATGGATACGATTGTGGATTCTTCTGAATTGGCTGAGAAGCCTTCGGCCTTGACAGAGATTCATCGACGTATAGCCGAATTTGAAGCAGATGTGAGCGAGTTGAAGACTCGACTTGCTGCTGGTGATGGAGCAGTCATGAGCGTATCTGACAGTGATAAGGATACAGATTGGTAAAAATAGATAGAACTCTTTTACATAGTAGCCTGAGCTACATCAACACCAATTCCAAAAAGCAAAAAAATGAGGCATTGGTGGGCCAGGTTTCTGATGGAATTTTACGGCTTTGGCAACCCGGATTCGTCCGAGTATGGGATGCCATACCTGTGGAAGAGTCGGAGCCTATGTTTTTCACAGTTGAATGTGACAAGCTCACTAAGATTGTGAATGCCTGTACCAGTAGTGTTATTTCGATGTCTGTCAAGGATAAGAAATTAAATATTTCCTTCGGTAAATCGAGAGTACGATTACCGTTTCTTGAGAGCGTGGAAACTGGAGTTGATCCTCCTCCCGACACTGTAAGTCAGATTGTGGTTGGGAACGATTTTATACACTCTCTTAGCCAGGGTCTGAATTTCTTGGCTAGAACTGAGCATGCTCCGGCTCTTACCTGTTATTACGTTTCTCCTTTATCCTCTGGATTGTTGAGGATAACTGCGAGCGATGCGATGAAATTGTATATATCAGACCTTGAGTATGATGATGCTCAAACGTTTGAGTCCTTTTTGCTCCCTAGGGAGTGTGGACTCCTCATGACCAAGATATTTTCTAGGTCTAAAGAGATATCTATAGGTCTTACGGAGAGGGGAATATTAGTTTTGTCCGAGGTGGGGAGTGAGAGAGTCGTAGTTTCTCCCCCTTACAGTGGGAAATATCCAGATATGTCCAGATTGATAGATGAATCGTCTGATAAACTTTTTAAGGCCAATAAGAAAGAGCTTCAGAACATGCTTCAGCTTGTCAATATTACATCAGATATGAAGCAGGTCAGATTTAGTCAGGTGAATAGTAGTTTGGAACTGTATGCTACTAAGTCTCAGATTGAGACTGATTTGGTGCTGAACAATGTGGAGATTTTCAAGGAATTTGACGACATGAACTTCAATGCCGAGTTTTTTGGTGCGTGTGTAGCTGCGGTGGATGGAGATGATGTAATTATTAGCAACGCCAATGAACGAATGAAAGCATACAGGATTGACAATGACGAAAGACAAGAATCCTATTGTCTCGTCCAAGCCCTATCAAGTTGAGAATCTTGATCTTTTAAAGACTGAGATTTTAAACAGCCATGATGATTATGTGGCGGTGGACACTGAGACTTCGGGATTAAATTGGACAGTAGACAGGGCGTTCGGGGTAGCATTTGCCTGGGATGACCGATCTACCTTTATTAGAAACTCTACGTTTGGCGTAGAGAAGATAGGCATTCTCCTCAGGGATCTTTTTGCCTGTGATGGCAAGACTTTCGTCTATCACAATGCAGAATTCGATTTGCATATGATACGGGAAACTTACGGTGTTGCTCCCTCCAAGAATGTTATTGATACGCTACGTGTTTCCCATTTGCTCAACTCTTCTACCAGCAATGCCTTGAAGACGTGGGGAGAGGAGAACTACGGCATTGCAGCTACATATCACGAAGATTTGGTATCTGAGTATTTGAAGCAGTACAAATTAAAGAGTTATGAGCATGTTCCTGCGGAGGTGATGGATCCATATGCAGCGAATGACACTGTTTTAACGAAAGCTCTTGCCTATAAATATGTACCTGTAGTGAAGAAACAAGCTGGAAGATTATTTGATCTGGAAATGAAGTTGATCCCTGTGGTAATGGATATGGAACGAGAGGGTATCCTGATTGACCAGGAGTACATACAGGAGCTACAACAACGGGTTGTAGACCGTCAGAGAGGTCTGACCGATCAAATATATAAGGTAATTGGAAAACCTATAGATATAGGGTCTAGCAAGCAGCTAGGGAATTATTTCTATGATCGTTTGAATATAGGTAAATCAATCGATAAAAAGAATAATAAAAGTGTCTTTATCACAGAAAAAGGGAATTGGTCTACAGGTGAGAAGGCTTTAAAGGCTATCAGGCATACTGAGGGGTCCGTGGTAGCTCAGTATTTGTTGAAATGGAGAGAGCTTGAAAAGGTAAATAATACTTATTTACGTTCTTATCTTAGGCTTGTCCATAACGGTAGAATCCATGCTCGATGGAATGCATGCGGCACTATTACGGGGCGATTTTCTGGATCTAATCCAAATCTTATGCAGGTTCCTAAGGATCCCAAGATTCGTAGAATATTCATTCCAGATGAATTGTTTATAGACATGGACTTCAGCCAGATTGAATTGAAATTGATGGCCCATGTTTCCAAGCAAGGCAGTATGATTGATGCTTTTGTTGCTGGACATGATATGCATTCTTATACTGCGGCTCAGATACTGAACAAGCCCATAGACCAGATAGACAAAGATAGCAATGAGAGGAAAGTAGCCAAGGCCATTAATTTTGGGGTTATTTATGGCATTGGAACGAAGGGTTTAGCCGATCTTGCGGAAATACCAATGAGTTCAGCCAAAAGGTATTTGAATGTTTATTGGGATAGTTATCCGAGTATAAGATCATATTTTGATGAGCAAAAGGCATCTGCCGAAAAGAATGGGTATGTCCACACATTATTTGGTCGTAGGATTTCAGTGACCGACAGATTCCACGCTGCTCCGAATTATGTCATCCAGGGGACTGGGGGAGATATGATGAAGTTGAGCCTCTATAAGGCTTGGCTTTACGTGAAGAGTGTTGGTGGGTCTATACGGAACACTATCCACGATCAAATTTTATATGATGGGATGGATATCAAGCATGTGGAGCCTCTTCGAGAGATAATGCAGGATTATAGTTTTTCGATGCCTATAACAGTAGACGTTCAGACTTCCAAGAAAAGCTGGGGAGATTTATATGACAACTAAGAATAAAACAGGTATTCAGGATATAGTTAAAGTAATCAATAAAAAGCTGAAGACAAATATATCTATAGGGGACTCTGAATCCCTAGAGATTAAGCGTATAGAGACTGGTATCCCTCCCTTTGATCAAATGTTGGGTGGGGGAATTCCTCGACAATCGGTAACTGAATTTTTTGGGTATCATGGTAGTGGCAAGACATACATAGCTCAACGAATAATGGCCTATGCACAGTCTCAGGGGCTTCGGTGTGGTTTTGTTGATGCAGAATGGGCTTTTGAGCCTATATGGGCTGAGACAATAGGTCTAAAAACCGAAGAATTAATTGTTTCCAGACCTCACACAGGAGAATCTGCTTTAGATATCTTGCTGGCTCTTTGTGAGAGTGGATTGGATTTGGTAGTTTTAGATTCCATCGCTGCTCTTCTCCCTACGGCTGAGGCTGAGGGGAGTATGGAAGATATGCAGATGGGTCTTCATGCACGTTTGATGAATAAGATATTTCGAAAACTTCCTATAGCTATGAGTGCTACAACTCCAGGCACTGCCGTAATCATGATCAATCAGATTAGGGCGGGATTGGGAGGATACATAACTAAAGAATCATTGCCGGGGGGCAAAGGGCAAGAGTTCTTTAGTAGAATTATGGTACGTATGGCGAAGGGTGAGTCTATAGGAGACAGGGGATTCTACATTAAGATGAGAACTCCCAAGAATAAAACTTTTAAGCCCCTGCAGGAATGTTTGGTTCCTTTTTATTATGATGGTCAACAAAATCCCACATACGAGTTATTCTCTACGGCTCTTGATTTGGGGGTTATAGAGCGTAGAGGGGCCACGTATACTTTTAATGGGATTAAGGCTATAGGTAAGGATAACTTTGTTTCCTCTATGAAAGATAACAAAGATTTGTATGAAGAAATTAAAACACTGGTAAGGAGTAAGGTATGACTACTGAGAGGGATGTTGCGAGTTTAGCTGAGGATATTCAGACCATGGTGGGATCCTATACCTCTTTCATGGAGGGTATCGCATTACAGGATTCAGAACTAGCCTGGGAATTAGCCGAGAAGTATGCCGATAGATTGAGAGACATGACACGGGAGGCTTTTGCTGATCTTGCATCGGAAGCTAGTGAGGGTCTTAGGAAGCCAGCCAAGAAGAAGCGTAGGAAGAAGGCATCAAAAGTCTCTGAGGTAGCTCCAGTCGATACTTCCAATGCAGTCCCTATGGGGGCTGAGGAATTGCCAGAGAACCCAGGTTCTTTGCTTTCCCAGATACAGGATCCCGATCAAGTTGATTTAGCTCTAGATAGGTCTATGCGGGAGCAGACTATAACTGAGCGATCCGAGGGCAGGGAACCTCCTAGTACTTTCAATCGTAATAATCCAACTATGAAACGTATACCTAACAGTGAGAGATGATGCTTTTAAGACTGATACTAAGCATCAGCTACTCATAAATAAGTGGATAGAAGAGCTTGGTATAGGAACAGTCATTGAGCAGCCGTTTGGTGCTTATTCTGTGGACATATTTATTCCAGATTTAAATCTAGGGATAGAAGTGGATGGTCCTTATCACCTGAAGAAACGTGATTTAAAACGGGATGAATATCTAAAACAGGCACATGGTGTTGATATCTGGAGAATCCCCATCAAAAAGATGGGGGCGGGGTATAAAGATAAATTTTTATCTAGACTAATGATTAGAGTAGAGGAGTTGGATAGCTAAATGCCTTTAATAGATAGTGTTTCAAATTTTCAAAAACATTGGTTAGAGCGAACTTTTGATGAGTATGATCAGACAACTCAAAGAGAGCCGAAGAAGAGAGATTATTTTACTCCGTCGAATGCCCATTGGTGTCCCAGAGCTATTTGGTATCACTCTATGGGGTATGAACAAGATCCTATTGAGGCCAATTCTCTGAGACGTATGGGAGTTGGAACTGTTTATCATGAGTTCCTCCAGGAGAAGCTAAAAAAAGCTGGAGTACTTGTGAGTATGGAGGAAGAGGTCACCTGGGATGATCCTAAGATCGTTGGTCACTATGATGGGATTATAAAAAATCCTGAGACTGATGAAGATTTTCTGTTGGAGATAAAGAGTAGATCGGATAATAAAAGAGCGGTGAATTACTTACCTCGTGCAGAACATATTCTTCAGTGGAATCTGTATTCTGCCATGACTAAAGTTGTTAAGGGGATCATTTTCTACATCAATAAAAATACTCAGGAATATAATATCTATGAGACTCAAAGGAACGATCAAATCATAAGTAAGGTGTTTAAGAAGTTGAGGAAAATACGAGACTATGTGAGTCGTGGTGAAATAGTACCTTACCAGCCCAAGGAAAATCACGATTGGTGCAATTTTAAAACTACATGTGAAAGAGATTTTTTTATAAAGGGGAAGTAGATGAATCTGGATACTTTGCAGGTAAAGGCAAAGGAAATAGGACAGGGGCTGGAGAATTTTCCAGAACCTAGTATTCCCCTAGACGGGGATTCGTATGAGTTCCCTAATAATGCCGATAATTTGAGTGATGAACAACTTGATTCATGGTTGATGTTTTTTGGAGCTTGGCGTGGATATGTCATCAATCAAATTGCTCAGAGGGACGGTGAGGTCAGTTTATTGGGGGAGGGATTTGATTTGATGATGTCTTCTAAGTCTGCTGATCTTGAGGCTGTAGCTACTAAACGACTTCTTAAAGAATCCTTACGAGGAACTATACTCAATGAGAATTCAGACTTATTGAATTTGAGTAAAAAGATAATGGTTCTCAAGGCCGAATTAAAGGTTTTAAAGGGTCGTTTGAGCTTGTATGATGTTCAATTTGAAGCTATTTCTAGGGTCATTACTCGTCGTGGGCAGGAACGTCAAAGGGCATGAAGAGAGTTTACGGTATAGATATTTCCACCTCAAAAATAGCCGTTGCACGTCTAGTCGATAGTGATTTTGATGTGATAGAATTCCGAGCACGATCACGGTCTTGGGAAACAAGACTAGCTCAATTATATAAAGAGTTCTTCTCTTACGTAGAGAAGGAAATAACCTCGGATGACTTCGTGTGTGTTGAAGATATACCGATGGTTCAGAATAGAAAAGGTTTGATTAAGTTAGTCCATGTTTTGGCTATGTGTCGTGTTGTTTTCTTTCATCACGACATAGATTGTTTCCCGGTTAATGTGAGCACGTGGAAAAAGGATGTCGTGGGAGATGGTAGGGCAGATAAAGACAAGATTAAAATGATGGCGTTGCAGATTTTTGGTAAGAGCATTGGAAAGTATTCTCAAGATTCTATTGATGCTCTTATGATTGCTAAGTGGGGCCAATTGCGTTTTAACTCGATAGGGTAAAATTTTAAAGGAGAGGGTGAAATGACTGTTGGTACTACTGGCAATTTTACGGAGAATGCGGTTTCGGTATTGGAGAAAAGATATCTTCTTAAAGACGGTGAGGAGACGGAGTCTCCAGAGAAAATGTTTTCACGTGTATCAAAATGTCTATCTGAGGTAGAGAGTAATTATCGTGTATCAGGCAAGGAGATACGTGAATTAGAGAAGTCATTCTTCGAATTAATGTGGAGTTTGGATTTTGTGCCGAACTCCCCTACGTTGATGAACGCTGGTACAGGCCAAGGTACTTTGAGTGCTTGCTATGTTTTGGACATAGATGATTCCATGGAGGGCATCACTACTACTATCAAGGATCAGGCTTTTATTGAAAAGTTTGGTGGTGGAGTTGGGTTTGCTTTGAGCGGCATTCGGCCTAAAGGTAGACCAATTACTACCACCCAGGGGGCTGCTTGTGGACCCATAGCCGTTCTTCGTGTTCTTTCTGAAGTAGGCAATCTTATCACCCAGGGCGGTAAACGTGCTGGTGCCCATATGGCTATCATGAGTGTTTACCATCCAGATATAGAAGAGTTTATAACTTGTAAGAATGTTGAAGGCCGTATAGATAATTTCAACATATCCGTTGGGGCTGATTCGAATTTCATGGAAGCAGTGAAGAATGATCAATATATAAACTTTACCTGGCCTCTAGATAAGAATAGATATTATGAGGATCAGCTTGATGCTGATCGTAAACAACCGGGAAAATCTATGAAGGCTCGTGATTTATTCAACAAGATTGTTTCTGGTGCCTGGAAAAATGGAGAACCGGGCATGGTCTGGTTAGATAGGATTAACGAAGACAATACTACTCCACAGATTGGCAGAATAAATGCCACTAATCCTTGTGGGGAGCAGCCTCTTTTATCTGGGGAATCTTGCAACTTAGGGAGTATTAATTTAGGAAATTTCTATTTAGAAAATGAGGGAGGTTCTTATGGTTTTGATAGTAGTAGATTCGATGAAACTGTAAAGCTCAGTGTTCGTCTACTAGATAATGTGGTTGATGCTAATAATCATCCCACCGATAAGACTCGTGAGATGAACAAGCTTACTCGAAAGATAGGTCTGGGAGTTATGGGGTGGGCTGATTTACTTACTAAGTTGGGAATTCCATATGATTCAGAAGAGGCTCTTGAACTCGGAAATTTGATTGCTAGCAATCTTAAAGATACTGCTGACAAGGAAAGTTCTCGTTTGGGTAAATTAAAGGGCAATTTCCCCGCTTTTGATGAATCTACACTGAATAAGAAGAATGGGGGCAAATGGGATTATATGAGAAATGCCTGGAGGCTTTCCATTGCCCCTACTGGAACCATAAGTATGATTGCTGATGCTTCATCAGGTATAGAGCCTCATTTTTCTCTTTCCTATAAGAAGCACAATATGTCTTCTCAGCTTGAAAATACAGAGTTATATTATATAAATAAATATTTATTAGATTATGTACCTGACGGGTTGGATGTAGATAAATATCTTGGATCGGGTAAGGCATTGATTGATTTTGTTCCAAATGATAGAAAAAATCATTTTCGCACTTCTAATGATATTACTCCTGAATGGCATGTAAAAATGCAGTCAATTTGGCAGCATCATGTTGATAGTGGGATCTCCAAGACTATAAATATGCCTTTTGAGTCCTCTGAGGAGGACGTAGACAAGGCGTATAGATTAGCTTGGTCTTCTGGGTGTAAGGGCATCACTGTCTACCGAAATGGATCTAGACAGAAAGAGGTACTTGTATCTACAGAGCTTAATATAGGTGCGTCGGATACAGATGGGCTTTTGCCTATTCAAGTATCGGTTAATTTTGATAGACCTGAGGTTTTGGATGGTCAGACTTGGAAAGTACCTACAGGGCATGGAAATATGTACGTCAATTTAAGTTTCCATGAGAATAGACTTGTGGAGTTATTCGCTAATGTAGGGAAGAGTGGGGCCAGCACAAATGCACAGATAGAGGCTTTGGGTAGAGTAATCTCTACGGCGTTACAGCATGGTGTACCTGCCCCTGATTTAGCTAAGCAGTTGAGAGGAATTAATTCAGATAAACCTGTATATCATAAAGGCAGATTGATACGATCCACGCCTGACGCAATTGCTTGGGTACTTGATCAGGTGTCTGATAAGGTTCAAAGCAGCACTGATGTTCAACATAGTTTCCAAGAGAGTGTAGAGCCTATTTTTATGTCGGAGGATAGGGTGGAGTGTCCAGATTGCGATAGCGATTCTATGGTGCAGGAAGAAGGTTGCATGAAATGCTATTCATGTGGATATTCTGCTTGTAATTGATATGTTAAGAAATAAAAAAGCTTCAGTTGCCGTTAGTAGTGCTATAGTAGTAGTTATGGTTGCGGCAGCGGGATATTGCATTGCTAAAAGGTTAGATGGTTGGAATAAGTCTAAAGATGAATTAGGAGCTATACCGTGGGATGTGCCAAAAGAGTACACGTCTTGGAAAACTTTTTTTAGGAATCCAAAAACAGGGCAGATCTAAAGCATCTATTTTAAGGGGTTAGACAATGGGATTACTCAGTTCTATAACTAAACTTTTTCAGAAAGATCCCCCGGTAAGTGAGTGTTGTGTGGATGGGGTATGCGTCTGTTCGTCTGATGGAGATGATCTGGTTTCAGATGTTACTGTAGCTACCACCACTGCTACCTCGGCGGGTGTTGTTACGATTTCTACAGATACTGATGTTCCTACTTCCACATCATCTACGCCCAGTACTGTAGAGTTTACGCCCCAATCTGTTGCTTCTGCTGATGAAATAAACATAGCACTGGAGACGGCTGCTGAGGCCGATAGGGAAGCAGCAGAGAATTATACTCCAACTCCTCCACCTGCTGCTCCACCAAAGAAGAAGAGAGCTAATGCTAAAAAAGCCAGTTCAAAATTGAATCGTAAATCAACTACTAGAAAGAAGAAGAGTTGATGGTAGAGATATATACAAGTATGGGTTGAGGTCCCTGCCACATGACGAAAGCGTGGCTTTCGGGCAAGGGAATCTCTTTTACTGAATTTAACATTTCTGTGGATATGGATGCTGGTGCACGTCTGCGAGATTTGGGGTACAGGTCAACACCAGTAGTTCGCATAGGAAATGAGTTTATTGTTGGCTACAGTCCCCAAAAACTTGAGGCTGCTTGCAATACATATGGGCTATGACTCAAGAAAAATATAGACTATCTGAGATTCTGACCCTTCTTGCCTCTACAGAGTATCTATATAAGCAGGGGATAACTTCTCACGTCCCCCCAGAAAAACGCTACTACCACCCTGAAGGGAAACATACAGGACCCAGGGGTGGTCGTTTTTCTATTATTGGGGTAGAGACAGATCCTCATGGAAATCCACTTGGTCAGCCCGTTCCCACTCTGGCTCCGGGCATGGAGAATGAAAGTGTACGGGCCTGGATAGAGAGGGATTCCGAAGCTCAGCATGTTCTAAACACCCTATCTCAGTACGGCGATCCCTATGTGGTCGGTGGGGGCGTTAGAGATGCATTACTCGGAGTACCAAGTAAAGACGTAGATATTGAAGTTTATGGTTTGACCATCGATGAGCTATCAGACATTGTCCAAAAGGATTTGGGGGGCAAGCAGAATCAGGTAGGCAAGATCTACGGTGTATTCAAAGTTGGGGATTTTGATATCTCCCTACCTAGGACTGAGACTAAGGTTGGAGATAAGCATACCGATTTTGATGTGGAGCCTAACCCTAATTTATCTCCAGAATTAGCGGCTAGACGTAGAGATTTTACGATCAATGCGTTGATGTACGATTATAAAAATGACAAAGTGTTGGATTTTTTTGGGGGCATACAGGATTTAGAAGCGAAACGTATCAAACATGTAAGCCCGGAAACCTTTGTTGAGGATCCACTCCGTGTTTACAGGGCTGCACAGTTTGCTTCTCGGTTTGATTTTTCTATAGATCCATCTACCCAGGAACTGGCTCGTTCGATGGATTTGTCTGAGATATCTAATGAGCGGGTTTTTGGGGAATTCGAAAAGTTATTATTGAAGTCCCCTACCCCATCTACAGGTATACAGGCACTGGATGATATGGGAGTGCTGGATACCCAGTTCTCAGAAATCTCTGCACTGAAGGATACTCACCAACGTAGTGATTACCACGCTGAAGGTGATGTATTTATTCACACTAAGATGACTCTGGATAAAGCAGCAGAGATTATCCAACGTTTTCCAGATGAAAAAGATAAAACCATTATCATGCTGGCTGCGTTATGTCATGACCTGGGTAAGCCTGAGACCACTACCTCAGATGGTAGGGCTATCGGTCATGAGGCAGCGGGTGTTCCCATAACAGAGGAATTCCTGGGCAAGTTAACTAATGACAGGGACATCTTAGCCACAGTTCCCTCTCTAGTTGAGAATCACCTCAAGCCTCTTCAATATCATCGAGACGGGGCTTCAGATGCCGCTTTCAGGCGATTAATCAATAAGCATGGGACTGAGTACCTAAATCTTCTTTCTGCTGTGTCTGAGGCCGATGCAAGTGGAAGATTAGTTAAAAATCCTGATGGTTCGATGACTGAGCATGGAAATGAGGAGAATGTTTGGTTCCGGGATCGAATTAAGCAGGTTTCTGAGGCTGGTGGATTAAAAGAGGGGAAGATAGCTCCCCTTCTAACAGGCAATGATCTGAAGGGTCTTGGCTTTAAAGAAGGGCGTGAGCTTGGAGACATCCTTCGTGATGTTCAAGGGCAGCAGGAAGAGGGAGAGATAGCTTCTGCTGATGAAGCTTTGGATTACGTTAGAAATAAGTATCAATTTGCTACAGAGCATTTATCTAAACAGGGAATAACTCCGTCCCAAGAGTGGACTTCAGGATTTGTTCCACCTGAAAAACGTTTCTACCATATGGAAGGCACCCATACGGGTCCTAGAGGCGGCAGATTTTCTATCATAGGTACAGAAGTAAATGAACATGGTGATTCCTTAGGTCAACTTTCACAGGCACAACCTCCTGGCCCTCATGATATAAGCGAACTTCCGATGCCCCCTCAGCAGGGTAACATCCTTCCACAGCCGGAAGATGCTGTTATTTCTTCAGAAGCAGAAGAACGAGAGTGGATTGAAGATAATATTGAGTATGATTGGAGTATGGCTGATGAGGGAGAGGAAGTTGCTCGTGTTATATGGGGGTCAAAGGCTGGAGATACTTTAGAAGTATATGATTTAGACAGTGTGGGATATGCAGATGGGCCATCCGGGCTTAGAGGCATACATGTAGGTGATCCAGATTTTTGGAGACAGCAGTTACAAGATGATTATGGATTAGATGCTGCTGACGCACAGACCATAAAAATACGTACTGAGGAGGGAGATGCGTATTTACCTGATCAGCAATATAACATACCTCCCGAAGTTGGAGAGGCTGGAGAGGCAAACGTATTAGTCACAAAACGTACTCAGCTAGAGTACGGTAAAGATTGGGTGTTTGAGGGGGAGAGTTTTGAGCCTAAGCCTCAACAGGCTGAAGAAGCTCCTTCTGTTGAACCTAAAGTTCACGTAACAAATGACTATTCTTTATCCCCTGGGAACGGTAGGAAGATCGCTAAGGCTGAATTACCCGATGTTTTGTATCATGTTTCTCCCCATCACCAAAAAATACAATCATCTGGGACGATTTTGGCATTAAGGGGGGATGAGGAGCAGGTACATGGGCTAGGTGGCCCACAAACAAAAGAACTAAACAATGCAGCCTATTTTACTACTGACCCAGAACATGCCAAATTTATGCAAAAAGAAATGCTCCGTGCGGGTGAGATAGCACGTTTAGGTGTGCCTACTGAGCTTACGGACTATACAGATAGTGATTGGGTGAAGATAAAAGAGTTATTGAATAAGTATGTTGATGAGGATGCTCAATACATTCATAGTAGATTACAAGCGGCGGCAGATAAGGGTTTAGCGGAAATAGATGAAGAGATTGATTCTGACGACATTCATACCGCTTTGTATGAGCAAGCATTGGAGCCTCTAATAGATATCGAAAGTGATCCTCCTGCAGGAAGAGAGACTAGGCATTTCGTAACTTTGTATCAGAGGAATAGAGCGGACATTGCGGATTTCCTCGATGACTACTTCGATATAGCAGTTGAAATGACCGAGGAGGATACTAAACAGTGGTTTCCTCTAGTACAAAACCCTTTATTTGTGGGTGATCCTCTAGTTAATTTCCGTGATGCAACTCCAGATACAGTGGGTATAAGTGAGGTATCGAGGGAATCAGTTCCAGATAATGCTTTGGTTCGTGTTGATACGGCAGGGGATTTTCTTGGAACTCGTGAAGTAGCGATACATGCAGACTTATCTATAAAGAAGGAAATTAAGAAATCTAACGATCTTCCAGAACTTATGACACTTCTCGCTGCCACAGAGTATTTGGCTAAGCAGGGAGAAGGGTCTGAGGGGTGGACAACAGGGTATGTCCCACCAGAGAAACGTAAATATAGTCCTACAGGTAGACATAAAGGACCAAGGAAAGGTCGTTTTGATATTATCGGGACTGAAGTGGATCAGGACGGGAATGATTTAGGTGAGGCTGTACCGACTCAGGTTAGACAAACTCCTATAGAAATCCCAACTTCATATACTCCGGGCCAGTACGAGGTGGATTGGGATACCGTTGACAAGCAGATGATTGAAAGGGATATAAAATTAGATCCAACTGCGGCAAGAAGAGGTAAATGGACGAAACCTGAACCTGTTTTGCATGAAGGGGAAATAGGAACCGTACTTAGAACTGCACAAGATCTGTTTGGGGATAAGGGAAGGGAGGAACAAAGGGATTTCTTTTTGGAAAAGTTATATGAAGAAAGGCTTTTTCCTTCTTTTACTCGTAGGAATAAGTGGGTTAATGGATATAACAGCCAAGAAGCTTTACCTCTTATGGAGCATTCAAATCCTACGATAGCTCAGCAAGCTTTCCTGAGATATAAAGCTGCTAGTTATCTGGGGAATGATTTAATAAATTATTTTTCTGAGAATCTTTCCATGCCAGAGGGGGGTAAAGATGGATTCAGGAAAGCATTCCCAAATTCTACATTTGATGGTCAAGTTTTAAGTGGGTTACAGAATTTAGAGAGTTCAGACCCAACCTCAAGATTGGTTCGTGTGGTGGATGAGTTATATTCAAATACTAAATTCTCAACCATTCATAGGTTGGCTAAGGATGATTGGGAAGCTGATTCTACTGGCGGTTATTTCTCCTGGGCTATTCAGGAATCTGTGGGTCGTCAGTTTGATGGGGATGTTCAATTTTTTCAGGGAGCCAAAGATGATAGAGGTCTGTCTCTGGCGAAAGATAATGCTGAACAACTGTTGGAATCTAAGTGGGAGGAAGAGGAACTTGGGGCAAAACCTACTCAAGAGGATATTGATGAGTATGTAAGAGTTCATAAAGCTTTGAGTAGGTGGATGCTGGACTTGGCTTTTCCTGATACGGACACTTTGACTGTTTACAGGGGTACTACTGTAGGAGAGATAGCGGATCCATCTAGAAAATTTACCCGTGAGGGTAAATATGGTGAGATAACAGCGGTGGGTGAGAAGGGGAGGGATAAATTATATCGGAGAGCTAGATTAAAAGACGAAGTGAGAGAAAAATCTTATTTGGGTGAGGAAGTGGAGCTTCAATCCAATCCCCTTACGAGTTGGACAATTAAACCTTATGTAGCTTTTAAATTTTCAGCCAAGGCTTCTGATAATGATTGGTTGCTTGAGTCTACCTCTTATGAGAAGTATCAAGATGAGATGAATCCGAAGGCTGAGCCATCATCGACTTTTGACAGATGGGTTGGCGATAAGGCGGATGAAATTGTAGTTCTTAAATCTGAGATATCTAAAGATGATATTTTCACTCATTTTGGATCTTATGCCTTTCTTGGTAATGAGAATGAGGTTCTTGGAATTAATTCTCCTAATAGGAAGACACAGGTATGGGATTATAGAGATTCTGTAGCTCAGATGATAGAGGAATATAATCAGGAGACTATGAGTGACGTTGATAAGATTGATCATCAATATGGACACTTTGACGCTGAGGGTATTCATAGAATGAATCCTTCGAAACGTGAATCAATATTGACCGCTATGAGCTTAGCTAGAAGATGGGAACCTGAGTCGGGAAGTGTTCATCCTAGGCTCTGGGCAGAGTTGTCATCAGATGATAAATTGTCTATTGATCCTTATGCTGATACAGAGGAAAGTTCTACCTTTCCTACTAAAGCACCCAAACTTACAGAGCATCAGTTAGTGGAGAGAAGGAAGCAAGGAGATAAACAGTTGGCAGAGAGTTTAAAACAATCCGTAGTGGGAACTCCTTCCCCAGAACGTATAGCAGAATTACTAGCTGCGGCTCCAAGTAGCGATGAGGATGAGAAACCCGTGAAGGGTACAGTTGGGGAACCTCGACCAGCGTAGGGAATTATTATGGTAATACGAATAAATGTAGATAGATCGTATGAAAGTGCTAATTGGATTAAATCTGTTCGAGATTCCAATAAAGCAGATAAATATAAAAAGAAGAATAAGAAGTTGAAGAAATCTAACGACCTTCCTGAACTTATGACTCTTCTTGCCGCTGCTGAATATTTATTTAAGCAGGGTGAAATCTCTGAGGAGTGGGTTACGGGGTTTGTTCCCCCAGAGAAGCGTCACTACCATCCTGAGGGCCAACATAAGGGGCCAAGAGAGGGACGTTTTTCAATAATAGGAACGGAAGTGGATCAAGAGGGAAATCCCTTAGCTCCTGCTGGTGTGCCTCAACCTCAACCTCAAGCTCCTACTGAAGCTAATCCTGCTGAGGCCGCTCATCTAGAGAAGTTACGTGCAGTTCGTCCCGATTTGAATGAAGATCAAATCAAAAGTGTAGCTGCTTTTGTTAAAGGACTTGGACTATTAGGAAACACTCCTGAAAATAGAGTTGAAGAAATAGCTGGTTCGTGGTTAGACGAGATAGATCATGAAGGATTTGTGGATGGACAGAATGTAGGTCTTGGAGCGATAGAAGATAGATTAGACGTATGGTCTGCCGATAGCTTAGAGGAACAGGCTGAAGCGTTAGGAAAAACTTTAGATGATGTGCTAGAGGAGATGGGAGTTGAGGAAGAAGACAGGGATGAGTGGAGGAAGAGTCCCTGGGGGTTAGCTGTTAAGAGATCTGCTGAATGTAGGCAGGGAATAGCAGCCCTATTGAATGGTGAGGATCATCCATTTTTTGCCATTGATGAAAGAGAAAGTGAAAGTTCTGTTGCCAGACACGAGCTTGGTGAAGCTATTAAAAGTGATGGCGGTGAAGCCATATGGGATTATATTGAAAAATCTCAAGCCATGGGTAGTCCAGCTAAACCTGTGGGGGCCGTAGCGGCAAGTCCTTTGAATTGTAATCCTTCTGGTGATTGTAAGGATTTTTGTTACGCTTATAACGCTAGGGGGCGATGGCCCAATATTATTATGAAATCGGAGTTTCTAGAGTGGGCTGTGAATAATGACCCTAAGAGATTTGCAGCACAAGTTGCTAAAGATTTTGTATACGGCAAAGGAAAAGTTCTTTTTGATAATAATCGTGCCTTAAGGTTCTTTGATAGGGGAGAAGGGTCTGAGGCTTGGGCCAAAGTAATCTATCACGTAAATAGAGCGGAGACACCAAAGGGTACGGGCATCAGAGTCCATGTATTTTCTAAGCGTCCAGCATTTTTAAATATGGTGGCTAAAGAAAATATCAGGTTGTTGAGTGTTGATCAGGATAATCCAGAAATAGCTGAAGGCAATGATCTTCCAATAGCATTTGTATTCACTGGTAAAGGTCCGATAAAAGATAGAAGGACGGGCAAGGTTCGAACACCAGAAGAGAGGCAAGCCGAACTCGATAGGAATCTTTCGTTTGCTGAGAAATACAAAGATCGTATTCAGGTAGTTCTTCCTGTTAGGGATCTAAAGAAGAAGGACAATGGGGCTACGGCTGAAGATATAAAACAGGTTCGGGCTATTCAGCCTAGCGACAATAGAAAGCATCTCGGTGTGAACATGTGTCCCATCGATGATGGCAGAAAAAAGACAGCAGAAAAGTTTGAAGTTAAGCCCACTTTGGATAATTGGACCTGTGCTAACTGCGATATGGGTGGGGACAAGGCTGGTCTTGGATGCTATAACGGTCAGACTACTGATTATGAGACATTTAAGATTTCAGAAACTCCTGCAGCTTTAGAATCAATGAGTAATGAAGATCTTACAGCACTAACCGTATTGCAAGAGGATTCCAATACTTTTCAACAGTTCTTGTCTGTAGATAAAGTTAAAGACATGATTCGTGGTGTGGGTAATATCTATAGAAGGGATCTCTCTCCAAGACAGCGGCAAGCTGCTGCGGAGGAATCTGGTGTCGCAAATGGTCATTGGAAGGCTGAGAATGAAGAGGCGTTCACTGAGGCATTGGAGGAAGAACTTCATAAGGGACATGAAGATATCCAAAAAGCAGTACGTTTTGGTACTGGTACTGAGAAATTAAATGGAGAAGACTGGAAATCTCCGTTCCGTAAGTGGATGAGAACGCTGTATCTATCAGCGAAGTCTAGTCCGAGCGGTAAGTCTATAAATCCTAAACTGGCTCAAGTCTTAGAAGGGTCGAGTAAGGTTCAGAAGTCAGACGATTTCCCTGAACTTATGACTCTTCTCACTGCTGTAGAGTATCTGGCTAAACAGGAAGAATCCGAATGGGCACGATTTGAGGATTGGACTTGGAAGCTTCCTGAAACTCAAAAGTATCGGCATGATAGGGGAAAACATGTTGGCCCTCATGGCGGTAAATATGATGTTATTGGATATGAGATTACTGCCGATGGTGCCCCTATAGGGCCTGGAATGGTTACCGGGGCTGGTGCTCCTAGGGGAGCTAGAAAACCCGTCGATCCTGATCCTGAGCTTCCTAGCGGACTTCAGATGGTGCCTATAGAAGAATATGCGAAGGGTTTGGAGGAAATCTCTGGTGCACAGATTACGGCACAGACCAGACAAGCTTATGTATCTGGTTTAGGAGCTAATGATCCAAATGATACTCCCCTTCAACCTAATGTAGCTGTCTATAAAGAAGTAGAGAATGAAGAAACTGGTGAGGTTGAGAAGAGTCTTGTTGGTGTTACTACAGGGGATGGGCATTGGGTTAATATAGGTACTAATACTGATGTTCTAATCAATACAAATATGAACGGTAAGGTACAGGCAACTCTTGTAAGTCCTAAAGGAAAACCAGTTACTAAGTATAGTTGGTCATGGTCTGCTAGTAGTAGTAGATCCAAGTTTGCCAAGGTAAATAAATTAATTAAGTCTGGGATCATAGATAAACTTGCTCAGAGAGCAGCTTCAGATATATCCAGCCCCCAGAGATTTACACTAGAAGATACTTCCAACGAGGATTTTTCAAAGCATAGGGCTATGGGGCTGAATACCATACAGAGATCAGCTATGGTAGCTGCTCTGATTTTTCATACGGCTCGTCGTCCCGGTAGTGTAGGTTCTAAGTCTGATATAAGTGTTCCAGATGGCGATAAATTGATGACGGGTGGGGGAAAGGTTTCTACGGCTAAAGGTTTGGCTGCTGTTAGGAAAGTAAAGCCAGATGTTTCTATTGTAAAGAGTGATCTTTTGGCCTCTAAGATACGTGGAGAAGGGAAGGATGCTGCAGTATCTCAATTCTCTGTTAAAACTTTTGGCATATCGACTCTACAGAAACGGCATATAGTTCCACAATCAGATGGCTCTGTGATGCTTTCTTTCGTGGGTAAATCGGGTAAAGTTAACCATGCCCCAGTTACAGATCCTGTGCTGGCTAAGAAACTTACGGAAATGAGTGGGGATAAGAAGTTGGGAGATGAGGATTACATATTCTCTGCTGGAGCATGGGGAGGTACTGGCACCCCTCCTCTGGGGGATGTAAATCCTTATATTAGAGGGGTTACGGTTGATGCTCTTCCGAATGTAAGGCTAACTGCCAGGAATTTCCGTACACTTCATGCTAATGAGGCGGCTGCTAAGTTAATAGGAGAGGCTGATATCCCTACTACTTATAGTATAGGGGATAGAACTGTCTCGTCTCTCAAACCACAAGAATTTATGGAGTCTGTAGAAGCAGTCATAGTTAAACAAGTCATTGCTGATACCATTACTTTGAAAGACGCAGGTGAATCTCCCCTCACTGCTGCGAATATTCAGAACATAACTAGATTATGGATTCAGCGTAGGCAGGATAGAGCTAAGATGGAATTGGCTGAGGATCCATCTGATATTTTAGGTAATGATCCCGGAACTTGTTTGGGTAATTATATAGACCCTGACCTGTTCGATGAGTGGGATCAGTACAATGAATTAGAAACAGAAGAGCTTGAGAAGAATATAACTTCTATTTCCCCTAAGAAGTTTAATGCTATTGCTGAGAAGCTAAAAGAATTGAAGAAGAAGGGGTGGAGTCTTACAACTGGTGGTGAAGTTACCTATAAAAAACCGAAACGGACTGCAGCTAGGAAGAAGAAAAAGAAATAAATTTGCTTTTTTTCCTTAATTTTGGTATACTACTGTGGAGATATTAAATGAATAAATCAGATTTCAGTGCATATGAAGAATTCCTAAGTACTCGTGAGTATTCTGAATTCAAGACTGATCAGATGTTGGAGAATCAGTTTGATATTGAGGATCCATATGAGATGGATGATGAAGATGAGCCAGTCTCAGATTGGATAAAAGAGCTTATGATGGATGATGAAGAGTGGATGAAATTACAAACTGAGAGGCTTCTAGCTGAGAGAAAGAGTGAAAGGGAATCTGATAAGTAGTAAAAAACTTGCTACATACAAATCTCTGCGTTATAGTGTAGGCATAGTTCCGGTAGATAGGAGGAGCTATGCCTATTTTGTTTGCACTCGAAGCCTCTGAGAAAGAAGTTATTTTGGATCACGTCAAAGAGACTTTTGACGTGATGGAATATCCTACGCCCATAGTTTTCTCTTCTATTACCCGACTTTCAATAATTAGTTTTTTGAGGGGTCGTGGTTATATTGATGATATTCATATTGAGCCTGTAGCTGTAGACATCTTTAGACAGCTAAGTGAATACGCTACTAAAGATGAACAATATAAATGGTTTGATCAATGGGCCTTTAAGATGATCAAAACTGCTAAGGAAAGAAGGGTACGTACAGGTTGATTTATTGTAAAGTTCTGGAATGTTCCAATTGGAAAGCATTGGATACGCCAGTTCAGCGTGAGAGACCGATTGGATATACGCCTTTAGTTCCCTCTGAGGAAGAATTTAGGGGGAGTTGCTCTCGTTCTGGAATAGAAATTATATCTTCTAAAGCTAATTCATCTTCTGGTATAAAGCAAAAAGTTCATAAGTGTGCTAGCTACAATTCCACAAATGAAGAATCATCAGGTATAGTTTGCACAGAAAGTGGTTGCTTATATAACACTTTGTCGGATGGGTGCGATAAGAAGGATATTTATATAGAAGATAAAAAAATATTTAATGGATATAATGGAAATAATTTAGTTCCTATGTGCCTGACCTTTTCTGATAGAAGGCATATTGGTCATTTTGATTGGAGACGTATAGCTGAAGGTGGGTATGGGTATCAATCAAATGCTCCAGACGTTCCTTCTTCCAGTGGGGTAACTAGTGGTCCAAGGAAGTTCTAATGTCACTACATAATGAATCAGATTTCGAAGACTTTAGTGTGATGATAGATCCTATTAGGGGTAAAGTTTCTTTGCTTTGTCCTGCTCCCGTAATAGGATTTAATGATATTCATGATTTTAGAGAATTCGTTGCTATGTTGCAGAGTTGGATACCTGCTCTAGAAGGTAAATATGTGGGTAAGGAACCAACAATAGATGCTAAGTACGCACAGAAGGTTTTAGGCCAATGGGAAAAAGAGATAAAGAAGATAAAAGTAAAACAAGAGGCTCCTCAGCGTGGCCCAAAGAAATCCGTCAACAAGCCAAAGACCTCTTTGGACAAGGAACCTCAATAGACGTTATTAATAAGCAATTAGACGTACCGATAGATACTCTGAAATCTTGGAGGTATCGGTACAGTTGGGCTGACTTTAAAAAGCAGATCAACACAAGTGCAGAGTTGGAGGTTTTTGAAGATTCTATCTCCACTCTGACAGAATCTAAACGTCAGTTGATGCAGGGCTATAAATTGATAGCTCTGGCTGGCGAAGATGGTGTGTTGAATGATGAATTAAGATTTAGGGATAAAAAACAAGCAGTAGATTCGCTTGTTGCTGGGTTAAAAGGACAGGTTGAATTAAGAGGTTCCGAATTAACTAATGAATTTTTAGTAGATGTAGCCAAGATAATTAGGGATGAGGTAACTGATGTTATCACCCTCCAACGGATCGGGGAAAAGCTCGTCGCCCTCGGTAAACTTTACAACCAGCGGGCAGTTCCTAGCTGATTATATATCCGAGTTAACGTCTAAAGATCCTAATGAAGACGTAACTGAGGATACTTTTGGTGTTTGGGAGAGATCCCCAGTAGACATAAAAGAATTTTTATATGGTGAAGATAATTTAAATCTCTCTATTAGATTATCTCCTCCACAACTTAAATTCGTTGATACTCTTTCCAATATTTTCTCAGAGACTCCTGTCACAGAGGGAGTCCTCATGGCGGGGCAGGGGTCTGGAAAAGACACCTGCTCTATTTTTGTGGGATTGAGAATTGTTTATCTTTTAAATTGTCTTAAAAGCCCTCAAAAATATTTCAATATGGAGCGTAATAGCTTCATTGATGCTATAAATGTTGCTCCTAATGCAGACTTAGCTAGAAATATTTACTTTCAAACATTGATTAATGTGCTTAAAAATTCTCCATTATTCGGTGCTGATAATCCAAATCGTATTTCTTACAGTGCGACTCAGACGTTAATCAATTTCCCAAAAAATATACGTCTTATAAGCGGTAACTCTGAAAATGAATCTTGGCAGGGATATACACCCATACTGATCCTCCTAGACGAGATAGATGCTTTCAAATCTGAACAGGAGTTACGTAAGAGTAGTGGTTTAAGAAGTGAGGGTGCTGAAGGAATATATAAAACCGCTAAATCACTTATACAGTCACGTTTCCCTGGGGTTGGAAGGGTTGTATCCCTCTCATGGCCCCGTTTTAAGGGATCTTTTATTCAACGACGATTTGAGGCGGGCAAATTAGAAGAACGTACTTATGTTGCATGTAACCCCGATGGGAGTGCTTTCTCCACCTGGGATTTCAATCCATCTAAGAAAAAAGAGGATTTCAAAGATTTTTATGATACTGATCCTATTCTAGCCAAAGCTAGATTCGAATGTGATCCCCCTTATGCTCGTGATGCTTTCATACGTGATCCCATACCGGTCCTTAGATGTTTTGATGCAGATATAGACGAGAAGGGAGATCTATTTCATTCTGGTATGAAAAATATCAGAGATGAGACTGATCTAAAAGAAGGTGTTTATTATTATGTCCATGTGGATCTTGGACTAAGACATTCTAATGCTGCATTAGCTATAGCCCATAAAGATAAAAATGAAGATTCGGTATTTCTTGATTTAATTAAGACATGGGAACCGCAACCAGATAAAGATGTAGATTTTAGAAGCATAGAGAATTTTCTTTTAAATCTACGTGATAATGGAATTAAGCTTGCAAGTGTCACCTATGATAAGTATCAATCTATAAATTCGCTTCAAACTCTTCAAAATAGGGGGGTTCCAGCCAAATATAAGTCTGTAACTAGAACAAAAGAAGCTTACGATACCCTAAAAGATCTAATTTATCAGGAGAAACTGGACGCATATTTTCATCCAGAGGCAATAGAAGAGCTTCTAGGTCTGGATATAGTGTATGGTGAGCGGGTTGATGCCAGACCCGGAATGAAGAAAGATAGGGCTGATGCTGTGGCAGGTGCAGTACACGGGGTACTGAAGGAGAAGGGAGTACTCACACGTATGGGCAGCGTGGGTAACTTAAACACCTTGTTTAGTTCCCCTCATACTGTAGTAGATGCGGATCCTGCTTCAAACGCCAAAAAGAATCCTGTGTTGGAGAATCTAAATAATCCCCAAAATGGATTCAAGAGGGATGAGATAGCTTCTCGTATAGTCAGTAGTAGCAAGGATATATGTGATAGCTGCCAACGTGTGGGGGGCATAGAGTTTGAAGATGGGTTTGGATCTAGATGCTTTGAGGCTACTCAAGCCGTATACATGGCATGTATAATATGTGGAGTTAAAAAGAAGCGTATGAAGCATTCTTCCAATTCAAAGTCAAAATGGGTTACGGTGCGGGAATCGGACGAATTTTTGATGCAGCAATTAGCCGGGTATAGTGGTTAATGGGCATAATAGACAATCTGGCAAATATATTCTCTAACCAGAACGGCAGAAACGGTTCTGAACCCGTTCCTGGGGTCGAGAATTACAACAAAATGCAGGGCGTGTTAGGCACACTAGATGCGCTAACTAAGTCTGCAGAGGCCGCTCAAGGATCAGCGTCTTCTGGGCGTATGTCTCCTCTTGGATTAGACGCAATAATCCAAGATTGGGTACGCCAACAGTTTATTTATCGCAGATCTATTCTTCAGGACCTGTTCGTTCTTGCTTTCCAGGTTACTGAGATACGTTCTGTTGTACTTAGTATTCAAAGAGAAGTGTTTAGGCGGGGATTTAGTAACTGGGTACAGAAATTTGCACGTAAATGTGTTCAATGTGGCAATGAATCTACCGACGAAGACCAAGAAAATTGTGATAAGTGCTTCTTGTATGAAATACAAGAGCAAGTTGTTATAGACGAAAAAACTGGTAGTTATACCACTAAGAATTATAAAAAATATAAGAGAGATGAGAACGGTAAGAGAGTTACGGCTCCAATGAGAGTGCCCGATATGGCACAGCAGAAGATTTTTGATGATCTGAAAACAGATGCAAATAGTTTCCATCAAACAATGCAGTCGGTGTTCATAGAATTTATACAGGATGTCTTGATAGCGGATGACGGATTCTTACTTCTTAACAAGGAATACATTCTAGATAGGGCGACTGGGGAGGTAGAGAGTCAGAGAATATTTGAGATTACTCGATTGCATCCTGCTCTGACTGAATATGACATAGATAGAAAAGATGGGCTTCCTGAAAGATCTCATTTTATCTGTCCAATACACCGTGAGCAGCAAACACATACCAGTCCCGGTCAATGCGTAGCTATTAACGATGAGGGATTCCTCTGCAATGGCATATTGTTGCCAGCTATGTATAGATACTATTGGAGAGGCAGGTATAGGTATTACACCAAGGATGAGATATTACATGCTTCATTCTTCAGCCCCTCTAAAACTTATGGATATTCCCCAGTATTAACAGTATTTGAAAAAGTTTTGTCTCTGGTTGGGGCCGACAGGACTCTATATAGGTATTGGTATGAAAGGCGTATCCCACCGGGATTGATAATTACGTATACGGATGATCCAGATTCTCTCGAAGTTGAAATAGAGAGAATCAAAACTCAAATGTTGAACGATCCCAACACATTCCCATGGGTTGCGGCTTCAGCACGGAATAACCGTGGTAAGACTGACTTTGTTAAGTTGGCGTATACGTTCCAGGAATTGGACTATCTTCCAGTTCGTCAGGAAATACGAGAGCGTATAGCTATGCTGTGGGGGGTAACACCTCTATTCACTGGAGATGCTCAGAGTGCTGGTGGAGGTTTAGCAAAAGAATCGGCTCAAACTTCTATGCATGATGCTTTGATTGAGTCGTATCAGAGTATATTCAACGATACGATAATGCCTAACTTGTTAAAACAATTAGGTGTTGACGATTGGACTATAGGATTGGCACCTCCAAGAGAAGAGACTGAAGATATTAACCTTGCTATGGAGAAGCAGCGCATAGAGATTGCTACTCAGATGCAGCAACTTGGATTTGAGCCTCAGAAGGATACTGGCAAGGACATACGATTTACATATAAGAAGGCGGCGGCTCCGCCAGGTGGAGATCCAATGGCGGCTATGGCTGGAGCACCGCCCATGCCTGGTATGGAAGCTGGAGGAGCGGCCCCTCCACTTGGTCCTCCCCCTCCACCACCTCCGGGTCCTTTGGAAGGTGGTCTTCTTGATGAGTCTGCTACTGAAAAGTGGTCAGATGAAGAGGAAGAGGCGGAAGAAGAGTAAATGGTACTGGACATACAAAATAAACCTTATGATTTAGATTTCCTTCAAGATATTGAAGGAATTCAGCTATCTCTCGTCCAAAAATACGATCTTCCTTTTGTTACTGAGGGAGGTCGTGTATACGAGAGCTATCAGGAATTGTTTCAGCTAGAACTTATACAGTGCGGGCTTCTAGCTGAAGAAGATGAGCTTATATTCAAGGAAATTCCCAGTGGTTTTATATTTAAGCAAAAAGAGTTCGGACGTAAATGGGGCTTTGGCCCAGATGCAAAAAAACCCGATAAACCCAAGAAATCTCCTAAAGAGAAGACTCATAAGTTCTCTGCGCCTGAAGAGGGCATAGGGAAGCCGGATTGGGATGAGGGCGGTGATCCTTCTCTTGCTCAGAGAGTTCTCGTCGGTGCCTTTGGCGACATAGCCCAAGGACTTATCGGAAGAAAGGGACAAGGGCCGGAATCCATCAGAAGGGGGTTGAAGCGAGAGGCTGGGGAAAAGGTAGGAGAAGCGAAAGAAGCCATAGGTAGGAAAGCTGATGTAGTCGGGGGCGCAGTTGCTACAGGCAGGGAAAAGGCCGGAGAAGCTGTTGAGGGGGTAAAAGCAAAAGCGAAGGAAATAAAAGAGGCAATCCCAGGAAAAGAGGAGGTTGCTGAAACCGTTGGTCAGGCGGCTGGGGTATTTGCGGGCAAAATAGGCAATAAAGCACGAGACATAAAAGCTAAGATGACCAGTGCGGCTACTGGTCTAAAAGTTACTGGAGAGGCATTAAGCTCAGGGTTTAAGGCAGGATTAGACTCTCAAAAAGCTCCCACAAGTGATATTTATAAAAGATCTCCTCAGGAGTACTGGAAAAAGAGGGGTGATTTAGCCACAGATAAAGCTAATGCTGACGTTAATTTCAATAAAGCTGCTACAGCCTATGAAGCTGATGGAGATGAGGCAGCTTTTGAAAAAGCTACCGCTGATTACGGGGCTTCAATAGCTGAAGTAGATCGTAAAGCTAAAGAAATTGGATCTTCATTTGAGGCTGTTACTGATCATGTGGAAGCTTTAGGACAGGGGCGAACCAGAGGAGTTATGCCCCCGTCAAAAGATTTCCCTGATGCTGCCACTAAGTCTGGTGAAAAGGGCAGTGGGAAGTCTATGTTTGAGCAGACTTCTAAAAATTTGAAGGGCGGACTGTGGAGCCAGAAAGTTGAACAACGGGGTGAAGCTTGGTCCCAAGGTAAAGGGGCTGAAGAGTCTAGGTTTAAGGGGCCAGGTGAAGAGGGTGCGGCGGCTGCAGAGGCATATAAAGAGGCTGGTGGAGCCGCAGGAGAAGAGGCTGGCCTCAGAGAAGCTCTAAAAGACCCCGATAAAGCTATAACGAATCTTCCAAAAGGTTCTAATATAGATTCTGGGGACAGAGAATACTTAACCAAGCCCGGTCAGCAACCTCCTGAAGGAGTTCAAGTTCATTTCGGGGAGCCGGGTGCCCAGGGTCAGCGATCACGGTTCTATTCCAAGACCGAAGCCAACATCAGGCGCATGGCTCGTCGTCAGAAAGCTCAGGGGCAAGCAGATCAGCTTGGCCCAGAGGGTGAAAAGTCTCCAGAAGCTAGAAAAGCAAGGGCTGAGCAAGTAAAGGCGGGAGTAGAGGCTGCTCCAGATCCTTTGGCTGGCGGACTGGGTAAAATCTCAGAATCCGACATTGATGATTTTATTCAGGACTTAAAAGATCAGGGGGTCCTCAAACCTGGAGATACTGGATCCGAAGATGAAGCTCGTAAGGTAATTGAAGAGGGTGTAGCTGAGGCTAAGGAAGGTGAACAGCCTAGATTGCCTGGATTTAATGGAGAGGCTGCTGAAGAACCTGCTCCCAGTCCCGCTGAAGGTGAAGCTGTACAGGCTAGATTGCCTGGGTTTGATGGAGAGGACGAACAACAGAAACGGGAAGATGAAATAGTAGCAGAGAGAGACAAAAGAAGAGAGGGTGGTCCAGCATCTCCTGAGACAGAGCCTTCTGAGGAGCCTACGCCTACTCCAGAGGCACCTCCATCTGATGAGCCTACTCCAACGCCCGAAGCTCCCTCTGGTGTACCTAAGAATGTTCAAAGTGCTATAGATAGGGCTGAACGTCTAGCTGATCAAGGGGGCAAAGTAGCTGCTCAGTACAGTAGGTTAGTTGGTAATGTAGATAAATTTGCTACTCAAGCAGCGAATGGCGATGTCAGGATGAGTGACGATCAGGTTAAGGGATTCTTAGATATTGCTGAGGATCTTACTGAAACAGCTAATGCATCTAGAGCAGCCAATAGGACTGCACGACGTAAGATGAGTAATCTCACAAGAACTCAGAGTGATTTTGAGTCTGTCACGGGTGAAATAAAGACTCTAGAAGATGCCGTGAATGCGGGTGACGACATAGATAAAAAAGAGTTGGAAACTCTAAAATCTGAGCAAAGTAAGTTAAAGGTAAAAAGAACGAAGCAGGTATCAGATGCTAAAAGGGCTATGGGTCAGGCATCCGAGAGTAAACGTGCACTAAGTGCCAGCATGAAGGGTGTGCGTAAGAATATTCAAGACATAAAAGACAATCCGGCTCCTGATGCACCTTCTAGGAATCAAGGATGGCGACGATTGGTTAATAGGCAACCAGAAGGAGCACCTGTACCAAGTCCTGAACTTCCTCAATTTGCAGAAGGGTCTGAGGAGAGGATAGAAGCAGAAATACATGAATTGCCTCTTATTGATGTGGGCGCAGCCGAAAAAATGTTAGCGGATGAAGGTTGGGGAGAAAAAGAGGTAAAAGAGTACGTAGACCATGAGATGCTGAGGACTGTGGATCCAGCTATAGGAGACTATCAGCACCCAGCCAACGCAGAGAGCGAGATGGGCAGTAAGTATGTTCCTAGGGCGATCAAAGCCGCTCAGAAGATGTCTACTGATCCAATTCTAACTGCAGCTATAGCTGGAGGAGCTATTAAGCTGAGTAAGGATACTCAGTATCTTTGGGAAATGCTGGACATGGCTGATGATCTTATAGATAAGCAGTTGATTAGCTATGGGAATTATTCTCCAATAATATATTCCATAGATTCCTACTTGGAATCTTATTCCTATAATTAGTTTTTTCTAATATACTTGATACCAGTGGGGACATTATGGTTCTAACTAAAGATAAGATAGCAGCGACAGTAAGCTCTTTTCTCAAAGCGAGGGAGGAGAGTTTGGCTTGGGATACCAATCTCATTCAGCTTGCTGATTTTGCCCATACTCTGCTTATAAAGCAGCATGCTCTTTATCCTCATTTGCGACCTATGTACAGGACAGTGCATAGACGCATCCCCAGAAGGTTAGTTTTTAGGGCTATTAGGTGGGTTAATCCCGCTCGAATGTATCCGATGGCGATGTTGACCCGTGAGCAGATAGCTTCTATGTCTAAAGAGGAAAGGGCTGAAGCTCTAGTTCAGGTTGCTGATTATCGTAGGGAAGCTCATCTCATACGTAATAGGTATAACGAGATGATTTCTCTCATTCACGAAGGAAAGCTTCCTTATTATATTAAATTTGCTGGGGTTAAGGTTCAGTCCATGGATCAGTATTTGGAGAGGGCTGAACGTTTGAAGGTAGGTGCGGTGGATTGGGAGCAGGAACTTGACGTGAAGGCGGTTGAGTTCCGAGAGGAAATGGGTAAGCACGATGAGAAGTTTGATGATGTACCTGAGTTATGGGTAGATGGAGTTCCTCCTTTCTTTGATCCTAAACGGGGCAAAGAAAAGAAAGCTCCAATGCGATTGCTCGATAGACAAGGCAACAGAGCACCTATAGATGTCTTCGTTAGAGATTTTATTGATGTTCACCCTGACGAGGTAAGAGAGGGTGAAGACATTTGGATTCCCCAGAAGATTTTAATGGCTGGAGAGGCAGAAGAAGCGGGAGCTATTCCGATAGCTATTCCGACTGCTCTTGTTGACCATCATTTCTCAAATGCCCGTAATTTCCTTGAAAATGAGGGGCAGTTCCAGACAGAACTTCCGGGTGAGAGAAAAGTACGAATCCGCAATATGCGGTTAGATTCAGATGCAATAGATGCTGGAGTAAAAGCTCGTAGAGAGGGAAGAGCTTCCCATATGGATCCATTGAGGGATCCGGGTAAGTGGGCACGAGAACGTGCCGCTAAGGGCCAGCAACGGGAAGCTGAGAAGGTAGAGGGGCGTTGGGGTAGACAACCTCATGCTGGCGGTGTACCCGGTGAAGTGGGGTCTGAAGAGGCCGCTGCTGACTTAGGTGGAGATCCTGAGGCGCACGAAGATGTAATTATAAGACCACCCATAGTACCCTTCCAACCTGCACTAGCTGGGATGGGTGGAGCGCAGCAACAGGCCGCTAAAGAAGCTGCAGAGAGGGAAGCACGTATTCGTGCTCAAGCAGCCAGGACAGGTCCCGTAGATCCGAACTTAGGGAAGCCTATAGACCAGATAATTACAGCAATCAACGGAGATGAATTCAATCCTGTTGAGAATAATAAAGCCATGATGGAAAAATCGGCTGCATTGTTGGAAGGGATGGGTATCAAGAGAGAAGACCAGTTCATGTATGGTGAGCAGGACCTATCTAATATAGATCCTAGCGACATAGAGTTTCAGGATTTTGCAGGTAGTTACGCTGGTGGTATTTTAGCTAGGGAGGAGGCAGCGGATGCTGGGAAAAAAGTCTCATCTGGCTTTGCCCATGGCATGCATGTAAAAATTAAGGGCAAGGACTATATGTATAAAATTATACCGGGTGAACAGTATGCAGAACGAGCTTCTTTTGCCCTAGACAAAGCTTTAGGTCTAGGAGTAATGCCATATATAGAAGTAACTAATCTTGGTGTGGAGTGGATGAGAGATGCTGGTCTAAAGGATGAAGACATAGCAGAATGGGTAGAGATGGGTGAGCGAGGTGGCGGGTTCTTACAAGAATGGCATTCTGGGTATGGGAAGGCAGGGAGTGCGGGCCATTCAAGGGATATTCAAGGTCTCCATAGCGGATTTGGAATGATAGCTATGGATCTTATATTGGGTCAATCGGATCGCCATAACCTCAACTTTGGAATAGGCAGAGACACCAAAAAAATAGTGGCTTTTGACAATGGTGCAAATGGTAGATTTGCAGAGATTAAGGCCGATAATCAAAGGGGTAAGGGGCTAGTTAAGTGGGAATTTTGGAGAGATCATGATCCCAATCCACTATTTGGTGCAACGACAGCCAATGTTCCTAGACTTGCGGCTGGACTTCCTACTGGAATGTCGGAAAAGAAATTCATAGGTCACTTTGATGCTTGGTTTGATGATCATTTTGATATGAATAAAATTCTAGATGTAGCCGAAGCTTGTAATATGCATGTTGTTGGCGAACTTATGGATGGTACGAAAGTTACTACAGAAGTAATTAAGAAACGTATGCGTGAATTTGCTTTAGCGTCCTATGATCTGGGTAATTTTACAGAAAAAACAGTTAGAGGTAGACTTGTACCTAGTTGGTTCGATCCAGGTCAGAATGCGAAAGTAAAAGATAAGTCACCGTCGCCTGAACGAGTTGAAGACGCATCGGCTCCAGAACCAGGAACTCCAGTTTCTGCGCCGTCTGCGCCGTCTGCGCCGTCTGCTCCAGATCCACAGCAAGCATTTATGGGTGGGGTATCTGCGTTCTTAGCTGGGCAAGGTGCTCCACAGTCTATGATTGATGAGGCTATGTCTCCTTCAAATCAGAACTTGATTAATCAGGCTCTTAGATTGGGAATCAACGATGAGAAAAAAAGAGAAAATCTACAAGTAGCTATAAATGAAATCGCTCTTAAAAATGTTGATGCTGCTGCTGGTTGGCAAGCCATATTAGATGATAGTCCAGAACGACTTGGAATTGGTGCTTCACCCGATGAGACAGGTTCACCCCTACGCCCGGAATCTCCATCTCAACGAGGATCCTCCTACAACATACCTGAATCGGAAGAAGAGGCTCTCAGGGAGGAAGTGGGGGTCGGTTCTCAGGGTTTGTTGCAGCCTAGTTCTGAATTGGATCAACAGAGAGCACCCGATGCTAGGAAATATGAAACGGCAGGTGGTGGTACACCAATAAGTCCCGAAGAGGCATACAGTAAGAATTGGGATACAGGCGATCAGGAAGCTATTGTAGATGCGGCATTATCTATTGGTTCCGCAAGTAATCCTGAAAGGGCAGCACAAGCTCGAATCGATGCTGGAGATTTACCTAGCAATGTATCTGTGGGGGATTTAATTAATCTGATGCCGGGAGCAGCCCTATCACCAGGGGAACGTAGAAGACTGGCTGGACAGACAGAGGAACTTGAAGGCGGTAGACCCATTTCTGGAGGTAGACCTCCGGGACAAACAGGTCTTCGACAAGGACAATCTCAGAGGACACCTCCCTCAGGGCTATATACAACTCCTCAAATTCAGTCCTCAAAGGATTCTAGGCCAGAGTATAAACTAATCAAACAGAGATATGAATGAGCTTGACAGATGTGCTTAAATAGAGTATACTGAACAGTGAGAAACTTTAGTATACGAGGTGGTTTGATATGGCAGTGTTAATAGAGAAGACTTGGATCAGTTATGGTCATCCAGAGTCTGAAGAAGAGGTTCGTATTGCTGCAGCTATTCTTCCCAGTGGAAAAGTTTTAACAAAAGATGACGATGAAGCTCCTTTTGGGACTGATCGTGTATCATTAGAGGGGGCCGTAAAAGAATACCAACTTGCGGGTTACAGTGAAGCTGAGATGTTTGATCGTATATATCTTGAATATACGAGTATGTCTACAAAGTTCTTTTTAGTAGAGGATCCTAGAGAAGCTAGAAAGATAATCAAAGAAGCGGGATTAACTGCAACGTTAACGCCAAGAGAACGTGCAGAATATAGAAGTTTGAAGCTACCGGAAAATTATTTCACCGCTAGGGAGCAATCCGATGGCGACCAAGAGTAGACCCAAAAAATCTGAGCACCCGGAACTCTGGTACATGTTCGATGCTGTGAACACCCTGGTAGCGGGGTTTCATGTGTATGGGGACAAAGACGACGAGGAAGAGGGATACGGTTTCGTATTGCAGATTGAGACGGATCAGGGATCTTCAGAGTACTGGCCCGTAATCTATGACAATGTAAGAGATTTTGGTAAGAAGGTTGCTACAGAGACAGCGCATGGCAATATTATTGTTGCTCCTATCGATCCTGAAGACAAACAAGATGTTCTAGAGACCTTCAATGATTTGGGATTCGTTGCCAAGAGGGCTACCGATCAGGATGCCGATGAATTGATACGTGAGTTGGACAAACTCTCCACTATTAAGGGCGGAGAAAGTAAGAAATACAAAGGTAAGGGGGGGAAATAAATGTCTAAGCGTCTGGATACGATTGGATCTATATTAGATACCCTAACGGGTGTTCTAGAGATTGAGTATCTTAAGAAGCAAAAACGGACCAGCAATGAGTACGACAACGTCGTTACTCAACTTGAAGATATGGTTCGTATAGCTAAAAGTCGTTCTCTTAAAAAATAGTCTCATGTCTAACAAATTTCTCCCTGAGCAGGAGATGTTGTTAAAACTGGATTATTGGCTTGCTAAGCAAGAGGCTGATCCTGTTCGTTCTATAGAGCGAGTAGAGGCGGGTGAGGATCCTCGTGCTGAATCTTTTAGGGTTGAGGAAAGAGCACCCGCAGAGACTCAGCGGTTAACGCACCCAGGAGAGTCTGGAAAAGTTCAGACTAAAATATATGAGCTAGTGCATCGAGGTGGCAGGACTTTTGAGAGGGCACGAACTGCCTGGGTCAACCCGGAGGTAGCACAAAGATTAAACCAACGTAAGGTAGCTACTGACTGGATCCGTACTTTAGGTAACTACCTTCCTATTTATTTTGTTGGTGGCTATATTCGAGATAAGTATTTTAAAAAAGTATCTAAAGATGTAGACATTATATCTCTTACTCCCCTTGCCAATGTAAAACAGATTTTCGATAATTTGGGTATCAAGTATTCCGAGCATTCGAATGCATTTGCTCGTTTGAAATTCCACGTCGGTGATTTAAAAGTAGATATGATCTCTACTACTGCAGATGGTTTGTTGGACAATCTCAGGCAAAGAGATTTTACAATCAATGCCATTGCTCAATCTGTAACTGGTCAATTTTATGATCCTTACCACGGTTTGGATGACATTAAAGCTAAGGTACTTCGCACTCCCGCAGATCGTAGCTTAGAATCCTTTACTGAAGATTCCTCTCGAATTCTTAGGGCAGCTAGGTTCCTATCTGATTTTCCTGTTAAGCCCCACGGTTCCTTACTTGCGGCTATGCCGGATGCATCAGAATTAGTGGGTAATTTAAAACCAGACAGAATTGGGTGGGAGTTAAAAAAGATACTCAAGACCGAGAAGCCTTGGATAGGGCTTAGATTTTTATCCACCTACGATATTATTCAATATATATGCTCTGATTTGAATAAGTTGAGGGGGCTGAAGCAAAAGGGTAGGCGTAAAGATGTATGGGACCACACTCTACGTTCCCTCAAAGCAGCTAAATCTACTGATTTGATATTAAACCTAGCTTTATTGTTCCACGATGTTGGCAAGGGTGCAATTGAGAAGGTTAATGGTAACTTCCCCGGGCATGCCGATCCTGGATCAAAGTTAACAGAAAAGACTCTTGCTAGGCTTGGATTCAATAAAAATACTATTTCTAGGGTTTCCAATCTAATAGCCAATCATAAGTTTCTTGATGAAATGAAGCAGGATCCAGATGTAGATGAAATAAAGAAATTGGTTTTGGAGTTAAGGGGAGATTTGAATAGATTCTTTGAATTAATGAAAGCTGATTCTAAGGGGGCTGGAGACCTCAGCGAAGATGCTAAGAAATTAGAAACTTTTATTCGTTCAGTTAAATCCTCCCTTCCAGATGAGACTGGGGAAGAAGATGAGACAGAAATTCAAAAATTAGATGAAGTACCCCGTCCAGAGCGTAAAGATGGGGTTCTTTTGGAGAAGAGCGGCGACCCAACTCCCAGCATCGAATCCAAGGTGTTGAATGAGATAGATGAATCCATGTTTTTATTGTCTGAAGATTATCCAGTTGCCGCCGAGGTGGAAGATTTAATTAAACTTGTTGGAAAGAAGTAACTAATGTCTCAAATGGGTCGTCCTAAGCTTATAAGTAAAGAGGGTCATCATCATCATGATGGTTATGGTAGATGGCATCCTGTAGAGCAGCCCCATGGCATAAGGACTGAAGTTTTACACAAAGAATTTTCTTCTAAATCTTCACGTGAGGATACACAGAAGAAAGATAGTGCGGCTTACGAAATTTTTGAATTAGTAGAAGAACTTGAAAAAATGCAGACTGGACGTATACTTATCACTGAATTACAAAAATCAATTGAAACTCTTATCGAACGTAATAAAAGAAAAAAGAAGCCTAGGATAGATCCTTCACGAAAAGTAGAGCAAGAGAGTATAGGTAAGGAGAGTTCGGAAGAAGAGCGGGAACCAAATACTTATGGTTTACCGTAATGGATAAGGAGTAAGGTATGACAACGGAGACGGGTAAGGCGAAGAAAACGACCACTAGAAAAGCTAAAGTATCGACTGTTGATGCAGTGGCATCGTGTGATTGTGGGGACAAGATTAAAGTTTTGGAGTCAAAGGTAGAAGTCCTGGCTCAGTATATGAAAACATTTAATACTTTCCTCAATCAGAGCATGATCTCTAACACAATAGACAGAACCGCTGAGGAAGGGTTGACTGAGGTCATGGATACGTATCCAGCCACATAGTGCCCGTAAAAAGGACAAGAACCAAGTCTGCTGGTAAACCAGGTAAGGCTCGTCGGGCGAGTATTCCAGGGGGCAGACCAAAAAAGAAGAGTAACGGGTTTAATAAATCTGCCGCATTTTGGGGTAGGTTAGCTAAACAGGAACCGAACAATGCTGAGATGACATTGTTCGGTATAATGTTTTATCTGGGGTTGCCGTACAAATATACTGGCAATGGTCAGTTTATACTGATGGGGCACGCTCCAGATTTTGTTCATTTGAAGAATAGGAAGATAGTTGAATTCTACGGGGAGAGATGGCACAAGCCCCCAGAGGAGCAGGAAAGGATAGACCTTTTTGCTAGGGCTGATTATCAAGTCTTGGTTGTCTGGCAGAGAGAAATAAAACCTAATCCTGTTAGTAGGAAAAAACTTTACAAGAGACTGTTGGATTTTGAGGCATTGCCAGATTTAGAAAGATGAGAGTTTCGTCAAAAGGATGCCCAAAGTGTGATGGTGATGTGTATGTTCAAGGGGATAGATTAGAGGACAATACCTACGAGATTTACTGCATTCAATGTGGATCTAGGGATTTTCCAGATGAGCTTGGATTGTTGGCCCACACCATGCAGAAACTAAAGAAAAGGTTCGACAATTGGACTGGACAGCCGCCTCAGCGATAGTCGGTGCCTCCACCGGGGTTCTCTCTTTGGTGGGAATTATATATATGTTGGGATATAAGTTGTCCAGTATAGAAACTAGACTTACTTTGATATGGTCTGTTTTTGTAGAAGATGCTCTTCGTCAACAGGTACGCAGAGGCAATCTGTCTCACAGTTCTCCTTATACATTGAGTAGATCCCTCACATCAGAGCAGTTCATAGGCAACAACTCAGTGAGTCAGCTTAGTAAAAAATCTCATCTATCTGACCACCAGTTGGCCTTAGAAATAATTTCTGTGCTGGGGTTTGATTTTATATCTAAATCCAGTATGGAACATGATATGACTACTCAAGAATACGTGGCAATGTGTATCGTATCAGTAAGGAGTTTAAATTGATTGTACATCTCACGAAGGGAGAACTTTGTTTGATTGATGATTCTCTCACGCTATTACACCCAAAGAGTGGGGAGACTGAAGAGTATCCTCCTAAGATAATTTATAGAATGCTTCTCCCCAGTGCTTCAACCGCAGCCCCAATAGAACTACTGGATAGCATAGGTGCTGCTCTTTTAGAGGCTCACGAAAAAGTCGAAACGGAGGAGGATGCTGGGGTTTCTCTTGATTTATCCGAAGAGTATTTATGGTTGATACGAGAGATTGCAAACACCAACATCATGTTTGGAAAAGAACCTGTTGGGTACAATATTAAAATTAAGGTTCATCAGGCTTTAAGGCAGATCCGTAGGGATGAGGTTATTGGAAATATTAAAGTATCGTCAAATGATGTGACTTACGATAGAGATAAGCTAGACGCATTACAGATATTGGAGTCCGATGAGTAGTAACGTTTAGTTTATCTTGGATCGGTAGTGGGGCTTACATCTTCCATTTGTTATAGTGATGGGTATCTTACAAACTGTACAGATACCCTTTTTTTGACCATCTCTACAAGATTTGCAGCGTATTTTAAAATTACGTGCTCGTGCTTGCCACAATGGAGCAAGATACTTAACACTGCAAATTGGACAGGTAAGCTCTGTTTTTTCTAGATCTCGTCTCTCTAGAGATAATTTTTTAGATCGAGATTTTAAAACTTTGAGGTCTTCGGCACATTCCATGTCTGTACATAATGGAAATATTTTTTGTCTCTTTAAGAATTGTGTTGGTGCTGCACAAATAAAGCACTTAGCAAAGATACTAACGGAGCACCCACATGTAGATTGAAATTTATATGTGGGCAGGAACTTTTTGTTACACTTAGAACAAGTTCTTAGATCATCTTTATGGTCTTTTATTTGATAACTTACCCAAAGTTGACGTACTCGTTCTCGTGAAATATTTAAGTTTTTTGCTATACGATTACTTCGGATCCCCGAAAGTTTCATATTGACCACTCTGTGGTAGTTCGGCCCCCTGGTACTCATAGTTTAATGCAACTTAATCTCCATAACTTCCATATTGCCTTTTTTCTCCTGTGGGCAGTACGCCCGATTTTTGTAATTCTGCGAGTACATCAGCAAATCCACCGTGATCTGTCATGATGGTTCGCATTTCATTATCTATTACAGCTTGAACAGTTTCTATGTCTGATAGGCGATCATCAAAATCGTCTAGATCGTCTCCTACCCTATTCATTTTCGGACCCCAGTCATCCATCATCCAGGTGACTTTAGTTTCCAGTTCTGTGATGGCATTCAAAATATCAGTGGGGTCAAAATTCTCTACTTCGACCAAGGATAGTGCTATAAGTTGTGTCTTGAGATTATCTAAATCCGTTTTCAAAACAGCTACATCAACTGTGGTTGCCTGTGCTTGCATTGTTGTTACTGATGAATCTAGGGTCTTAACCGTGGAATCCAGTTGAGCTACGTACCAGATAATCCCAAATGCCTGGGCAACGATTACCCCAACTATACCGATAGAAACTTTCATATTTTTTAAATCCATGTTACCTCCTTTTCCATCTCCATATTCCTAAGAAAGTAGTTACCAGGGATACAGCGGACAAAATCCAAAATTTACGCTTCAGAATAAGTTTCTCTGTTTTGAGAGCAGGATTATTTGATTTCATTATTCACCGTTAACGACTTAAATCTGCTAGTAATTCTTGCATTATACTCCGATTTTCTGTTTTTATATTCTTATCGAGGAGAGTACTCAGTAGTTCTCTTTTATTTTCCACCAGATTAGACATTTTTTCGTCTATAGTACTTTCAAGTTCCATGTACCAGATAGTTACGCCTTTCTTTTGTCCTATTCTATGTAATCTATCTTCCATCTGCTCTTCTGTTGCCGGGGACCATTGCCTTTCTACAAATAAAGCATTGCTGGCAGCAGTGAGGGTCACCCCCATTCCCATTGCAGTAGAAGCTAAGAATACTAGGCAGGAGTCATCTGTTTGGAATTTATCTACAGCAGGTTGACGTTTGACTGTAGGTGTTTGACCATCGACTCTGACGTAACTTATTTGTTCCTTCTTTACGAAATCTTCTAGCATGTCCAACACATCGTGATGATGCCCAAAGACGAGTAACTTTTCTCCGTCTTGAGTGAAATTTTTGATGTAATCGTTTGCCATTTCCGCTTTGGCTAATCCAACAAGATGTCTGAGTAGCCCAAGTTTAGCTAATGCATTGTTGTGTACATCATTTGCATTTTGCTGATTATCCTGAATTATTCTTACTGTGGTCATTAAATCTGTTTCAGCGGCAACGTAATCAGCACGTATATTACCTGGCATCTCTATGTAAATAACTTCTCTACGCTTAGGGGGTAACTCTGTTAATACCTCCTCTTTGCGTCTTCTTATGATGAAGGGTTGGATTAAACTTTGTAGTTCTTTTGTATTTGAGGTTCCATTGAATTGCCAACCGTAACCGTTATGCTCTCCATTACAATATCGAAGTCCAAATTTAAACCAACTGGGGAACTGTTTAGGTTCAATTAGGTTGAGTATGTTAAAGAATTCTATTGGACGATTGATTATAGGAGTTCCTGACAGGCCAATAACATATTTAGAAGTCTTTCCTAGAAGAATAGCGGCCTTTGTACGTTTTGCTTTGGCTTCTTTAAGGTATGTACACTCATCGAATACAACTACATCGGATTTAATTTCCACTAGCTCATCTTTGAGCTTCCAGAGAAGATCGTAGTTAACTACAGTTAGGTCTATTGATGTATCTATTTTATCTTTGCCAGACATTATCACTTGAACTGATCTGTCTGGAATCCATTTTTGTGCTTCTCTGATCCAATGGCGTTTAACAGATGCGGGAGTTACTACGATAGTAGAAAATTTGGGGTGCAGGGATAGCCATGCAAGAGTTTGTATGGTTTTTCCTAGGCCAGGTGCATCTGCAATAATGGCTCCTCGTGTTGGGACTGTATCAAGAAAAGCCACCCCTAGTTCCTGATATGGAAATAGGAGGTGGCTTAGATTCAATTCTTTTTTGATTCTTTGTAGAGCCTTTATTCCTGCCTCTGTGGATAAATTATCTGGAGTTAGGACAGAAGATAATTCTTCTACTGCTGCTTGCTTAGGAGCCAATCTATTTGCGTAGATGCGTATAGACTCTGCAACGTTTGGATAATGGCTGTCTACGGCCTCTGCAGCCCTGTAGAGATAGCGATTAGGTATCTCCCAGCCCTTTTCCTCTGGCATCCATTTGCGTCCAGGTATCTCTCTTATCCTGCTTATGATTTCCTTGTTGTATGGAAATTTTACAATCATCTACAATTACATTTTCTAGAGTGAATAAAAGCTCGTTCCAGATCACTCATTTTATTCGCTAGAGTCAACTTAGTTGCGAGTTGTTTTATCTGGGGTAACTCAGACATGTCTCCTGAGTCCTCCAGCAGCATCCGAATGTATTCCTTGTAAAGACCGTAGGACTCATCGTCTTTCCCTAATTTCATTGTTTGCTCCTTATTGGATATTTTTATTCCTGAATACTAGGAAGAGTGCCACCCATTGCAGGAAGAGTACCTCCCAAATCATTTTCTGGTTCTGGGGGTTCATCTGGGTCGATGTCGGGAAGGGTGCTTCCTAGTTCAAAGTCGTCTTCATCTTTGATTATTATGGGAATTTCCTGGTTCGTTGAGGGCAGGTGACCTTCAAGCGGGTCAATTACTTCTAGGGCATAGTCCCACATCCATCCAAAGTAATCTTCGTATACTACTTTTCTGAATCTGTGGGGGATCCCCGGGCATTCTTTAGTTTCAAGCCCCACTACCTGTGAACCTAGTGGTATAGGAGCTTTGATTAATGTCCCAGGCATGCAGAACTCACCAAAACGTTTTAGTTTGAACATACCCTGGCTGTTCAGCCAGACTTTGTGGGTGCCTGTAACAATGGAATCGCCTCCCACATCAGCATAGGTGGGTTGAACAATTAGTAATGATGCTGCTCCAGCTATTAGTACTGCCGCTCCTAGGGAAGTTAAAATTCTCATTTTTCATCTCCACATGGGCAGTGGCATTTCACAACAAAATCTGAACATAGATACTCCAACCTGCATGAATTCGGATTAGCTCCACATTTGTGGAAATTTAGATCTCCGTTTCGATCATTCCAGCAGGGGTTGCATACCCTGATTTCTGTGGTTTCTATTTTGTGTCCGCTATTCAATAAGTCCATCAATGTGTTCCAATTTTCGCTTAGCTTCTTGGATCATCTCTTCATGTTCGGTTATTCTTGCTTTGTATACGGTTATGACCGCCCCTAGATCTTCTACGGTTCTTTTCAACGCATCCCTTTGCTGCACTAAGAGTTCTTCGAACATACCCTGGTCTTCCTTGGAGGGTAGTTCTTTACGAACGTCAGGCTCAGGGGGAGCTTCTATACCAGCGACTTGATGTTGGTCCGCAGGACAGTCAATCGGGTGAGGGATCCCCGTGTTTCTAGGTCTAAATGTGATTTTGTCTTCGGGGTTCATTTCTACTCCTATCCGTATCTTTACTGGAGATACAAGGTCAATTTTTTCAAGAAATTTTAATGTCTTCATACTCAGCTTTTTCCTGCACTAGTCTATGTCTAGGTACGTATTTTTCGTTGGCTAGCCCACTATAGTGGGGATGAACCCAGATAAGTTTTCGCTGTTCCCTTCCTGGACCATGCGGTTGATTCTTCCAGTGACCTCGCACGTCGTACATGTAGCTGTGCTTGGAGCCAGTTCCAGTAGCCACTGAATTTCGTTTTATGCTGGACGGGGGCTTGTACGAGATAGTAGTCCAGGGGGGTGGGGGTGGTAATCCCTGCTTCTGTGCCCTGCGACGTTCGCCCCGGTTGACTTGAACTTCCTCTGTCTGCATGCGAGGGGAGGTCATGTAGTTCATCATGAACATGAATATGTCTCCAACCCTCATTGTGGTATCTTCAAGAATGTTCAGCTTTCTATCAGAACCCCAACCTTCAGACAGGACAGAGGACTCTATTCCACTCCCGGCAGGAATTAGATGGGTAGACATCCTGTTTTTTTCTACTTGAAATACGTTTGAGGCGTGGATCACTTCTTCAGATTGTCCCCCAGTGATTTTAGTGAGGGGGAGCCAGATAGCTCCTGTATTTATATCGAAGTATGCCCCTTGATTAATCTTTGCCAGTCCTTGATGGTTTGAATCCATTAGAAGTCCAAACCATTGCAGGTATCCCAACATGATTGAATCGTTTGTTCCTGAGGAGTACCCATCGTAATTGGGAGTTGTCCCTTGAGGGGGTGTTATCTTCCATGTCTTTCCCTCTTGAGGAAGAACGGTTCGTGCAGTTCCATTGGAATTCTTACTTATCAGAAGATGCTGTATCTCATCTCTGAAGGCCATTGCCCCAATGGATATAGAAATTTCTCTGGTTATAGGTACTCCATCTAATTTTTGTCTCTGTTCAATTAACTCGTGGAACATATCAGGTCTATACAACTCTGATCCAAGTAAGAAATGCTCACTTGCCATAGGGGGCAAGTTTACGAAACCGTCGAATTGGATGTACATGTTAGGAAATGGAGGTTTGGTTATGAACCCCTCATTTCGTGTGGGATGGGTGTCATGTCCTTCCCACACTGGGTAATTAAGCTGATCAAATCGTATTCTTCGAGTAGTTGTATCTGCAATCAGGTCGTATACAAAGTTTAATTCTTTGTTGTCTATACCTGGCGAGATATCAGATGCTGTCAGACCGGAATATTCTGCCAGACTGGAATATTTGGACGATCCATATTTTATTAAGATTTCTTCATTCGGATCGATAGAGGCAGCGTGTTTGATTCTATCTTTTGCCTGATTGAATAGTTTCTCGCTCATAAGTGTAGATTGCACTTCTGGGGAATCCCTAAAAGAGTCTGTTTCTTGTACATCTAAATGGGTTAGAGCTTCCTCAGCAGACATAACTTTCCGTGAGTCTGGATGGATATCATTTATAATGATAGGCAGCATTTTATCGTGCATTTCATTGTGTGGGATATCCCTAGTCTTTACGTTGTTGTTCTGAGCAGCCTCAAGCTGTGCTCCAGCCTTCTCAAGAGCTTCTATATCTTTAGCAGTGAAACCGAAATCTGACGGGTTTATGGTGTGTCTGAGATTAGTGTCCTTAGTAACTATTTGTATTGGCACTTGGCCTTTTGGAATATCTGGGTTTCCCCCTGCAGCTACATATGCTTTCCACTCATCGGAATCGGGATGCATCACGTTAACTTGTTCTATGTCTAAAGTTTCAGACACGCCTTCTTTATTTATATATTTAACTATCTTATTGCCAGGGGAAATTTCTAGGGAGCCTTGCTCTACGTCTGTTATTCCTAGTTCCTCTAGACTGCTCTCGTTGACATCACCTTCGGATTTCAGCCCTTGATTCTGTAATGCTCTTTTTTCCAATGCCAGAGTCTGACGTTCCATCTCTTTTATACGTCTTGCGTTCTTGGCAAGGAATTTTTCTTTTCTAGACATCCCATTTTCCTTCATCTATTGTTCTGGCTATAGCTCCATAGACTGACAGGTCGGCCCAACTATCAATCACACTCTCATCGGTGTTGCTAGGAATAGAAGTGGACTTTCCTTGGAGGTTTATCAACCTCTCTATCTTGTCACTGGAACGGATAAGGACTCCCAAAGTGCCGAATTTGTTGATGTTATGAGGGCCGTAGTCTCTCTGCTTCTTATCGAATAGCTGAATATCTGACAGGAACTGTTTTATTATTTCTTTAGTTTGAGGCTCCTTGCAGCCTAGTTGTTCATAGATCTGGTCTACGAGCAACTCCTCTTCGATTGCATCCAACGTATCGACCATGAGGGCTTCCCTTTCTCTTTGATATTTTTATCATATAGGAATTCTTAATTCGTGTCAAGCACTCCTCGTGCTGGTCTGTTGTCTGTGATGTTTATGTCTATTGGATTGATGACAATCTCTTGCTCTCCACGATCATCGAAATAGGCCAGGATAGAGGATTTTTCGCATTGACCCTCTGCTACTCTTGGGGCCGTCTCAATTTTGAACCTAGTAGCAAACCAGTCTGCTTTTTCTTCTGAGAGAGTCCAGCTAATACCCATCAAGTTATTTTTAATATCGTCGTCGTAGCCTCTATAGATAGTTGCCTTTTTGGGTAAGTCTTGAATCACCTGTCTTTCTTTAGAAGACATCAATTTACGTTTTTGTTTGACGTTGGCACTGAACAAATCTAACCACATGTCTTTGTGTACATGGGGAAATTCTGTATCTATCCAGATACCAGACAGGTTCTTCCAGTATTCAACTGGTTTCATATATGGAGCAAATTGAGCAAAGGCCCACGCTCTCCAAGATCGTTCATGAAGCCATACAACTCCATCCCATTTCTTATTCTGTATGAGTTCTTTGAGTTTTTCCTGTTTACTTTTGAACAATTTATTTAGATATAGGTTTTGGGCTGGGGTGTAGACCATATGGCGAACCAATGGATGATCCACCATTGGCCCGAATTCCATATCTTCACTGTTGATGAGACTGTCTTCTAGTTCTTTTACCAACTTGACATCAGAATGATCCGATGTGAAATCATCCGCAGTCGGACCTTTGGGATATTCTCTAGTAGTCAATTCTTATTATCTTTGTGGTCTTTCAGAGCAGTTCTATAGGCTTTTCTAGTAGACCCTTTACCGTAATTCTTTCCTATGTACTGACCCTGGCAAGTTTTATCGCAGAAGACGTATTTAGGATTGGCCCGGAGGATATCTCTCTTCCGCCTGATAACGTCTTTCTTACAGTTCTTGCATGAGTAGGTTCCCCATACCATGCCGTACCTGCATGTTCGGCAGTATCTATGACCAGTTTTTAAATCAACGTAAGGTCTAACCTTACTGGGATAGAGAAATGTACCGCATTCATGGCATGAAGGCTGTACCTTACCTGACTCTACCCCCGCTTCTTGTAAAACCTGGCGAACATACTCTCGACTAACTCCAGTTTCTTCCCCTATGGATTCAAGAGTTTTCTTGGGGTGGGTCTTCTTCCGAGTTATTATCGATACTTTGAGTTTGTCCGACACGCTGTTCATCGTCTTCACTGATTGCTGCATTATTTTCTCCTTGCCTGATTAATTCACCTTCAAGTTTGTCCAATGCAAACTTCGTTAATAGCTCTATAAGTTGATACCTCTGTTGGTGTGTACCAATAGGTCTTATATGTTCCTCCCCTTTCCACTCTTCTATGTACCCAACGACGTAAGTTAAATCTTTTACCGCATCCCTTACCTGTTTAGTTCTTACTCTTACGGACATTTATCGGCTCCTTTATTCATAGCAAAATCTATTAACTGCCCATAGCCTTGTTTATTACTATCTATATATTCACGATATACTTTGTAGTGTTCTTGAAATTTATCTGGATCCTGCCTAAATGTTTCTGCTAGAAATTGTTTTGAGAAGTTAACTAGTGCTTCTGGTGGAGCATTGTCGATAATGTAATCAACAACCTCTTTTATTTGATTTTCATGTGTGTCCCCCGGAATACTTGGGAGGTTCAATTGAATTATCTTATTGCTTTTGTCCATTCGAAATTCTTATGCTCCTCTTTGTGAATGTTTGCCCATTCTTTGTACATGTTGATGATTGCGTTCATCCTCTCTAAGTCTCGCTCCACACGTTCGATGCGATCTTTAGAGTCACTTGAGAGGTTATGCATATACTGCATAGCCGACATCTCCTCTTCGATTCCAGAGACTTTACCGTCTATACCATATAACCAGTTCTTACTACCGGGACTTTCGTCGTAGTTGCTTTTTATCCATCTTCCTATCAGGAAGACTACTATACCTATCCAAAATATAGCTGCGAACATTGTTTTTATACCTCTCTAACCTTTTCTTATTTACATTATTTACTATTATTCTAAATGTGTCAAGCACTGCATGTGTATTGCTGTGTCTAGGTTCTTCATTTTTTCTATTGCATCTTCCACATCCACATTCACTGTTCATAAGGATGTCTCGTCTACTGGTACTAGCCTGGAAATCAAAGTGCCATCTGAGTCGCAGCTTACCTATTTTGTATTTACCTATTAGTTTCATAAGCCTATTCTTTATTCTGTTCCGGGAGGTTGAGAACGACGTGATGGCTCACTCGATTCGTAGATACGACTACGGGTTCCCGCAATCCAATGTCGCAGAGTGGATTCGGGCAAGTTATAGAGCTTACATACCTCCGTCCTAGAGGTATCTAAGGCTTGTGAAACCGCCTCAATCCTGAACTTTTTATCGTAACGAGTTTTAGTGTATCGTTTTTGTTTTGGTTGAGAGGTACTTTTCGGTAGCGAAGATGGCCTCCGAGTTTTGGGTGTTGATGAGATTTTTGTGTAGTCGGACCATAATTGGCTAACTCGTGAACGGGATATATTTAATTTCTGGGCTATTTGTGCCTCAGTTAGCCCTTCATGGGTTAGCTCTATGGTCTTGTAGTAATTAGTACCTTTTCGGTAGACCCTGTGCTCGTGGGGTCTCTTGCTAACAGGACGATTGCCTGATTCAGTTGCTTCTTTGTTCTCCCAATATCCCCTGTATCGTTTGTCGGGCTTGGTATAGCCACTTTGTTTAGTAAGTCTAACTCCATCAGGGTCAATTTTTATTTGTTGGGTGGTGGACACTCCATGATGTGTTGAAGATACTTGTATCTCCGACACCCCGGGGATGTGGGGCTGATCCTCTTCATCAGTCTTTTTAAACGTGAAGGGCCACTGTAGTTCGATGCGAAACTTTAGGTTGAATTCTTTAATCATTGGTTAGCCCTTAGCCCACCATTCTCCAGTAATAGCCATGTGTGTAGCTTTGGCCCCCAAGTCAGCCAGATTGTGATTGTATTGACCAGTATGGGGAGTCTTGCTATGGCCCTCATGAGCCAATTCATGGAGTATCAAAGAAGTTTGTTCTTGGGTTGGAATTCCATTATCCATTTCAAACCATTTATTTCCTAAACGATTCGATACGAAATCTAGTGTTCGAGCACCGTACTGAGCAATACGATTGTCAGCCACTGCTTTCATTTGAACGAATCTAACGGTGATATCAAACCCCAGAAGTTTTCTACCCATCCATTCGGCATATTGGGCTACTGCTTCCATGTCATCAGTTCTTCGGGGTTCTGGAACTTCTTCCAAGCCACCACCCTTCTCTTTCAATCCATAATTTACTATGGATGAAACCAGCCCCACATCCTGGAATCGTTGCCTTTCCTTCTTGGATAGGGTGCGTGGGTGAATGATGTCTTTTCCGGCATCATGTGCTTTCTCATTAGCAAACGTGTCAGTCGAATGTAAGACCGCATTGGGTCCGATCTTGGCATTCATTACCAATTCGACTGTATCGTCCGGGGTGCGTTGATCCTCTACTCCCATCTGAACCCAGGCTTCTGACGCTTCTGATTTCTCAAGGTCTTTTGCCACAACAGCCAATACCTCTGCATAGACATCTTGGAGATATGCATTCGTGACCGTGTCTCTGTTCGGGGGCATAGGGACTTTTTGCTGGATATCTACATCGTAGGGCATGTCAATCGGCTGAATGGTGATGCCCATCTCATAGATATGACCAGTGCCGTTTAGAGGCTCGTAGATGTCTATAGGGGTCTTTCTGGTGGTATACCTGATAGGTTGCCCTATTCCAGAGGCAAGCACCGTCTGAAGCGATCCAGCGGTAGTTCCTATAGATACTCTGGACTCCGCCTTTATGCCATTCACGGTGTACGTAATGTTGTTCGGTGGTAGGAATGTACGTAGAGCTTCAATAGTCTCGTCATACTCAGACCAGGGGCGTTCAATGGTAGCTGAGACTATTGTTCCCTTTGTTCGATTGTTGGGAGTGACTTCTCTGCCACCTTCTTTGGGAAAGTGGATGGTGGTTCCGACAGTCTCAACCGTACCTTCTTCCGCTACCGAAAGAATTTCTTTCTCTCCAATGTTAAAACGCCCACGAACGACTGCATTGAGTCGTTTGATGGTGGGAGCCATGATGGTGAACGCATCATCGATATCTCTGAAGCCAGCCCCATCGTCTTCGACCATGATCTCTATGGCTTCATCGTGATCCGGGGTACTGGTTTTTCTCAGGGTTACCGTACAGAGAGTAACGTCCTCGTCCCAGGAGTTGGCTACGAGTTCTTTGACTAGAGACCATAGAGGTCTCCCAGCATGCAAGTCCCTCATTCCCTCGGTGCTTACTTCAAATCTATTCTTCATTAGCCTTTTCTTCTCCTTCGCCTTTTCTTCCTTGACCTAGTTCCACATAATTAATATTATCACAATAATATACATCTGTCAAGCACCTAATTGTTTTACCTTTGTTATGTGTTCACATTCTGGTTTGGTGGTTGTAGCTGGACTGGGGCCACACCTCTCACACTTCCATCCCCATTTATATTTCCATACAGCTATACCCTCTACTGGGGGCTGATCTGGTTCATGAACAGACCATGTACCTGGAATTGTTTGAGTAATCATTACGCTTTTACAACTTCAACATCACAGCAGCGTCGTGTTGGATCATAGAAAGGTCGAGCGCATTTTGGACACATGTAAGGTGCGGACATCATTCTGCTCTTTATGTCCATAAGGGATTTTGTTTCCAAACACTAGCCGCTAATGTTTGTTCTTTTTGTGTACGTAGGCAGTAACAAACCTCCAGAGTGCATCCACGGCTAAAGTGAGTGATACCCACGCATAGTGTGCAGTCTTCAGCGTATCCATGATTACATCGTTCTTTGATTTTTCCGAATGTGATGCCCCCACGAACATTATCTGGTCCTGCATTCATGCATGGGGCTATGCTGTACACATAATTTATTAAACCTTTAATTTCTTCCTTGTCCTCAGACGTTATGACAACCTCAAAAGAATGACCTTTCTCACAGGTATCGCATGATACATATTCATTACTCATGGTTAGCCCTTTCTGCTAGTGCCTTTTCTTCTGGTGTACGTTTGGACTCGTCCAATGGAATCCAAGTACATGAAATAAGTTTCGTGTTTTCGCCCTCACATACAGCAACTAACTGTATGGGGTTACCATCATTGTTCTCATCTTTAGCGGTTACCACATCTCCATCCTCAATTTGTTTTTCTCCAAGGGAGATAGACAGATTCAATGTTCTACCTCCGTCTGATCGGTAACCGTTTGTTGATATATCCATATAGAGAAGAAAGAACACCAAGACTGTTAAGCTCGACATACCCACTATTAACCCAATCAGGACTTTGCTCATGTATTTTTTTATCCTCCTTCTCTTTGGTTGCTTTGGTTTCTTTCTCGGCAGAGGTTTTTAATTCTTTGATTCTGTATTTAAGGTCTTTACGCATCCTTGCCATCAACTTCTCATGGACTTCCATACGAGTTTTACCAACAAAAGAGATGGTTCTTCCCCCTGACTTATCTTTTTGATAGAGGGGAATTGAACGTATTCGTAAGTTCCCAGCCCAATTTCCATTAGGTTGTCTCTTAATCACCGGGGTAGTGTTGGTTTCTATATAATTTTCCAATACTTTAATTGCTTCTTTACGCCTAAAAATTGCCATACAGGTTCTAGAGCAGAACATGTGCTTATTTTTATATGACGGGCCTATGGAAGGATCGTTCATATATTGTTTTTTCGCCCTTGATTGTGATGTAGGTTTTCCACATGAATCGCAAGGACCGGAGATAATTTCGCTTTTTGACGTTGGGTCTTTTTTTCCTGGAGCGGTTCTATTGCCCCAACCCCATACCTTTCCTGTAACACTTCCTAGACATTCTTTGCTACAGAATTTCATGTCTGGATGTTTGCGATAAGAATCGTACCGTTTACGCTGAATAGCTTTTTCATCTTCATAAGTTTCTGTTTTACCGCACACATAACAGGTAACTTCTAATACATTTTTCTTGCTTTTTATGTGCCCTGTATCTTTATCAACCCATTGATGAGGTTTCAATGGTTTGCAGGTGAAACATCGATTGGAACTACGATTGTTACCTGTAAGTTTCAATCGAATTTCTAGTATCTGATGACCTTCAGCGCAGTAGCCGTAAGGAAGGGTACGTGCATGGGTCTTTTTAATGCCAGCTTTCTTGAGAAGTTGACGTATACGTTCTCTTGATATCCCACACATTTCTCCTAATGTGTTCAGGGAAATACGGGGATTTCTCTCAATTTCATTTTTAATGAATGTGAGTCGAGCATCTGCCCATGGAGCGTTGACGTTTCTGCCCATTGCTATCCTGTTAGTCCTTTTATAGATTTACCTATGGCTTCACCCAAGGGGATTGGCACTGCATTTCCAATTTGTTTGTATCGAGAGTTCAATGATCCCTTGAATTCCCAAGAGTCTGGGAATCCTTGAATCCGAGCATACTCTTTGATGCTGAGTGGCCTGGTCTGTACTGGATGACAGAGTCCTGTCGCCTTTTGGATAGGGCTTGTAGTCAGGGTTGGTGACCACTTATCGAAAGACAGCCTTCTCCAAAATCCTACTCGTCCTCCAGAAGAGTTATATGCTCCGCCCATGATTTTCTTTACTTCGTCTTTATCGAACTGATCGCTATCACGAACAAATCTCCAGTTCTTACCAGCAGGGATGCATTCATAAACAGCTTTCCTAGCTAGGCTGTACTCTTGGTATTCCCCGGGATCTTTTTGAATATCACCTATGGCATCCATTAGGGTTACAGGTTCACTGTGGGTAGGAACTATAAATTCTTTTATCGGCACATTGGGAAGTTCCCCATCTCTGCTGCCTATAAAGATCAGACGTTCTCGATGCTGGGGACTTCCATAGTCCAGAGCATTCAACACTCCATACATAACTTGGTATGGTTCCATAGCTGGAAGTATACGAGTGTTCAACAGACTTCCCGGTTTTTCATCAATAGATAGTGGTGGGTAACCATTACCACGTTTATTCAGAGGTCGATGCTTTATAGAGGCTGATGTAAGTCCTCTGACATTTTCCATGACAAAGAACCTAGGCTGGAGAACTCTCACGTACTCTAAGAAGTCCATGATGAGCTTTCCACGGTCATCTTCCATAGCCTGACGTTTGCCAGCCGTAGAGAATGATTGGCACGGTGGGCCACCACTTATCAGGTCAAAATCTAACTTACGTCTTTTCGAAATTCGATGAATGTATGGTAGATTTTCTTTTACTTCTCCCAGGATATTCTTAGTACCCCATTGGGCATCACTGCCTATAAGGATATTAATAGAGGAGTTGGCTTCAAGAGTGTTGTAACAATCCCTGTCTTTTTCTATACGGAATGTGGTTCCAAGGCCAGCTTTAGCTAGGCCAATGTCCAGTCCCCCGGCTCCTGAGAATAGTGATATATGTTTATTCATATGATGTTCTATTTTTACGCTCAATTCCATCGTCCATAGTGACTCGTATATTTATGGTTTGATGATCCCCACCAGACTTCATTCGGTATGCGATACGAGAAAGTATGAATGCTTTTATTGCTAAAGCTACGTTATCTATCGACTGCATAGACGGGGCTAAATTGTCGTTATCTGTACCTGGCTGTTCTTTTGGTCTATGTATTTGGAAATCGAAATAGTTTCTATGTTCACTAACCCATTGTTCCATTAAAGTGGCAGCTTCTTCTCTGCCGTAGAAATCAATTAAGCCACTATAAAGTGTAGCTAACCGTTTTTGATTGTCGTCCCCATCGCTCGATGCCTCAAAAAACTCTGCGAGAGTTTCCTCCCCCTCTCTTAGTATCCAACTCTTACTTTCGGATTCAAACTCTGTCGCCCGATCCCGTAAGGTATTCAGTTGTTGATCCAGCGTCGTTCCCCTTAATTCTTTTTTTGCTTGTGTACTCAATTCAGCAAACTGATTTTTAAGTTCTTCCATTTTTTCATTGGCTGCTGCTATGTCGCCGTCCAACAGAGCAGCGTCGTTCCACTCAACCCTGGAATCTATGGGGGGCTTTCGATCTGCTCTTGCACCCACCAGGGGCTTCTGATTGATTCCCGTCCGTACCCCCGTAAAGTACCCTGCTCTACGTTTGTTATTTCTTTTACTCATGTTTTTGCCCCAATAATTGAATGTAATTTCCAGAAGGAGTCTCTTCTTCAATACTCATAAAGCCACCGAATTCAGTGAATGAATCTTCTAAGTGGAAATCCTCTCCGGGTTCTTTCTTTTTTAATTCTTTATCTAGCTTATCGATGACTGCATCCATTACTTCATCGTCATTAGTTTCAGAGAGATTTTTCATCTGGAGAATGTATGTCCCGTAAATCTCTGTGCGTAGTTGGATACGGTATGTTTTTTCCATAATTCTTTCCTTGTTTTAGTACCCAATGCAGGGTGTAGTGAGCAGTTATTATCAGGGGTAACAAATAGGCTAAATCATAAGAGGTTCCGTTAGATGCGCTTGATCCCATTGCCCATAACCAATACACAAAAAGAAAAATTGCATGTAACTTTAGGTTGTACTGTAGCCATCCAGTACCGAAAATCATGAGGCCAACAATTATTACTGCTATACCGAGGTATTCCATATTTTTCTATGATCTCGCTCTCTTCATTACAGTTACAAATTTAGCTATGGTTCGTTGTAGGGCAGTCTCAGAGGCAAGCCAAGTTCGATGAGTTCTGCGAACTTTAACGGCTGTTTTTTCTACCTCTGCTATATGTTCGGGTTTGTTCATTATCAGTATGCTAACCATCCAAATTTTGATTGATGATATTTTCAACTTCTGCGATAGCTTCTTTAATGTAGGCTTGGTGGGCCTCATCTTCAAAACCATCAAGTAAGTCCATGGATTGTCCAATGGCTTCTCTTAACGACCTTGCGCCAATATCTAGACTGTTTAATTCATCTGGACGTACCTTACCCATAATGACCCAAAACATTCCCAAGAATTCTTCAGTCGTCATCTTCATGTTTACGTTGTCAGTCTGTCTATTGTGTTCGATTGAGATACTCATGTTGTGGTTCCTTTTTCGGCCTCTGAGGCTAGTAGGTGCCTCTTGAAGTGAGAATCCGTACACATCGCTTACATGTCACTTCATTGTGAGCATACGATGTCACCCATTTCGTACCGTCTGTAACGAGAACTTTGTCAAAGTTTGCGCCCTCGGCACACAAGGCCCATCGGAGCTTGGTGTCGGGGTATTTCCACGCTTCATGTGGCCCCCCCTTATGAATCACTGTCATCACGTTCTCCTCAACCTCATATTTTAATTTATCATATAAATCTATACGTGTCAAGCACCGTAGCTATTCACGTCTATCGTGGCTCTAATAGAGGGGGCTGGCATTGGTTTTCCTTATTGATTTCCACGGCTTCCCTGAGAAGGTGGTTGGAGAAGAACGTGTCTTCCATAACCTTTCCATCTACTACAATCTCAGCAAACTCATAAGAGTCGCTCATATTGCTCTGAGTTATGGAGTTATAAACTTCGGTCCATCCAACAATATCTTTAGCATTGTCCTGGGCTTCAGCCAAGTCGTTTGCTTGGACGGTGGCAGTATGTGTAACCGCTACTCCAAATACCTTTGTGACGGACACTTCATAATTATCCATAAACTCTTTCTCCTTTTCTTTAGTTGCAGTTCAGTTGCATTTTAGTTTCAAATCAGTGGAACTATTTGCCTTCCAAGTGACTCGACTACAGGGGGGCATACTGCATTTCCAAACTGCATGTACGCTTGGGTGTCGCTAACAGGGATTGCATATTCATCTGAGAATCCCATGACTCTTGCGACCTCTCTGGGAGTCAATCGTCTTGGATTCCTACCTACGCCATCATCAATTAGGCAATCGGAACCATCCTTGTAATACCTATGTTGAATCGTGGGTGCAACTTCAGTTGCAGTTTTGAGTTGGAAACCATAACCATTGCCTTTGTTGGCATGTCTCGCCTTGTGTTCCTGCATGGTTCCCCAACGCTTATCGGAGACTTCATACTTGTCCTCAATTCCATTGCCGAGAGTGCCTTGAAGTATGTCTCCCAGAGTTCTGCTAGGGTAGCTATTGCCAAATAAGCCAGTGCCTGGAAATTGGAATTGTTCGCTGATATTCAGACTTCTATCAATGCCTACCAGAAAGGCCCGTACTCGATTTTGAGGCACTCCAAAGTCTTTACTGACAAGAAGTTCTGTATGCAGGTCATAGCCACGTTCATTGAACGATTGTTCGATGATGTCTCTGTACTTGAGGACACCTCGCACGTTCTCAAAGATGACTATCTTTGGACGCTTCTCAGCTACGATGTCCATAGTTGACCAGAATACCTCTGTTCTAGGGTCTTCAAATCCCTTCTTGGCCCCAGCATTAGAGAACGAGACACATGGGAATCCACATGTCAGGATATCGTGGTCTGGGACTTCACTGGGGATGATCTCGTTAATATCGTGGCCCTCGACAGTGCCACCGAAATTAGTCTCGTAGGTGTATCTAGCGAACTTGTTCCACTCAGCAGTGTAGACACACTCTCCACCAAGAGCCTGTAGGCCAATGCGGAATCCGCCGATCCCAGCACATAGGTCTATGAAAGTGAATTTGCTGCCAGAAGAGTAGAAAACGTGACCACAGTTACTGCATCCATCTCCATGCGATGCATTGTCAGGAATGTTCTCGTAGCAGTCAGGACATTCACCATTTGGATAGTTGTTCTTGATTGTCATTCAGTCTGACTCCTTTGTTATTGTTGTGATGAGGCTGGGAACGGATACTGGACTAAAGCGAGTCGCTTCACCGATTTCCTATAACTTGCAGGGTTGGCTTTGCCCTAACTGTCCTATGGCTTATATCGGAGTGCCACCCAACCTCATCTATTCCATTATATAGGATATTGTGTAATGTGTCAAGCACATCAGGAGTACTGGTTCCATCCACAATTTCCACATTCCATCCAGAGATTCTTGAGAAGTTCGCCGGGGGCTGGATTGTGGTATTCCAATGGAGTACCAGTAGAGAAGACACCTTCACCATTTACAGGCTCACCACATTCTAGGCAGGGCATATTATCGTATTCAGCCCTGTAGGAATCTTCTGTGATGTCCCACATGGTGAATTTGCAATTGATGCACACATGCTTGGTGCAATTTTCCAGGCATTCCACATCGTCACCATTGCACTTGATGCAGACTCCATCCTCTATTTTCTGGTTATAGGTATTGTTATTCATCTCTGATCTACGATTGAGTTCGGCCCCGATTCTACGTTCTCGGAGATTCTCCTTACTATTGATACCCTGACCAATCTTGATGCACTCTTGCTCCCAATGCTTGCATGACTCCATCTCATCATTGAGTTCATCGAGGGTCATGTCCTGGGGGTCTTTGGGAACGTAATGATAGAACTTGTTGTAGGTGACCATCTAGCTATCTCCTCAAATGTATTATCCAACTAATAAGATTATACTATTATTCTTTACATGTGTCAAGCACGATATTGAGGTGGGGGCGGACAGGTGAAAATAATTAAATATAGCGTAGAGAATAGGGAGAGAATAGGGGGAAGTTCGGGGGAGTTTCGGGCGTTTTTCGGGAACATTCAGGAATATTTAGCTACGAATTTCCGGTCCCCTGAATTAGTATCCGTATTTTGTATCCGTGGCGGGCCATAGGATATTTATAGTCTATAAATCATAAGAGATATACCACTACAAGTAAGACATCACTCCACACATAAACCGGGGCCATCGATAAAGGATCATATGTAGTACAGAAGTATAAGTATACAGACAGTTAAGAACGCTATCCCTATGAGCCTGGACTCATCAGTAAACATAGACATAACCCTCTAGTCATAAACATCATAACCATAAAGTGCATCTTTAATCATAAACCATAACCATAAGATGCAACTCCACTATCCTTTACAGTATAATCCTATCATCTCGTTAATTGTTTTCTACGTCACACTCTACTAAGTGCAATCCCTATATGGTATTGTCGATTTGTGTGTTCGTTGCCTACCTAATCTGAAATCGACAGGAGCCTCTTTGACAGAGTAGGGGTTTTGGTATAGTGCTAAGTATTCCACTTGCAATTGGTCGTTACTCTATTCCCTCTTATGTATACATAAGAGGGGTGGAGTTATAGTGCTAGTAAATCAGGGCTAAATTTGACAGTGAGCAGGATTGGTATAGTGCTAGTAAAGTCTTTATGAATGATATTCTGTGCAAATCTCTTGCTCCGTATATCATTCATAAAGACACCCTGGGTTTCGGCCTGGGTTACCATATCGTTAGAGCCACTAGAATGGCCCCCGGCTGGGGATGAAGGTCCTGGACCCATGAGCAGGACCCTGAACCCGTAAGGGAAAGATGTAGATCCCGGGCGGCCAGGTACGGGAATAGGAAAAGCCCCCTAAAGGGGGCTTTTCAAGTTTATGAATCAATTACGGAGCAGGGAACGGGATAATATTGTGAGTCCCTGGTGAGAGTTTCACAGTGCACACCGTCGCACCCTTTCGTATATACACCTCTACGCCCTGCTCCGGGATAAACCCCCGTAGGGGGTTTACTCTACTGTCACCTCTATGATCCGAGGCTTGGTAGCCACATCCTCTGGGAAGGTTATGGATAGGATTCCAAGTTCAAGTGTCGCCTTCGGGTCCTCGGAGACATCCGCCCCACCTGGGATAGATACGGCGTATTGCTGTTTGACCACTTCCTTGTTCTCATCGACCTCGATACTGTATTCCTTGACCACTACTCCCAGGGTACGGCCCACGGGGTCAACCCTGACCTCTATGTCCTCTTTCTTAGTCCCAGGGACTTCTAGAGACAGAGTGTATCCATCAGTGTCATGGAAGAAGCCGGGAGTGTCCAGCATGGAAGCCCACCTGGCATTGCCCAATCGGCTTATGAATGACTGAGGAATATTCCTATAGTCATCAGAGAGGAAGGCATTGTAAATCTTTTGTCTCGATAGGTTCTTCACTTTGTTCACCTTAACTACTGCGTTATATACCAATCTATTTTCTCCTTAGTTAGACTTTATTAGGTTTTACATTTACCCATGTCGTTTGGTTGTCCTTCGAGTTCTGTTTCAGAATGACAAACAGGGTCGTCCATACGCCTGTACAAATCCCAAAGGTTCCAATAATCAATAGAACCTCGGCTATGCTCATACTCCTGACCTCCCTTCTAAGCCCTCTGTCTGCTCCGTAGAGCCGTTTTTTTGTATCCAAGCACCCTTGGTATCCAAAACTACTATTGGAGCCGATTTAACGACCTTCTCTGTTTCGACCTCATAGAAGTGGTCGGCACGGTAAGGGTTGTACTTGACCTGTACGTCGCACGGAGTCTCGAATGTCGTGAGGCTTGGCAGTGGTGCTATAACGCCTCGGACGAATGCATGGACATTTTTTCGCTTCTCCGTCAGGACTCGCTTCCTACCACCAGGCTGAACTACGAATGTGGCATCCTTCACCAGTACGTTGTCCGAGTGAGTTATCACTCGTCCAGTAGTCCTGCTCCGTATGCTCCATGTGTTCTTGTGGAGGTTCTTATATACGTCCACCCTCACAGCGGACATAGGCATGTCGGTAATATCATTCATAAACCATTAACTCCTTTTTGAATCATAACCATAAGCATAAAAATAGGACTTACACTAACCGCTGTACTCAAACCCTTGCAAAGGACGGTTAGATGCCTATTTTTTACGATGCCTTGGCTAGGCGTTTGATATCCGCCTTGTCCACCTTGCTTGTCCACAAGGCGACCCCTTTATGATCAACGAGGGATACCTCATACCAACTATGCTGTTTAACACCGACTGCGATGTTGTACTGCTCGTTATCCTCAAATATCAATGTTGAATTCTTCTCTGCTGGTATCGTAATCTTCAAGTCGTACTCCTTCTCTGTATCTCTATTTGAACTATCTACAGTATATAGGAAGACGACACACTTGTCAAGCACGTCTACACCGATACATGTGATACGAGCTAACTCAAGTTTACTGCTATGGATATTTCAAGTCAAGGATTTGTCTGGGTCCTGTCACCTGGGTCGAGGTCCCGGGGCGGACGTGGACCTCGAAGCTCACGTAAGGGAAAGATGTTGTGGGACCTGGGAGGGATCCCGGGCAATAAAAAACCCGGAACCATAAAGATTCCGGGTTTCATTGGACCTGGGCTAGGGGCTAGTTAATCGTCATCTGCCGGGTCGTCATCACTTGAGATGTTGTCCAGGGTGATTCCATCATTTGAATGGACGCTAACCCTTCCGTCATCGCTAACTGGAGCAAGGTACTGTTGAATCAGTTCCTCTGCTACAGCATAGGACTCAGCCTCTATCTCAAGGTCTACTTGCATGGATACGTCTGCTCTGTACGTGTAAGCCATTACTTTATCCTTTCGTTGAGTATGTCGATCTTGTCGCCGTGTGATTTGAGTAGGTAAGACTTCACGGTGTCGTCGTACTTTCGCTTCATTACGTGGTACTCACCGTCCTCATAGACTTCGTCTGGAATACGAAAGAGTGTCTGAGTCTTGCATTTTCGCTTTAGGTCACGCTGCTCTTGGACATCGTCCACTAGCTCACCTATGTACGAATCCAAGTCATGGTTAAGTTGTTTGTTTTCATACGACCAAGTGTGTGTTGCTGCTTCAGTTTCCATTTTCTGAAGTAAGTCCCTGTTCCAGCGACCATCCTTGTCTCGAACATCTACATCATTAGCACCACCATGACCATTGTTCTTGGCCTCTCCGACCTTTTTGCCATCAATGTAGACTGAGGCATTGAAGGCAATAGTCTCTTCGGATAGACCTGCGTAAATCTTGACGTTCTTTAGAGTGATGTCCATTATGCTGTCACCTTTTCCTTTTCTCGGCTCTTCTCGAACATCTCGGCAATTTGGATATTGCGGTTGATGTTCTCTACAGTAAACTTGTAGCTTTTACCTGTTCGGGTGTTATCGGCACTGACAGGATACTTCCGCCTTCTCAGGTTAAAGCCAGTGACTTTGAACTCCTCTCCGTTGGAGTTGAATACATGGCCCACATTGAACTTTGCCCCTATGTACTCGGCATCCCTGTTAGCGACCTTCTCCGCCATAGCAGGAACATCTACCTTGAACGAGAGGGTAGCGGTATGACCTGCGTACCTGCCAGTGGCATATGATGCCGTCAAGCCGTACTTGTTCAAGGTACGCTGGATCACTACTTCTAGTTCATCACTGAGTATCCTGCACTCTGCTTTACCTATACTTTTGATCTTAGCCATTAGTTCACCTCACGGTTGTATTCTAATATGTCGTTGCGTAACTCTTGCATTGTTGGCATACCTTCTCCACCACCTGACCACGTTTCATTTATTAGGTCAGTTAGTTTGGTCAAGGCATCGGGATATTTATTGCCGTCACTAGCATGGTCAACTAACCACTTCTCGACTGCGACCTCAGATACTTGAATTGCGATTGTACTCATTTAGTTCACCTCTTCCTCGCATGAGGGACACGGACTATCAGTGGTATCTAAAAAATACTCCCCATGATCTTCGCATTCTCCGATTCCTATTCCTTTATTAGCCATTAGTTCACCTCTATCTTGGACGGCTCTAGAATCTCCACAGGGAAGTTAAAGAGTTCATCCTTTAGGTACTGCATATCTGCTATGTCGCCACTCTCTCTGTGGACACCTTCCACCTTGCTCAACTCTTTGATGCCGTAGTGCAAGGCACGGGCCATCATCAGCTTCCCTCGTGTACTCGATAAGAACCTTACAGCGTCTTCGGTTTCAATTGCCATAACCACTCCTTTTCTATTTGTTAGTATTATACCACCAGTTAGATTATTTGACAAGCACATTAGTTGGATAGGCTTCTACTTCATCTGCATCAAGGTCATATGGTCTTACTTCACAAACCTCGCAAATGTTTGAGTCATAAGCATTAGCCCTGCGCCCATAATTTAGGTCATTAGCAATCAGGTAGGTGCAGACTACGCACTCCCTCACTTCGTATTGTTCCCTTACCGCATCAGTTACCATTTGTATCCACATTAGGCTCCCCTTGCTTTTTTCTGCTCTGGAGTCTCACGCTCTTTGCATGATTTCAAGTCCTCGCAGAACGCTATCAGCATCCCTATGTCAGTAGGCTCCAAGTCAAAAACTCGCTTGTAGGCTCTGTCCCCCAACATACCGCTTGCTCGTGCTGCCAGCATGGCGAATCGTACATCGGGATGTATTGGGATGGAAATCTTCTCTCCGGTGTCCAACCTCTCTTGTAGCGTCTTTGTGTCTGTACTCATTGACTCTCCTTCTCTATTTGATATCTTAATTATATATGATAACACGCAACGTGTCAAGCACCACCCTGGATTTTCCTGGATCCGGTCCGCACTCGCAGCAGTGGACCAGGTCCCCCGGGGAGACGTAAGGGAAAGATGTCCGGGCTACCCAGGTCCGCACGAGACAAAAAAAATCCCCCGGAAACTCCCAGGGGATTTTACTTGAATAGAATTGATGTTTACATCAATCTATCTTGCGTTCGATGGCAGCGTTGGCTTTTCGATGTGCTCCATGAGTAGACAAACCTATAACCATGTTACGTTCCTTGAGTAGATTCAAGTCGGCGCATTTCATGCACATCGCACACGTTACAGCTTTATTGAAGTTGTTAGGGCATGGCAGCACTTTGACAGAATCACGATCATGAACCTTGCGAGACATATGCTTTTCATACGTCCACTCGCATGCATAGCCTAGTGCCCTAGCACGAGCTATTTGTTCGGCGGATTCGCAACTTGCCAGAACATTAGCACCATTCCAAGCTGATTCTGGTACTGGAATAGGCTCGTTCCAAGCATGAGTATAAGTATAAGCTTGAGAACCATTAGGTGAACGAGATTCATAACGATTCATAGCGTCGCCTATGATACCAGCAGCAATGCTATTACTAGCATCTCCAACTACATGTACTCGCAGTTTGCGATCAGCGGGCAATTCGTCAATTTTGCGAGCTTCGATCTCAGCGAATTGAATCTGGATGTGCATCCGAGTTTCGATGTCGTCCACATCTCCGAATATCTCAGGGTAGAACGGGCACGACGTAGGACACGTTAGTTGTGGTGCATAGGTGGCGTTCATCACGCCGACCTTGCCATTGGCAGAATCGATTACAGTCGTTACGGCAGTCTCATCGACTTCGACAAGTGCCCGCTGATTGATGCGATTCGTGGTGTGTTGAACCATGCCAAAATTGGTATAGCATCCGTTGTTAGTCAACACCTGACCAATCCAGTTGGTAGCCTTTTCTTTAGTAGTCAATTGAAATCCCCCTACTGATTTAATCTACCCTGTAAGTATACACTAAAATACGCAACCTGTCAAGCACAAGTTTGGCCTGGATATTATTTTACTCTGGGGAGGGGGTAAGGGAAAGATATAGAAGCGGCCCAGGATCCACAAGACAAAAAAATCCCCGGTCCATAAAGAACCGGGGAGTTTGGCTTCATGACTTACAACGTCTTATGGTGTACGTCACATAGAGTAGGTGATGTGTTGGCTACTCACGGCATTTGCATGAAGCCTCGTTCATAGACCAATCCCAGGGTAGTTCATGTTACCCTTTTTGACCTCGGCCCGTTCTGTTTTAACAGCTTCGTAATAGTTCGGGTTTGTTCGTTCCTCATCATCACACTTTGGGCATATCAAGTCAGTGTTGAAGAAACTCATTGTGTGGACATAAGATGCTATTCCGCACTTGTGGCAGTTACCGTTCCAATCACGCATTAGTTATGGACTCCCTTGCTTGTTCTAGATTTAGTGTACATAGCCACGCATCTCCCATAGCTTGACGTTGTTCATCATCACTTAGTTTGCTGAACACTTCGTGGAGATGGCGTTTGGCATGATTGATTTCATCATTGGCCCTTGAGCTATCTCCGAGGGAGATAAGCTCTTGTGCGTCCGATAGAGTCGTGAACGCTTGCCAGAGTTCCCCTGCCATTGTTTGGTCGATTGCGGTCATGCCTGGAATCTCCATTAGTTGCTCTCCCTAGATATTGTTGGTGGTGTAACGCTATGATTTGTTGTTGACAAGAACATGGCTAGACATGCACTACACTGTTGGCCCCTATCGGTATTTATTAGGTTGGTAACCTCGTCCTCGGTGTCAGCTATGACATAGCCTATGCCCATTTCATCACCACAAGTGGCACACTCCATAACGTCATCGTCTTGATCCGACCTGTACTGCCAGATGCTGTAAGAAAATATGTTCATCAGTTGCTCCCGCATCCACAATCGCACTGGATTCCAATAGAGGGTTCCTCTTTGGCAGTGCATAAGTGGTCATAAGCCATGTCGCCAGCAGTAACCATAAAGGCTACTTGTGCGTCCCAGCTATCGATTCCTTCATCGTAAGCAACTAGAGCACAATCGTCACAAATGTCGAGTTTCCTGTTCTTGTTGATCACGCAGTTGATTAGCCCTTGGGTGGTCATCGTCCTTGCTCCCCCTTTTAATTTCCTAACTATTAGTATTATACCAAACTTAACGACAAGTGTCAAGCACCTCAAGCCGAAGTAGCTTGAGCACTTTTAATCACTCCAGCCTTTTCCAGTATGATACGTTGGAGTACCTTAGTTCCTACTCCACTCACTCGCATCCGCCTTCGGGCGTTCCGCTTGTTGTCTCGCCTGTCCCACTTATTGTTCTGGCCCATGTCGTTCCTCCAATTCGATATACTATAAGTATACAGGAAAACATGACATCTGTCAAGCACTTCGACCCGGCTCGACCCGGTTTATCTTAAATGGATCCTGAAAGGACCACCTGGGAGGTAAGGGAAAGATGTCCTCCGGCGGAATGGACCTATTCCGGGCACAGAAAAGCCCCACCCAGGACGATGGCCCAGGTGGGGCGTTGGAGAGCCTTTTCAACTCTTGCTCAGGAGCCAGGAGGACTGACAGAGCAGTTTCATGTCACGGGAGTGACCAGCCCCCGACTCATGCTCAGGAGAGGGATATTAGCTTATAGTCACCTTCACGTTGTTTTCCTTTACTGCCATCAGCTTGACGTACTCGGCAATGGACTTGTCCGCAAGAATGAGGCGGTGGTAGCGTTTCGGTACTGCCACCAGTACCTCTTTGAGTGTGACCAGCTTGCCGTTCGGGATGAAGTTCTCGGCCATGACTTTTGCCTTCATGCCGTTTCGTATGTATTCGCCACCGAGGTCTTTGACTTCGTCCAGCAGTGCCTCTTTAAGTACCTTCAAATCGGCATCTAGAGCCTTCTTAGCCTCTTGCATTGCGACTACCTTGTCGAACACTTCATCGATGCTCTGAGGCTCTCTGGAGCGTACTGTAGTGGAATCCAGAGTTCCCGTGGTCACCTTGATTTGGGTCTTGCCGTTCTTGTTAGCCATTTCTGTCATTTCTCCTTTTCTTGTTTTTACCTTCTAGAGATAGTATATCAGGTTACTGAACACCTGTCAAGCACATCCTTTATCCTACTGGAACTGCCCCAGAGGCGTTCGGAGCGGCCTCTTTGAGTGCCTTCACTGATAGGACGAATTTTGCCAGGGTGTCCAGTTCCTCGGAGGATGCGTTCAGAATCTTGTTGTAGCCTACTTTGCCGACTACGTCCCCAGCACGGACTCCCGTTACGAACGCCATCAGGTCTGGTTTCTCTATCCTCAGTTCAATCGCTTGTAGGGTCATGTCGTCCTCCTTCTTTGGTTTACTCTCTAAGTATACTCCTATTCTTAACACCTGTCAAGCACATTCTGAGATGAATATCCTGGGTCTTGGACCCCGGTATTGCCCGGGAGGTAAGGAAAAGATGTCCCGGGTAAGAGATCCGGCTCCTGGGAACTGGGAATAAAAAAAGGGATGGGAAATCCCATCCCCCGTTCGGGGCACTTAAATTAAAATGGAGAGCGAGCTACTTCGTGTGTAGCAGAGAGAGGTAAATACGTGGAATATTCTCAATCAATAGATGTTCTACATCTGCCCGGAAATTCTCTAGGTTCTCTTTTTCTTCCTCATAATGTTCCAGGTTGTTCTTTTTCTTGATTTGTAGGGGTTTGCCATCCCTCATAGGGGTAATAAAAGTTTTATCAAACTGTTCATCCCATCTGTAAGAGGTGTAGCCATAGCGAGGAAGCTCTTCCGTTATCAGTTCTTGTACCAGGCTAATAGTGCTTTTCCACGCTTTCTCGTCTCTCCTGGTTTCGTAATGGAACTGACTAGGAACTAACTGCCAAAGTCTAGTTCCTAGAGATACTAATGTATTGTGGAATTCAATGATTACGGGTTTCAATATTGTCCTCCTGAACATATCGGTCAGTAATGCAGTAGGAGGGTACAGGGCTAGGTTGGTCATGCTGCTACTCCATTTAGGGGGCACGTTTCCATAATCGCTGACATAGCTTCTGAGATGTTAGTCAAATCTATAGTCCTCATTAGGTTCCATGATTGGCCTTCATGTTTATAAACTATGAGGGTATCATCGGATTCATTAAAGACATAGGCCCATTCAATAAAGACATTGTCTTTGTCCTCTACTGAGTCTACGGTCCATTCCTCCTCGTTCCTGTCGCCGTGGCAGTAGCACTGTGGTTTGTCCTTGTTAGGGGAGTTAAAGTCTTCTACGAATCCAATTTCCTGCGTCCAATCACAGGACGCTATGTTAGACCAGCCCGCAGTATGGTCGTCCAATAATACTTTTTTACCCTCAGTTAGTCCGAAGTGATTCAAAGCTCTTAGAATACCTATACCGACCCCGGACGGGTATCCGTCCCAGTGACTGTACCTTCCTACAAACGCATCGCCTTCAGTCTGTCTTGCAATCGTAGCCCTGGTGCTCATGTCTCCTCCTCTTATCAGTATACTAGTAGTATACCGTTAAGATAGGGGTATGTCAAGCACATATAGGGCCGTAAATGCTGGAACTGGTCCAGCGGGTGTGTAGTTTACGGGGATTGGTAAGGAAAAGATATAGCCGCCGGGGTCCTTTTCCGGGCAAAGAAAAACCCCGGAATCTTGATTTACCAGGATTCCGGGGCTTTATTTGTACCTAAGTTGCTCTTTATGCTATGAGCCACTCCCTTCTGTCAGTTGCTATGGGTCTGACTGAGCGAACAAAGCTGTAAGCGGTGTCCAAACCCATACTCTTGTTCCTGACCAAGTACCATACGGTAGCCAAGACTGAGCGTTCCATGCCCATCGAGCAGTTGACCACTACCTTTTTCTCAGTAGCCATCGCCATCTCCATCGTATTCACAATGGACTCCAAGGTCTGCAAGACCTTGCTGGACTTCTTGATGCCCCATGTAGCATTGCTAGGTTCGATAGGCATCTTGACCGTAGTCTCGATGTCCAACTCACCTGCTACATTGATGGTGAAGTGCCCTTGCTTGATAGCCTCTTCGGCTCCCTCGGCTCCAGTAACGCCCAAGTTGGGCAGTACCCACGAAATCTCATGTGGGTCGAAATTGTCTGGAACTTCGTGCCCGACCATACTCTTCAGAACCTTGATTCTATCTCTGGAATCGTTGGAGTAGTCGTGCCGGGTTGGAGTTACGTACTTCTCATCCTTCCACCATTGGGTGGTAGATGCAGTAGCTGAGTTATCTATCACGTTGACATCAATCTCTTCCCACTCGCCATCTACGGCTTCATCTGCATAGATTAAGCCATTCTCAGTCAGAACTTCGTTCGCATCCCATTTTCCGTTTTCCACAGTCCTTCTCCTTTTCAGTTATACTATAATTATAGCATACAATCATACACTTGTCAAGCACCATCATAACATCAATTCAAGACATACAGGTTTTCCTGTAGCCACTTGGAGTGACCGAATTTTTCGCATTGCACTTCTCTGGTTTTGTGCGTCCAATCCTGGAATTCTTCCAGGGTCTTCATTGCACCATTCCGTACTTGCACACGAATACACACGCCACAAAATGCTGAGTGATTGAGGAACTCTACAGGGTTCTGAGCCTTCTTCATCTCGGTGGCGAAGTGGTCGCCTTCGTCAAATATGATGTTAACCTCGGCAAGTTGCTTTTTCAGACTTGGAGTCATATCCATATCCATCCCCTTTACCTCTTTAACTTTATTTAGTGTATCTATCAGATGCTGGTAGTCGGTCTTCGATGCTTTCAGTTGACGCATGACAGTCTCCTATCCAAATCCTTTACAGATAGTATACAGGAAAAACAGTATCGTGTCAAGCACATATTCCCGGTAAAGGACCCCCTGGGGACCCGGGAGGGGTAAGGAAAAGATGTGCCGGGACCCTGGAGGATCCCAGGCAAAGAAAAAGCCCGGTATTAACCGGGCCAGGTGTGTGTGGTGGGGAGTGCAGGATTCGCACCTGCGTATCTCAAACGAGAGCCAGTTTTACAGACTGGTGCTTTTGTCTACTCAGCCAACTCCCCGTAAGTGGAATTCATCTGGCCTGATAGCCATAGATGTATGCCCATACCCAATCGTACATCGCTCGTTTGGATAACCGAGGGCTAACCTCCACTGAGCCGTTTTCCTTAACTAGCCTATAGCCACCGTAAGCCTTGTCATAGCTGTAGTCACGAGTGTTGTTAGTCGCTCGATTTAGAGCCGACAGTGCATCGTCTAGGTTTGATTTAAGTATTCTCATCAGTACGCTCCCTGTTCGGATTGTGCATACGCTTCAGCGTGACCATTAGCATCCCAATCACCGTGACCGATGCCATCATAACCATAAGCGTGTGGATTTTCAGCTATCTGGCGAATGACCGCCGTATTTATTCCAACTTGGTCAGCCAGATTCAACCAGAATTCTCCATCTTTGGAGTTCAGCCACTCTATGTCCTCGCCCCCACGTAGTTCTGGGCGATTCATTCTGCCGTTAGCCAGCCTATAAGTGTTCTCAGGTTCAATGGCAGTGCCAATGACGGCTCCGATTAGCTGGGCCATTCCATCGTGTATCCCTTTTGCGTCTATGTCCGAGTTAGCCTGATTCATCTAGTCCCCTCTCTTAGTTAGTCTACACCTCTAAGTATAAAGCATTAGCCTACATCTGTCAAGTAAATTCCGTAGCTAACGAAACCAATCTGAAAGCAATTTTACGTCTATCTGGAATATAGTTACTGGGAATTGCGGAGGCTGTGGCAATATGCCTTCGAGGTGCTCTTGGTCTGCGAGCTAAGGACCCGGAGGGGTAAGGAAAAGATGTTCCCCAGGTCCAGAAGTCCCAGACACAAAAAAAGCCCCAGCTTTTGCCGGGACTTGGGTTTAGAAGTAGAAGTCTGTGGTTTCTGTGGGCCACTCCCCTAGGTCATGCTAGGTAGGGGTCATTCCCCCGACTTTTACTTCTGTGGGGCTATCTGGGGCTTACATGGCCCCCAGCCCTTCGGGGCCGCAGCAGCCACAGGCGGGAGCATCTTCGCACATCCCGTTGCCTTGGATGGCCCTGCCGTTGGCCCAACGGACTCCCCCGTCGAACTTGTCGTGGCAGTCCATCCCGTAGACCCGCCCCCGTCCGTACCAGCGACCCTTAGAGCCGACAGGGAGCGATGCTCCACATTGGGTGTCGGCGCACTTGCCAGCGAACTTGAGAGTGATAGTTTTTGCCATGAGGTGTCCCCTTTTCAATTTTGGTATACTCACAGTATACACTATTATCAGACATCTGTCAAGTGCCTATTTGAAACGAAGGACCAGTCCGAGGCGGAGGACCTGGTACCCCGGGAGAGGTAAGGAAAAGATGTGGGATCTCTCCAGGACCAGCGGGCACAAAAAAAGCCCGGGATTTCCCGGGCATAAGTTTCTGACGGACCGGTCCAGATCAGAATGGTTTAGGTGATACGTCTATCCTTCGATATGAATCTATTAGCTTCTGGACTTGTGTGATATCGGCTTCAGTCCACTCACTTTCAGTCTCCATAAACTCTCGGAATTTAGGAGCATCTGGAAACTTCTGATCAACATATTGGATTCTATCTGCCAGATAGGCATCCCACTTGTCATCGTCAAAGTCCTCGGCACTACGTTCTGTCATGGCTTCTATTGTATCGTTGCATGGCCCACACATATAACAGTCCATGTAGTCACGACCACACGGAATTCGATTCACCCATCCATCGTATTGGGTATCGGCTCCGCATTCAAAACAAAGTGTTGTGTCAATCATTTTAGTTAGTCCTTTCAGTTCTGATCTGATCCAGCCGTTCAGCCATATCCCGAACCAGTTTCCGACCCTCCTCCTTGCCTTGTTCGCCCTCACCGTTCTCGATGAGCATGATGGCGACCTTTGCCTGAAATGCCCAGTCTGGGGCGATATTGACGGTGGTGACTATGTTGCCACTCCCAGTGTAGATGTCGGTCATCTTGTCTCCTTTTGCTTATGGGTTGATGGTTGATTTGCGTGGAGTCCGTGGTGTCCGTTTGTCCACTCCCCTCGGTCATGCGAGGTAGGGGTTCTTCCCTAACTCCACCTTCTAAGGATACACTAAAACGTAACATCTGTCAAGTATTTCTATAGCTGAGAAAAGCAATATCAAAGCAATTTGGACGGTCCGGTCCAGGACCCCGTTCCCTGGACCCCCACGGCAGGAGGTATAGGTAAGGAAAAGATGTACCGGGGGTCCCGGCTTCGCCAGGGCAAAAAAATTCCCCTCTTAAAAGAGGGGATGTATTCTACATGCCTCATATGTTTTTTAGGCTCCCAGAGGCATTCTGGGGCGGTCATGGCGATGGGTATCAGCCGTGCTGCTCTGCGAGGCGACCCCAGAGTTTGTCAGCCCGCCGAACAGATTTCTCAGCTTCGCTAACTAGCTCACGGTACTTACCTAGCTCTGCCTGCCACCGCCGTAGCTGCTGCTTCTCGAATCGGTACACATCGTAAGCAGCATCGACGACTGCGTCGGCGTGAGGGAAGTTCGCAGCGCAACCTTCGCACTCGTCCCCGTACCAACCGCCGTCAGTTGGGCAATTAGCCTCGCCGTATTCGTTGACAACGAGCTTCTCACCGCAGCCGTAGGGGCAATCGAGAGTAGCTATGTTTACTTTCTCGTTAGTAGTTGTGACCATTTGGTTTTTTTCCTTCCCCAGAAGCCCGACGACTGAGTGACCCCTGTAAATTACGACTACCTATAGGATACACTAAAATAGGTGCTATGTCAAGTAGGTCGGAAAACTGAGACTCCAGATATTCCTGGCTTTGTATAGCCTGGGTAGTTCCCGGTGAGCCAGGTCGTAAGGAAAAGATGTACTGGGGTCCGGCTCCGCCGGGGCAAAGAAAAACCCCTCTTTTGAGGGGTAGTGGTAGTTTTATAGTATGCCTCATATGTTTTTTAGGCTCTCAGAGGCGTTCTGAGGCGGTTATGCCACCCTACCCTACCTTAGGCTGGAGTGACGACGTGCCACACCTTACCAGCGTAGGGACCGACATCCGCAACCTCTAATCCAGCGGCTGACCCGTCGGCTACTCCCATGGTGGACTCGCAAGCTGTGCAGATAGTCCATGACGGGCTAACTACGATGGTTGCAGGGTTCTTGCACCCTTGTGCAGTCCACGCTTTGGAGTCATCTATGTGACTCATGTGCTCGCATTGGCAGTTCATTTGGTTTTTGTCCTTTCCCAGAGGGCGAGAGAGTGCCTCTGTAATATCCGACTACCTATAGTATAAAGGAAAACACGCAATATGTCAAGTGTCTGCCTCGAATACTCCTGGGAGGATCCTAGTCCTCCCGGGAAGGGTAAGGAAAAGATATGCCAGGTCCCCCAGGAGCCTCGAAGCTCCCAGCAAAAAAAATCCCGGTAAAATACCGGGATTTCTTCAACAGTTAGGGCTGTCTATTTATTTAATTGTTTTGTTCCATGCCTTAGTTAGCTCACGTTTCAGTTCAGATACCTTGCATTTAATTACGAATTGTCGCTTATGCATATGCTGCCTCTGGATTGAATATACTTTCCCATTTACCCATCATGTCACTCCAACGCCCTCGGACTGCATTCTCAGTGTCATGGACTTCGTAGTCTACGAACCCTTGGTCATCCTCTAGGATGATGCCATAGAGGCCGTCAGTGATGATTAGGGCTGACCAGAATCCCTCTACCTGACAGGAGCCATACTCTTCCTCTGCAAAGCCGTTCATTGCTACGTCGTTTAGCTTTTCCGAAATTGCGTCGTACTTCATTCTAGTTCCCTTTCGTTGCTGAGTTCTCCACACACACATTCTGTGATTCTAGGGATGAATTTCAAGCTACATTCGCATATGTTCAACTTGGTGTCTTCTACGAAAGACTTACACTCAGGACACTGGAATAGCCTACGGTCTTCGCATTCCGTGTAGTGCTTCTCGTCCACCCAAGGTGGGTCTACTGGTAGGTCAACTACGATGTCTTGGTTCATTTTTATGCTCCTATGTAATCGCTGGCTGAGCAATCCCAGCATATGGTCAGAGTCTCGTCTAGGTTCGTCCCCGTACATTCTGGGCATTCTCGATTGGCCCGCATTAGTTGTTTCTTGAGTTTAGCTACTAACTTCATTGTGTCGTTTACTAGGCTATTTCTTTGTATGTTATTCATCAGTTTCTCACCTTACTTGTTTTGATCTTGATGTCCTTGATAGCATCTTGATCACGGATGACATCGTTGATGTCGATGTCGCTCTCACTGACCTTGCCATCGTACTCCATCTCGTAGATTACCGTGACCTTGACCTTTGTGTTTTCCATGGATTCGCCCTCCCTTGTGTTTGGTCTACCCTCTGATTATACTCTCATTCTTTACATGTGTCAAGTGTTTATTTGACCAATTTTACTTGGATTTGGACCCCGTCCCGGTTCCTGGTAGAGCTTAGAGGGTAAGGAAAAGATATGTCCCGGGCAGGAGGATTCCAGGGCAAAAAAAATCCCGGCTCGAAGCCGGGATAGGGGGGGATTACGAGGATTACTCGTAGTGGGGCCGATAGGCGGGGTATTCTTCGCCAGGATGGTCTTCTACCCTGATTTCATAGCTACCAGATGTTACCAACTCGCCTGGGAATTCTGTTGGGACATCCATCGTATCCAGATAGTTTACGCCGTTAGCGTCGTGTGTGTAGCTGTAGGCATATTCTGATTTGTTGGAATATTTGGCACTCAGAATAGATTCCCAGTGTCCCGCAGGACATAGGTCGCCGTGGACATACTCGGACTCAGACTCGACACAGGTGGTCGCCTTGCTCACAACTGGAGTACCACATGTGTAGTACCAGCCACCCTCCTCTGCACCGCCGTAGCGACGTTCGGTAGAATATACATTTACGAAAACTGTGTTGCTCATTTTATCTCCCTGTGTTTTGGTTCTGGGCAGTAGCTCGGATGTGACATTGGACTGGGTTGAGAGCCTCTAGGGTCTGATGGCTAGTCCCCTGAGTTATGTCAGGTAGGGGGCACTCCCCCGACTCCCCAGCCCCATCCTCACTACATTAGTAGTATACCACGATTCCTTACATGTGTCAAGTCTTTTGGTCCCGGGTTTTTAACTTGAGTCCTGGGCCAGGAGGAACTTGCAGTAAATGCAATATGGGTGTAAGGGAAAGCTGTACTGGATCCTTTGAGTTTTTACCCGGGTAAAAAGCCTTACCAGGGTTCCTCTCTATTTTAGATACTCCCTCACAATGGCTTTTAGGTCTACCATTCCTCGCTTTGGCTCCCCTAAGATGAAGTCTAGGCACTTTTGGATATTCTGGAGGGACATGCTGCCGTGAGTGCAGAAACGCTTTATTCGTTCAATTCCTTCGACTACTGTTACGAATTGACCGATTGCCACGATTTCGTAATTCCCTACTTGTAGACTATGATTCCAGTCTCCATCTCGGATTTCGTTCAGGCTTAGAGGATTTCCGTTCTTTGTGATTGCCATAGTTTTTCTCCTCTTAGTTACTTTTCTTATCTACTCTCATTATCTATGACGACGCCCAGAAGTCGGCCAGTACCTACCCAGTATCCATCCAGATGTGAGGCAGGTTTGGCCCAGAGATGGCCCAGTTCCTGGAGGTATAGTGCACGATGGGGTAAGGGAAAGCTGTGTTCCCTCCCAGGGACCGAAATCCGGGCACAAAAAAGCCCTGACCTCATAGCTTCGCCTTTTGTAGGCTCCACGGTTCGTCAGGGCTGACTCCGTTAGTACGGAGTTTCGGTAACTGCCCCTGCAGTGTATGTATATTTAATGGTAGTCAGACTTTAACTTCGCATTTCAATACTCCTCAGTGCTGCTGTCGTCATTCTGATTTGTCCTTCCGTTTTCCCCATCCTGCCAGTTCCCGTTGTTTAGCTACTTCGGGATCTGAGGTAGCAAACCTGCGTATTCGTTCTGTTACTTCACGCTGCCTGATTTCCTCTTTGGCCTGTTCGATGGACATGTATGTAATTGTTGGCACATTAGCTCCTTACAGTCTTAAATTCTACGTCATGTATAGAGACGATATTGCGGGGGTCTCGAACAATATCATTGAAGTCCACGATGTCGCTGACGTTGTCCTTATCTATTTTCTCATCATAGACCAATTCGTACTCCACGACCACTTTGACTTTGGTTCCTGTCTGCTTCTTGAGTAGCCCTAGCATTGCGTCACTCCTTCTTAATTGGTTCTACAGTCATTGTACACCTATTTCCTACATGTGTCAAGCATTGCCTATAGCTAAGAAAACCAATCTCAAAGCAATTTCCTACTCCCCCTACCCGACCTGGGAGAACCCGTGAATCGGTCCCTCCGCCCGGGAGGGGTAAGGGAAAGCTGTGGTGGCCCAGGTGTTCGTGCCAGGGGCTGTTTTGGGGTTTGTCCGGGGCTATGCCACAAAAGTGGCACAAAAAAACCCCAGGCAGAAATGCCTGGGGCTTGTGCGGTGTTTGCTGTATTTTAAGTGTACTTAGGCACTCCGTTTCCTCTTGTACTCTCGATACTCTGAATTGCTGAGTCCGTTGATGTACTCTCGATGTACCTTGAGTAGCAACTTAAAGTCGTGGAGTAGTTCCTCTCTTGGGTTCAATTCTCCATCGTTGAAATACCTCATTGCGTCGCCTAGTGTTAGTTCGTCTTCACGCATTTCCGTTTCTCCGTTTCTGCCAGTAGGTGTCAAAGATTTCTCCCTGCTCTACCCGTCTGCCCAATGTTGTCTCAAGTTTAATCCATTCCCTGAGAATCTCATTCTCCCGCTTACGGGATTCTGATGGAGATGCTTCGCCGTCCATGTGTAGATTCTCTGGCTCCAATCGGATTACCAGATTGAAAAACTTACTGAATAGCTCGTTAGGTATGGTCGTCTTTATCATTTTAGTTTCTCACCATCCGTTCAATTCCTTTAATCATCCGACTATGTTTTCTCATCCTAGCCGGAGAAACATGGTTCCAGTTGCAATCCCCACAGCATAATCCTTCTGCAACTGGAGATGCATCGTAGCCCCATGAACCCTTAACTGAGTGATTTGCTATGGGATTCTTGCAGATAACGCATTGCATGTCAGTCTCTCACCCTTCTCTCCCGCTGGCTCCACAGGCCCGTGTATACCTCTTTAATCATCTTTGCAGCCTCGTCCTGATTCGACCCGTAGACCACTACTCGCCCCAACTCATCGACACTGAGCCTCTCAACGCCGTCTGCGGGGCATTCTAGGATGGTTACCCACTTGCCAGAGAGTGTGGCGGGATAGTTGTCGGCAGCGTCCAGTTCCGACTCTCCCATTGACCAGTAGCCCTCGTCAGACCTTATCACGAACAATTTCTCCGCTGTAGCCGATGTCTTCAAAGCAGTCTCCTTCGCCGTCAGGGTTGTGTTACATCTCTAATTGTACACTATAACAAGACACGTGTCAAGCACAATTCAAGGGCAATTTTACCTGTATTTGGAAATTGGTCAGTCTCCCCTGCCCGGATACCCCCGTGGACCCTGGGTGGCCCGGGGGCGGTAAGGGAAAGCTGTAGTGGCCCCTGGGCCTTCCCCGCTCCACCCTCGCTCCATCGTTTGTGGCAATGCCACACCTTTTTCGTAGCTGTTGCCCTGGGTACGCCCCACCTATGCCTCATCTGTGTCGGAGCTATATAAAGTTTTATATAAAAAAATCCCGGCCCCTTTTGGACTGGGATTCTCCCCTTTTATCCAATTGTCGGAATTGCTCTGCGTACCTGTATACAGGGTTGGATAACTCACATAGAGCAATTCGGACAATTCTTAGAGCAATTCTCAACCAATATTCTTATACTCCCTGCTTGATCTTATAGCGATCCCAGTATAGCGATCCCAGTTTAGGCATTGATAACCTTCTGGTATTCTCCGTATTTATTGAAGTGTCCGATGTGCCAGTACCGATGCCTCTGACAGAAGTAGGCATTCATACTGGCAAACAATATTCTGTGGTTGTATTCTGCTGCAGCTTGGACAGCCTCTTCTTCAGACTCATAGAGGCCAGTCTTCTTGCAGGATCGTTTCCCTGTGTAGAACCTTTCTGTCTTCTCTGCCCTTCTGGTCTTTTTTTCTCTAGTCGCACTTCTTTTAGACCACTTGGCAGTCCTCTTCATGACCCCATTTCAGAGGCCATTCTCCTCATCTCCTCTTTCAAAGTCTGTTGCCTAGCTTTAGCACTACTGCCGTAGTCTTGGAATTCCATATCCAGATCCTTCTTCGTATTGTTAAGCTCCCTCTTCATCTCCTCTAACGTCTTATTCAGAGTCTTAAATATTTCTTGATTGGTAGCAAACAGTTTCTCGTATTCACTGATAGATGCTGCTTGCAGATCCTCTTTAGCCTTAGTACGTGCCTGGAGCCTCTGGCTCTCATATTTCTGAGTGTCGTATTCTGCCCTACTGGCTGTATCCTTCAGAACCCCATAGGCTTCGTATACTTCTTTAATCCTGATGACAGCATCTGGCGAATCATTTCGGTCTGGATGATACTTCAGAGCCATCTTACGAAATGCCCGTCTTATCTCTTCTGGAGATGCAGTAGGCTCCACCTCTAAAGTTTTATAGTGATCATTCATTTGATTTCTCTGTTCTTGACTTGAGTTCGTCTTGTAGCAAGAATAAACTTATTGCCAGATTGGCCTGTTTCATCCTTACAATAATCCTGTCTTCAGGTTCGGGGGTATTATCAACTTCGAAAGGAACTGGAAATTCCTCTGTCATTTTATTCAGGTCTTCTATCTGTGCTGCTATGGTGTCCGCAAGGCTATCCGTTGTAAAAGTAGCTATCTCTCGGCTAATGCTCATCACTTTATTCATATCCCATCCACTCTTGAGTAGCAGATTGGTTAGTAGTTGTCTCCGTTTTTTGCCATATAATTCAGACACTTCAAGGTCAAAATTATCCAGACACTCCTCACACAGTATGGATGGTAGTGTTGATTCTAAATTCCGAGGAACCTTAAAATCTAAACACGGTTTGAAGTCAAGACACACTTCACAGATCGTAATGACTTCGTCGTGTCCGGGTTGGGGCAGGATGTCACTACACATCTAAAAATATACTCTCCGTGCGAAGAATACCCCGCTTTAAAAATATCCTCTCCGTTCTTCCATCCTGTATCTCCTCCACATAAAGCGACCTCTCCACAGAATTGCTACTGATTTCTTGTAAGGCATTGAACCTCTCTTGTCCCGCTTCAGTAGCCTCCTCATAACTGTCTGCTTCGACCACGTCGCTCCAGTCCGCCACAATCCTAACTTCGTACCGTTTTACCATATCGTCTCCTCCTCGCTTGATTCCCTGTAGTCATACTACATTAATCTACTACACTTGTCAAGCACTCCCATACTTCATTTCTATTCTATGAATTCCTCAAGTTTTGTATAGCATTCCTCGCATTGGTATACATGACTGCTGTCTGTGGGCACCTCGTCGTGTTTGACTAGTAGCTCTGTGTTCTTCCAGTCAGTGTTGGTGTAGCAGGAGCGTGTCTCGTTGGGGAGTCCGTCTTCGTTACCTTTGAGTACCCATTCCAATAGTCTGTCCATCTGTGCTGTCGTCCAACCCCCTCTTGACCAGTTCATTGTTTATCTCCTCGTTTTAGATGCTTACTATATATACGTACTGACCAGGAGATTCGTTACAGGATAAAAACACAATAAAAAAACACAACGCCCGTCACGGGGACGGACGCTGTGCAAGAAAAGGAGACATCCACTGTCAGGCTAATAACAGTAGAGTCTACTCGTAGTATACCGTTCCTACTTCAATTAGTCAATCCCCTTCATCATCCTTTTTGGCACTCTTGGCTAGCCATCCAGCAATGGCTCCCAGTACCCCGGCTATAGCCAATTTGACTAGGTTTATCACACTGTAGGACATTGGTCGGTTATTCACCTGTGACTGTATGATGTCCTGTGCTACCACGATAGCTAACAGCCCCAACAGGGCTATCACCATAAGGATGAAAAATGAATGGATCCCTTTAAACATACACCGCCCCAGAGGTGCCTACATTTTTTATGCCTTCCCAACAGACCCGGCAGTACACCTCACTGCCCTCTCTGGGGGTGAATGGTACTACAGTCGCCCTATAACAGTGATGGCACTCCACCTGACTGGTGGGAGATGGGCTACTGTGGGACTGCCTAGACCCCTCCTGGGTGGACTGTGCTTTACGCTCTGCCCTGCAGGGTGGGCACCTCTTGGGCAGATCCAGCCCTCGTTGTGCAAAGAAGTCCTGCTCCCCTTCTCGAAGACTAAATACATCACCACACATCATGCATGTAATGCTGCTACTATCCCTCATGCTGCTATGCTCGTCTATCATCATTGTGTTCTACTACCTCCAGTAGTAATCCCCGTCTGCGTCACACACCATAGAGTAGGTGTGGTTGGACGGACACTCGACAAACATTTCCCGCTCACTGAGCGAACGATTGATCTCCCGTTTTGGTTGTGCCCAGGTACGTGACTTAGTCACTCCCCCACACCATGGGCACTTCATGATCAAGGCTGGCATGGGGCTGCTACGATCAGCAAAGGCCAGCATGTAGCGCACCGTTAGGTGTCGCAGCCCATTGACCTCATCGTGTCTGCCCCTAGCCCTGTACCTGGCTGTGTGCGTGGTACGGGTCTTGCTGCCCTGTGTGGTGTGGGTAGGCGGTACATCCACATGCTCCCCGCACACGGGGCAATACATCCCCTCGTCATCGTAGCTTGGTGCGACCATGAGTGACCCACACCTGGGACACCTATCGGCTATGCCCATGGCTTGTTACCGTGACATGGGGTGTAGGGTGGGCTACCCCCGGGGCGTGTGGGGCTGGCCTACCGCCCCCTATAGGCACCCTAGGGGTGATGGCCCCTGGGCTATGTGATGGTGTGGTTGATGCTATGGATCCATTGATACACCCCCCTACCCCCCTGGTGTGTGGGGTAGCGATTGATAGTGCATGGATGCCCCCTATGGGGGCACGGTCTATACTCATTCTGTATTGCACCCCCCTACCCCCCCCAAGGGGCACCCCACTAGTGTTAGTGGGTGATGTGTATGTGATGATGTGATCATTGGACCACACCCCTTGGATGTATTGTGTAATGATTGATGGTGTATTGATGCGATGTAGCCCCACTGTGGGTGTAGGGGCATTTAACCCTACTGTCCCCTCCCCTACCCACCATGTGAGGCTAGGCACCCCTCTATGGGGCTTAGTGGGGTCAATGTGACCATCCATGCCGTACCATCCATTGGATCCTCACCCATTTCTCAAGATACTCAATATCGAAATTCTGATTAGAGCCTATGGCCCCTGGGGGGCCAAAAACACCCCCACCACCATCATTGAGAAATGAGAGAGAATCACCCCACTCTCACTCATTTCGCATGGCCTACCCTGCCAGAGCCAACCCTGCAGCATCAGCACCCCTATAAGAACTGGGGGTATTATTTTTTTTAAAGGAAAAGTTTAATTTAGGCATGGGACTCCTACGGGTATCCCATACGGGGGTATTTGAAAAAAAATTTGGAATATATATCTACACCAACATTATTTTATGACGAGTCAGATAATTTATATTTCAGTATGAGCATTGAAAAAAATCTGGGATACTTAAAGCCTCACATTTATTTTATAACAAGTTAGATAAGACTATATGCCTTTTGTGACAGAGACATGTACAGGAAGGGTTGCTGCAGTCTTTATGGTTGTTATAGGTGCAGATTAAAGTTATAGCCATTTTTACAGGTCGAATTTAGACTGTATATCCTTATATTTAAAATTTGTTTCTTCTATGGCCTTTTCTTTGATTGGAATCTCACTAATTTGAGCGATAGCCTCTTTGAGGGTTATGTGTTCGGATTTAAAATCTTCTAAAATTCTATGTAAGGAATAAGGGGGTTTGAAGAAGTGGCCTTGAAATCCAAAATTGCTCTCACTTTGGAATTTCCTAGTCTTCTCCATTTATAGCCCCTCCCTACTGTGTGGTTTTCTGTACCTTATCATCTCTTCGGGAAGACCGTCCAACTTCTTCACGGTGGGTTTTTCATCGTCCTTTAAGATACAGACAAGATGATCAACCATATGAGCAAGAGTTAACTGGGAAGCAACTAGATGTGTGGTCTCGACATGAGATTTTAACGTCTTGTCCTGCTCAAGCAATGCTCTATACTGCTTGAACATCTGAAAGACCTTATCGTTACTTTGGATGAAACTAGTCATAGTTTTACCATTTAGCTACAAAATATCGAGTTTTTACCCCCATTTTAAGCTTAATAGGCTCTAGGATCCCCTTAGAGCCGTTTTACTGGGGTAAGTGATACCTAAGTATACCTCAACCATTTTAAAGGACATGTTTTTCTGACTCAGTGAAGGGTGGAAACCCGTGAATGTCGATTCCGGCCCTTCGTCGCATAAATTCGATCTCTTTTTCCAGAAATCTCTGTGCTTCCGATAATTCAATGGTCGAGTCCGGGTCTCCCCAATGCTCTCTCCACTCTTCAGCCCTCTTTTTGCGGGTTTCGGTTATCTCTTCACTGACCCAGATTTCTGGGGGACCTTTGTCTGAGGATGTGAGGCTCTGTCTGGAACGTCTGATACTTTCTGGAGAAGTTGCCCTGGACATGAACCAGATTACCCATGCGCCCGGATCTCCCGTACTCAAAACTTTTTCCAGCCCGTCTTCTTTCCACATCAAAAATATGAGCAAGAGATCGTCTTCCACAACCATATGATTTAGTTTTTCTAAATTGCGTATCCTGTTACGGACATCAAATCTTTTTCTCCGGGTTGTAGGCTTGGCAGTTTTTGATTTTTTTGGTTCTGGTTCTGGTTGATCGGGATTATCGAATAATCCGAGTTGGCCTACAGCCAGTTTAAATCCCTGTTTTCTTTGAGTGTTAAATGTTTTTTTCTGTTGAGTTGACATTTTTTAAGGGACTCCTGTGGAACTCTGGAGGATAAAGTGTGTACCTACAGGTCAATTCAGTACCTTTAGGAATTTTTTTGATGGTTCTTAGTACCTTGGTTGCTATGAAATTCGATCCCGTAAAACTATCTGTAATAAAGCAGTTCGGATCTTCGCTGTGATTATAAAACCCCCCTAGCGGAGTTCGAATCCAGGATTGTGGGAATCCTTCATTGAACACATGAGAGATACCCAGATATGTATCCATTGGTATGTCTTGAGTGGCAAATAATCCATTTCCGTGAATGGGTGAGGATTGTATAGTCAGGTATTCTGGTAATGGCCTGTACATGGCGAGTTAGGCGGGGATAGAACACTTCTGGCAGTATGTTCTCCCCTCGTTTGAAATGCGTAACATGCGATCAGAAACAGGTTCTTCGCATTCGTAGCACCTAACCCCAAACGGACTTAACAGATTTGTTTTAAAAGCAGCTATAATCTCAGTACATTCCCCACAACTATGTGTAGAAAGATGGGCTATTGCCTCTTCCATGAGTTTTCCTAGATTTCTTGGTTTTGGCTGATAGTTAATTTTTCTTCCCTTTCCACGAGTGCCTCGTTTTTGAATATATGTATAGTATTTATTCACTTTATGGGGAACTTCTATTATTCTTAGGCTCCCTAAGTAGACAAGATTTCAATTTTAATTTTTGCAAGTGCGAACAGGGGCAAAGTATTTTGGGAGTATTGAGAAATTGAGACTACTCTTTTCACATTTGAATTGCATATGAGTCGTGTGCATGCAATGCAAGGAGTAGTTGTCGTGTACATCGTGAGCGAATGATCGTCGCTGCGACATTGGAGAAAAGCGTTGCTTTCTGCATGGATCGCATTGCATTTGTCTAGCCCCTCCCCCGATGGATAGTTGGCCCCCTCGCAAGGTTGGTCGATACAGTGTACAAAACCTTTTGCTACGCCATTGAATCCAGTAGCGACTATGTGGTCATTCGAATCGACTAGGACACAACCTACTTGTCTTCGTGCACAGGTTCCACGTTCTGATACAACCGTTGCAATTTTTAGAAAATATTCATCTTTGCTGAGTCTCACATTTATAGCCCTAACCATTCCGTGTTTCGCTGAGCTATAAAAACTGTGGCTTCTACATCAGGATTTAAACTTTCATCCTTGTGTAGAGACCAAAGTACCTGGGTAACGATATAATTTTCTTCCATATCAGGAAAATTGGTTATACGTACAACATCTCCTATTCGTGGTACATCGGAATGACGTACCACTGTTTGATCCTCTCCAGAGGAGTCTTTGTACATATATATAACTTTCATCTTCTATGTATTTAATTTCCCAAGTTTGATCGTTGTCTTTTCATAGACTCTATTTGATCTTCAGTTCGTTTGACACGTAATTCTATTTTTTTGATCGCATCATCGTGTCGAGATTTGTTGCGCTCCAAAGTTTGTTTCATGCCGTCTATCTGTACACGTCCACGTTGAACTTGATATTCTGCTCTTCGTATTCGTGAATTCAAACCCTGAAGTCGTCGTTGTTGTAAATACTCTTCTCTTCTCATAAAGTCTCTCCTCCCACTGCGGTAAATTTTTTAATCCAACTTCGTAGAGTAGTTTCTGGAAGCTTGTAGTGCTTACGCACAACGGCACGTCCTTCGGATAGTGCCTGTTTAACAACCCTGATCTTGAATTCTGTTGTGTACGTATGTGGAAATTTATGTTCTTTTATTTTTTCGGGTGGAGCCTTGTGTTTCTTTATTATTTTCATGGGAGTGTGATTAAGAAGAAATTGTTTGACTTTGAGGCGTGTGCCGTCAATCGGTAGGAAACGAGTGCTGGCAGAGTTGTCTCTATCAAAAGCAATAGTGACCATTACATCAGTAAGTGTGGGTTTGCATTTGGTAACAAGCCCTTCGCCAAAGGTAGTATGGCGAATTCTATCTCCGATATTGATATTCTTTACTCTTAGCTCATTCATGAATAGAGTTTTACCCAACTGCGTAGTGTGGTTTCAGGAATTTTGTATTTCTTCCTAACTTCGGTGCGTCCGTAAATACTAACTTCTTGAACTACCTTCATTTTAAATTCTGTTTTGTATTTTGATCCATTTGATGGAGATAATTCTGGTTCCCTTTGTGAAAGAAATTCTTCTTTTGTTACGATTTCGTTTTTTTTGTCTCTACCCTTTTTAGGTGGACCAGTCCATGAAGTTTCAGGCATTGAATTTTTAAATGCATCTATTTCTTTACATTTATTACAAGTGCCTAGGCTCCATGGGCCATTCGGGGGTTCAATGATCCAGTGGTGCGAACACGGTTTATTTGTAGTTGTCACTATCCTGTTGTGACCCTCCTTTGTCCTCAACATCTCTAAATTTCTTAGGAAGTATTTGCTGCACCACAGTTAATTTTTCTTCAGTTCCTGCGGCACTAATGGCAATTCCCTTACTTACGCTGAGTAATTCTTCGTTTACTGCTAATAGCCGCATAGATACCTCTAGAATTCTGTCGTTTATGCTCAGTAAATTTAAAGTAATCCTCAATATTCTCCAATTTAACCAGGAAAGGAAAACCATGAGTATTAATTGGACAATAAGAACTGCTCCAATAATACTTGTATTTAGACTATCGATGGTCTTGTCAGTCCCTTCTTTTCTATTTGATCCCTGCAATAAATTGCTAGATCCTTTAACGACCACAGGGGTTCTTTCCCAACATTAGCAATAACATCGTCATTGGCTTGCTCAAGATGTTGTGCTAGTACCCACATCGCTTTTGCCAGTTGTCGTTCACAGATAAGTTTTTGTTCCTCTTCTATCGTTTCTATGTCTTCATGCATTATGGATGCATGGATTTCTTGTGGTGTCATTAAAAGATCAGCGAGGTTAACATTAAAATAATCCATTATTTATTCGTCCTAATTTGATCTAGAAGCGCATTTAACCGCTCTGCGGGATTTAAATCTTCTGGTTGTTTGGGATGGCCCACATGCCATCCATCGTGGATCTTGCAAGAATAAGGTGAAATAAAGTCTTTCTCTTTTAATAAAGGATTCTTGTTATAAGAGTCAGCGTAATCCTTCGCTATTTTTTCTGTTGAATGTCTCTTTTTTGAGGAGCAATCCACATCACACCACTTTATTACCGTGTCTGTATGGACGAGTTTCGTTATAAGACATTTTTTCAGTTATGGCTTTTTCCAGGTCTAGTTTAAACTCCCCACACAGATCTGCTATACGTATAACGACATCAGCAAGTTCTATAACAAATCCTTCGGGTTTCCCTTCCTGTGCCTCATACCACACATTATCTAGATGTTCCATTCCTGTCTCCCTGTATGCCTCCAGGGCTTCACTCACTTCACTGTGTATTAGAGCTAAAAGTTCGGGAATGTTTCTAGAGGAACTGGGCAACTCCGTTGAATCCCACCACCCCTTCTCTATGGCATTTTTATGGGATTTCTTTATGAGAGTTTTTATATCCATGTAAGCCACTGTTCTCTATTGCAAACTATTGGTCGGGCTTGCATAGTATCTTTATAGGCATCTTTTATTGACAGACCTTCATTCTTATGAAGATACCAGACCACTGCTAGGGGTGCTCTTTCCATACCCATTGCACAATGGAGAACAACGCTTTGATCCGTATCATCAAGAATCTCACCGATCTTGTTGGAGATCTTACTTAACGTGTCTTTAAAATTAGATTCGTAGGGCTGCAATCCCATAATTATATCAGAGCCTATGCCAATTTCCGGGGCTACAGTAATAACATAGTGATCCAGAGCTATTGCTTCACAGGCACCTTCCCAGTCCGTTATACCTATCCTAGGACGTACCCAGGATATCTCATCTGGATTAAAATCTTTGGGTATAGATCTACCGACCATCCTGCTGAGGCCCGGTTGACCGTTGCTTCCATGCAGCCTCAGTTTAGAGGGTTGGCTGTTTTTAAGTTGGGGCAGTGTTAATGGCATTTTTTCTTTCCGTGCTTCCTTTACCATATCCGCCATATATTAAATTCTTACATCTACATCGTGAGCTACGTATCCGTTGGGAGTCCATTTGGTCCAGGTGCCATCACAGTACCTTTTAGTCCAGCCACCCTCAGGGTTTCTTACGCTCTTAATCTTTTTGCCACCACAGTTGTATGAGCATCCTTCTTCGACAGCCCATTCACCCATCTCGCCTTTAGAACCGCCCATATACCATCGGGCATGCCCCTCGTCTATGAGAGCCTTGTTCACATTCAAGCCTTCACCCGTGTTGGAGTTGATCCAGATCTCACCCAGGATTCGTCCAAATTTCCCCTTGCCATGTTTTGAAGTCTTGAGGATTACGTCCTTCTTGCCTCGCTTCTTGGGGAGCACATTAGCCGAAGCTATGAGTTCTTTGATCCTGTATTTCGCAGCCAGCCCCAGAACCTTTTCCTTCTTATTAGAGGTAAAGCTCTCAGGGGTATCTAACCCAAGAAGGCGAATGCGCTCTTCGTATATTATCTTGAAGCCCATGTCGATTCGAGCATCGACGGTATCACCATCAACTATCCTCGTAATCACCACTGGAAACTGGAAACTGGGTCCCATGGATGCGTCTCCTCTCAAAAGAAATTATATGCGTTACTTCTATACATGTCAAGTACCTGCCATATTGCTACAGTTATCTGCTATTTAAAAATGTGGTAGTTAATTTGACATATTTCTTGTCTAGTCCTGATATGTTTTTGTAGTCATCCAACGATGTAATCAACGTTTGTTTGTCTAGGGTGGTTACACTATAGTATTTCTGAATGGCTGCGATCCATTTACCAGAAATATTATTGGAATTCTGATTAGAGTTTATATATTTTCTGTACTGGTCTTCAAGCTGATCTGGAACGTAAACAACAGTATTCGTGCCGTCTCTTGAAGCACATAATCTACATAACCATCTAATATTAAGTGGCTGAGTGTAGTCAGTATGGATAGCTTGAGTTTTGGGAGCGGCACATACTTCGCAGGGTTGTCTTATTAACACACCATCTTTGATGGCTTTAAAGACTTTGTAGTATGCCCTGCGTCGTTCCGGGTGCTTATTTATGAGAGCCTTGACTATTTTCTTATGTTTTTCTCTCCCGTGTTGAGTCTTGTTGTAATCTCTCTGCCAGTCGGACCTGCAGACAAGACATCTATGTTCATATCCCGAAGGAGATCGTTTACTTCGTGTGAACTCAGATAGGTTTTTAAATTTGTTGCAGGTTTTGCAACGGTATTTATACCCTTCAACCCTATTGTCCTTTTTGTGTGAGTGTTTCCGGCATGCACTCGCATTTTTGGTTATCTCTACCTCACAAATTGGGCAACTTTTAACTACGTGGCCCGTTCTTTTATGGCGTATTTCACCTATCTCATCGAGTATTTGAGAGACTCTCTGCCTGGTGACACCAACTAATTTGCTGAGTTCTGAGGTGTTGATCTTTTTTAAATTGGTATTGAGTTCGAGATACTGTTGTATGGTTTCTTTAGGAGTCCCGCCTAGGGAATATTTATAGTGCTCAGTGGTAGGCGGAATAGATAAATCTGATTTTTGATTCTGGACTTGCTGGAGACCCAGTGGGTTTGTATTAGGTTGTTTTGAGGTATTAATCATGTGTCGTATCCAGGTTTACTAGGCTACTAGGCAATTTTTACAGCATTATACCTGACATCAAGACAAATGTAAACTAAAATCCGTGATTTACTCTTTTTGTTGATTATGGTATACTGCTAGTAGAAATCTTTAATTCTGGAATTCAAAAATCGGAATTCGTACCTAAACAATAATCCAACATTTCGGTAAATACACTGTATATATATTTAAAATAAGAGGAAATACTTATAGATACAATAGACATGTATAATGGTTGATAGAATTAGGTATGTGTCAAGGAGTGGCGTGTGACTATAATAATTGCCGAACAGATCGAGGATGGGGAGAAACAGGAATGTTGCCCTATATGTGGATCTCTTGGGGTAGTTCATTTCGAGGATACCTCTACCATCCCAGATATGCAGCATAGATGCCTCAGGTGCAATGGAGGGTGGGATGGATGTGTGGTTAGTAACAGCAACACTCTTGCAGAGAGGCTATCAAACTCAGAACAGAAGTAATTTTTTCAATGAAAGATGATCAGAGGGGACGTAAATTCAGGAGAATGCCCGAAATATCCTATGGCAAATGTATTCGTAAGGAGTGTAGATCGGTATCGGATCTGGCGGACGGTCTATGCATGGTCTGTTGGGATCGTACATCTTACAAGTGTGATCTGTACGAGGAGGGTGAGGATTTTATAGGGGAGGTTGAGGACTCTGAAAATGAACCTGGAGAACAGAGAACTGGAAATAAGAGCCATATGAGTAATTTTCGATATTGAACTATTTTCCATATATGTGCTTTACATCCCTTCTGTCTTATGGTATACTACTAGCAGATTAAGAAAAGGAAGAAGGAGTAAGGCTAATGTTTGCAGAAGATCTGAAATCGTACATAAAGGCGGGTCAGCCTTTAATCTATGTGACTGCTCTAGAATTGCCCCGTGCGGCTTACAGCATTGAGACAATATGCAAGTCGTTGAATGGGGAAGGGTATCCTTTCCATGAGTGGAAGGTAACCACTGGTTGGGACGGCACGGGGTCTGGTGACGATCCCGCTGAAGTTTTCGACTGGATAGACAAGTTTGACGACAACAGTGTGTGCTTGCTGTACAACTTTCATGGGTTTATCGGTGAGAATCCCGATATGCCTACAGTACAGAATTTCATTGATGGCTATGCACGATGGAAGGGGATTCGTCCTCGCACCGTGATAGTTCTGTCTCCCATATACAAAGTTGCCCCGGAGTTTGAGCGGCTTTTCCTGTCTGTTCCTTACGAACTTCCCACTCCTGTTCAGATTGAAGAGATAGTGGATGTGGTAACTAATGAATGGGTAGAACAGGGATTGTTCTCAGGGTGGGAGTCCGATGATGATAAGAGGCGTGTCATAGCCAATGCTGGAGGTATGACTGAGAATGAGGTTGAGAACGCACTAGCCTTATCGATGATAAAGACAAAGACATCTGTTGATCCTAAAATCATTATGTCCGAGAAGGCTAAGATTTTAGAGAGTTCTGGTGTATTGGAGTACACTCCCTTTGATGGAGATATGTCTTCTGTGGGTGGTCTGCAACTCCTCAAAGAGTGGCTGATTAGGCGTAAGAATGTAATATTTGACCCACGGTCAAAAGATTTTGGAATAGCTAACCCCAAGGGAGTTTTTCTTCTTGGCCCTCCAGGAACAGGCAAGAGCCTTACGGCAAAATGTATTGCCCAGGAATTCGGTTTACCTTTGATCAAGTTCGATATGAGCAAGGTCTTCAGTAAGTTTGTAGGCTCAAGCGAAGAGCGCATGAGGATGGTATTTAATCAGATAGAGAGTCTTGCCCCTGCAGTGTTGTGGGTGGATGAGATTGAAAAGGCAATGGCAGGTGCAAGTGGTGGCGGAGAACAGGACTCTGGCGTAAGCAAGCGTGTTTACGGACAGATGATTACCTGGATGGAAGAACGCTCCAAGGACAAGCTGATTTATATAGTGGCTACTGCTAACAGCATACAGGGGCTTCCTGCTCCACTTCTCAGGCGGTTCGATGAAGTCTTCTGGGCCGACCTCCCTACACAGGCCAACAGAGAAGAAATCTTAGAGATTCATCTGACAAAGCGTGGCAAGGAAATGCCCTCTAAGTCCAGTGTGGGTAAAGTAGTTAGTCTTATGCAGGGTTTTTCCGGGGCCGAGATTGAGAAGGTCGTGGATGCTGCTCTAGTTGATGCATTTGCAGACGATCCAGATAGCCCTATTTTAAAAGGCAATCATTTAGAGGTAGCTGCATCAGCCATAGTGCCTCAGGCTAGGTTAAACCGTGAGGAAATAGAATCTTCTCGGACATGGGCATTCGGCAGGTGCAAAGAGGCTCAAGAAGGAGAGCCAGTACGTTTGGACAACATCAATATAGATAAAATGAATCTTATGGCAAGCCGTAGGGTGAGTTTGAACTAGGATGATGTGCTTGACGTATTATCTAAATTAAGGTAAAATATAGGAAATAAAGAAAAGGAAGGGATTAGGAATGGTTTTAACATCGGTTTCGGTTAACGGTACGGGCGAATCAAGGGAGCTTGGGGGTATATGGAATAAGGGAATTCTTTGCCGCATACAGGGCGGCATTTGGTCCATGGAAGCCCGCCTTGATCCTGGAGACTTAAATATGCGGGGAGAAGAGCTTCCAGATTTTGTGAGGCTTGGATCAAAGCGACTACTTCCCAGCAAGGTCAAGCACGACTTTCTGAATACGATTGGCAGGGCACGTAATGCTGCTGATCGCTATGGGTTTCCATTTTTCATAGGTGGCACCTCTTTCATACCATTCGAGAATTTTGATCTGCTGAAAGAGGCCATAGAGAAAGAACGAACGACTTTTTTTGAGCATGTTGATAAGTTCATAAGTAGGTATGAAGATCATCGAAACGAGTATCTGGAAGCGTATCCTCAACATGCAGGTTCTCTGGCTATGCACTATCCAGATGTTGATTTTGTTCGGAGTAAGTTCAAGTTTGAGACAATCTACTATGCTGCGAACATTGGGAGTGTTATGGGGGCCGATGGCACGGCAGAGGATATGTATCTGTCTTGGGCCGTAAATTCAATGAACACTCTTAGGGCTGAAGCACGTCAGATAGCCGATAGAATAATAGAGGCGGATGCGAACGGCGGTAAGATAGATGGTCGTAATATGCGTCCCGTCCAGGGTCTGAGAGATAGAGTATCTGCAATGGATCTGTTGGAAGATCCTGATCTTAAGAGAGCAATCTTAGCATTGTCAGTGTCTCCTCCTGAGGGCATGAAGGAATATGCCAAAGAGTTGAAGGATGCTGCTGTGGATGTAAATCCTCTGTTTGTTAGAAGGATTTTAATAGATTAAAAAGGGAGACATGATGGGAAAGGCTATACAAGAAATTCAAAGTCAGAACGGCAACGGTACATATAACATAGTTCTTGGTAAGGATTATCGAATCTATTGCACATGCAAGGCTTGGCAGTTCAGTAGGCCACCGATCAAAGAGTGCAAGCACCTACGAGAGCTATTCGATGTAGCTATTGAGGGACAGAGCGTTATGGTGGCCCTCCAGAAGCCGAAAGAGCCAAAGAGAAACGAGGGAATGTTCATCCGTAGGATTCTCATAGATTAATAAAAAAATTGAAGTGCTTGACTTGTATAGATATTTCCTATATAATGGGAACAAAGAAAAGGAAGTTTAGAAAATGCCGTGCTACATAACATATCGAACTTACACAACTATTAAGGATTCTGATTACGTTTCATTTTTGGATGCTGTCAGGTCTCTTGGTTACCAAGTGTCCACACTAGGATCGGTTATTGAGATAGATGGTGGTCGTGTAACTCTTAATCAATCGGGTGGCGGGTATGAGCTTGTTGGAGATAGAACTTTATGCGGTAAGTTTTTGCAGGAGCATAAACTCCGTAAGGCCGAAAAGGACGCAAGAAAGAAGGGTCAACGCACTAAGAGGTTGGTCAAGGCTAATGGTGATATAGCATTGGAGATTGCATAATGGCAAATAAGAAATTGATTTTGACATTCTCAGCTTCTGGTACTGAAATAACGGCGGAGCTTGAGGGGTTCCCTCCTGGGGCTACTGCTGAGAAAGAGGCGGATAAGTACCTAAAGGGTATAGCTGTTAAGGATAAGGTCGGACATCGCCCGCACAAACATACAAAGGAAGGTCAGGTAGTCTACACAGGCTAGTTATGAATACTTTTAATGACAAAAACATAGAGCATTCACGTTCGAAGACTCAGAAGCTGCATCCCAAGGAAACGTCTGCTTCAGCGGTTGATACGTGGTCTGGGATATCTTTTGTCAGTACGCCCACCTCTGAGACTATTCCAGCCAAATGGGTATTCGTCTTTTTTGATTTACCTAGTGAGGAGTTTACTAGACGAGTAGCCTTACATAGGCAGTTCCGTAAGGTCGGTTTGGCAATGCATTCTCAGAGTGTTTACTTTATGCCGTATAGCCGACTGGCCTATAAAGCTGTTAGTGGCATAGATGAGAGCCTCATGGTGATAAGGGCAAATATTGAAGACAATAAATCAGTCCTTCTCGTTGGTTTGTATCAAAGGCTTATAGAGTCTCTGTTTCTAGAGGTTGAGAATAAGGTAGAGGAGCTTGCAGAGGCTAAGGCCGATTCTGATAATACTCGTGGATATACAAAGAGGTATAAGAAAATGTTGGAGCGTCTTGACGATCTAAAATCTGTTGTCAAGTCTGTCCCATCTGATTCATATACACAACGCATCAAATTATTGGAGTTAATGGTAGAAGAGATTGATGAAAGAGCACCCGGGGTGGGAGTTAGTTATTAAGGAGAATTGAATGTCAGTAACTAGACAGCCTATAGAAGACAAGCAAGCATATACGATATTACTAGAGTGTAAATATGCTCCAATCTTAGATTGGTTTAATTATTGTCCAATGTGTGAGCATCCTGTTAAGAAAGGATAGGGTGGAGTCCATAGAAAAAATCGCCACATTTCCCGATGCTCCAGCTATAGAGTATCAGGATTTACGTGTTCCATTTTTAGAGATAAATACTCGTGAACAGTGGCAATATTTTGTCAGAAATATAGACAATGGAACATACATCCTGGTTCACGATGTGGATGTTTGGCATAGAACACGAGGAGTGATTCGTCCAGAACAAAGATGTTTTTTATATGATAAAATTTTACGGAAATTGGGATCCTGGGATGGATCCCATATTATTTCTAGGCATGATTCTCGTAAACGTTTGTGGGTTACTGTTTCCCTTCCTGATTATTTTTGTGATGTTTGTGGTAAGCGCATTAAGCCCTATAGAAAAGTATGTCAGTCATGCCGTATAAAGCAATATCATAGGGACAGGCCGTTTTTTCCCAGAAGAGAGCCTGTTGAGATTAGCATTGGAGACTATGATCTTGAATCGGCCTACCGCCAATTTAAGATGATTTCGAGGCATCAACGTTTAGTTGTTACTCATTTGGACTGCAATGGAGTGGATAGGTGCCTTCATGTACGGTATTATTTCCATAGATACCGCCAAACATTGCCTAAGCGTACTTCCAAAGTGTCTGGTAATATAACTGAGGTAGTTCAACTTTAATGTGTGTGATATGTGGGGAGTCTGTTGATCGTCAGGAATGTGATTTTTGTGGCGAATCAGTGTGTGATGATTGCATTATAGAGTCAGAAGGCATTTCAAACGACAGCTTTTGTTCTGAGGATTGTGCTAGGGATTTTGGTGAAGGTTAGAGGTGTTTCAAAAAGCTCACTTTTTTCGGTGAGAAATTGTTTTACATTTAACATTTAAATAGGTATACTCAGAATAATCGCTGTGGCGGTAAGGTAAGGTAAGGCTATGGAATGGGAAGATCGGTTTGATACATCTGTAAAGGCGTTAGTTAGGGAAATACTGACTATTTTGGAGAGTGTTATAGTTGTGGATAGCCAAAGGAAGGCTCTCCGTACAATAATGCGGAAAACAATTTATACTATTACAGATAACTTAAAAGAGGATATTATTTCTGAGGTCGGACCCATAAAACCTGCTTCTGTCGCAGATAAGCAGGAATTCACGTTCCCCAGAGGAGAACAGTAATGCCTGATCACCAGGGAAGACAGGATTTTCCAGAGGTAGCCGACGAAAAAATTAATATAGGTACTTTTAACGAGTGGGCACCTTTGGGGGTTTCAGATATATATTCTCCCAAGGAGGAGCCAAAGTTGCGGGATCAGGTGATGCTTGATCAAGCTGCCATGCTCAAAGAAATTGTAAGCATGATCGAAAGTTTTAGTGGCAAGAAGTCCACCGCTAAGAAAGTTGAAGATCCCTATAAAGGGTCTTCAATCAAGAAGGCCACCGGGTGGACTATGGATAAGCAAAATCCTGAAGTTCAAAGTGAGGGCTTCGGAAATGATGCTTATTATAGACCTCCCAGTAAGAAAGAACTTTCCACAGGTCATGCTTCTATGAGGGGCGAAAAGTCTGAATGGGATACTCATGGTAAGCCAAAAACATCTGGGGTTAATAAACAGGAGTTTGAAAAGTCTGGATTTGAGATGTGTGCAAAGTGTGGAGACAAGTTGGAGAAGGGCGGTGGTTGCCCTCCCTGCGACGAAAAAGAAACTTTAGAGAAGTCAATTGTTAAGTCTATAAATACTTATCTGAGGTAAATATAGTGCCAGCCGAATCTGAGTCCCAGAGAAGGGCTGCTGGTGCGGCTTTAGGAGCAAAACGGGGTGGTTCTGTTAAAAGCCTTCGTGGGTCTTCTAAAGGTATGTATGAAAGTATGACTGAGGACGAACTGGAAGATTTCGCCAGCAAATCCCTTCAGTCGTCTCCTTCCAGGGAGGGAGAACCAAGCCACGTCCCTTCGTTGCCTAAAGCTACTGAATCTTTGAGTACCTTAGATAAATCTGCCAGTTTAAATATTCTCGTTAAGACTATAGATTTTTACTTGAAAGAGGGTTCTCAATCCTCTATTGCCGGGTTTACCTCTAAGAATTTTGATATTTGTCCTAATGCTGTAAATGTTTTCAGGAAGTTAGAGGGTAGTGTCAATTCGAAGACGAAAGACTCCATTGTATTTGCGGCTAAGGCGACTGATGATTTTTTGGGCGTAGAGAAAAAGGCAGTATCAAGCAAGTCTGCTTCTCTGGATGATATAGAAAATATGGTAAACCTCATGCAAGCCGCCCATTTTCATTCTGGAGAGGTAAGTAGTCTCATAGGAGAAGATCTATCTACCGATTTTTCCTTTTCTACTGGGCATCTTATTACGGTAATGGGGCATTATGAGTCGGAACAGTAGGAGACCCCGTACCACTGTTTCAGAATTAGAAGTCTCTATCAC